GGAAACCTGGGGCATCTTAATATATATAATATATATCAACGCTACGCGTTGACTCTTTCTTTTTCACCGAGAAAGGAATGCCTCTTGACAAAACCTCTGCATCGTTGTATAATTCTAAGGACGACGGAACTCATTTGGTGATGGGACTCGTCTGCAAAACGAGTAAAATCGGGTTCGACTCCCGCCGTCGTCTCTCACAAGGAGATATTATGAAAAACGTATTACTGTTGAACGCAGACTTCACGCCGCGCCGAGTAGTCACGCTTGAAAGGGCTATCTTGCTGTTGTTTCGGCAACGGGCTGAACTTGTCGCAGCTAGGGATGGCGAAGTGTTGCGCTCTCCGTCTATGACAATGGAATATCCGTCTGTAATTCGGATGAAACAGTACCGCAATGTTCCTCGTATGAAAGCAACGTGGAGGGCAAAAGAAGTACTGAAACGGGACGACTATACTTGTATTTACTGCGGGAAAAAACTAAAGTCCGACGAAGCGACTCTTGAGCATATTTACCCAAAGTCAAGGTGCAAGAAGGAGGGCATTCCAGCAAACACTTGGGTAAATACGGCGTGTGCTTGCAAAAAGTGTCAAACCAAAAAGGGCGACAGAACTATCGGTGAGTCTGGGATGAAGCTATTGTGGGAGCCGCGCATTCCACGCACGAATTACGTGGTCGTCTCGGACGATTGCGACGACACGTGGAAGTACTACATAGAGGGACATTAAATATGAAAACGTTATTGCTGTTTCTTTACCTTTCCAACGAAGATATGCCACACATGCAAAGCGTTGCTGATGGTATACAGGAACACCCCATTCTCAGTAATTCGCCGCTAAAGTTCGACAAGCACTACACGGTACTAACTCACCGTTCAGTCTTAACAACATTTTCGTTTTCTGAAAGTGTGCATGGTACTCAGATATATAAATTTGAACAATGGTTCACGACACGTTGCGGATATAAGTTTCAAATATGTAAGTCTATGATTTGTGAGGAGAGTGAATAATGGGATGGTATGGGTTTGACCTTGATGGCACTCTCGCTAGAGACGACAGGGAATGGGACGGTGGGATTGGAGAGCCAATCCCACCGATGATTGAAAATGTAAAGTTCTTGCTTTCGCACGGGATAGACGTGAGAATTTTTACCGCTAGGGTTTCAAAGGCAGACGGAGTAGGCGCGTCCTCTGGACTAGAGGCAACCGACGAATTCATTGCCGAGCAGGAAAGAGTGATTCAGGAATGGTGCTTGAAACATATAGGAAAAGTACTCCCAGTAACCTGCATTAAGGACTTTCACATGGTGTGTCTTTTTGACGACAGGGCATATCGAGTCATTAGGAACACTGGAGAGATAGTGTACTAAACGAAAGGCATACAAACATGCTGGATTTTCACAAAAAACATGAATTCTACAATAACAATGGATTCGACCTTAACGCACATTGGCTGTTTCTGGCAGAGAATGGTAGTGTGTCTCAAAACCTTAACACACCAGAAAGTAACCATGACTTTATTGGCGTCGTCATTCCGCCAATGGATTACTCTCTCGCACCATTCCACGATGAATATCAGATGCCATTCAAGCATTGGGAGTGGAAGGACGAAGATGGCTACTCTGAGGGTAAGTTCTATTCTCTACTCAGATTTGCGGAGTTGGTGTTGAACGGGAATCCCTCTGTGGTATCGGTTCTATGGAACATGCCGTATCACATGCAGACACACCCACACTTCAATGGATTCATAAACAAACGACACGCTCTCGTTTCGTATGATACAGTGCGGCACTGCATGGGATTTGCAAAGAACGAAGTCCTGCAAATGCAGAGGGTTACTAAGGAATCCTCTGCGAAACGAGTACAATACGTATCTCGTTTCGGTTATTACCCGAAGAGCGCAGTAGCGGCAATCCGCATGTTGAAGATGTCTATTGAGTTGTGCAACACTGGAGAGTTGACTGTATACAGAACGGGCGATAGAGAACAACTCATGGAGATTAAACGCGGAGAGTGGCAGCTGAGTTCTGTTCTTCAATACTATGAGGAATTGAATGCCGAACTGCTTGACGTTGGCGTGGGGAAAGTGCTGAGGGAGCATGTTGACAAGGATGTTGTTCGCGCGCTTGTCCTCGATATTTACAGAAGGAAATACAAGTGCCTCTAGTTATTAACTTGGGATGGATGCCTCCCCAGTTGTTTCGTAACCGAGAGAGAACGGAACACTGGGGAGTCAGGCAGAAGTTCTCCAAACAATGTAGAGAAGATTCTCGGATAGCAACGCTTGCATCGTTAATGGAAAATCAGATATTCAGAATTCCAGATAATGATATACCAATTTCGATATATTTTTATCCGCCAGACAAAAGACGCAGGGATGTTGATGGAATGCACTCTGCAATAAAAGCTTCATTGGATGGAATAGCAGACGCTCTCGGTATTGATGACCAAAGATTCAATCCGACACAGTTGGTCAGATGTAATCCTCAAAAGGGCGGTAAGGTAAAGGTGATTATAGGGTAATGCCAAACGGATATGTTCACAATAGGTTCACAATCATACTCGGAGTTTTAACGATTCCAGCGTCGTTGCTGTTTGTAGACCCTCAGACCGCAATGTGGTATGGCGCAGGCGTAGCTCTGGGAATTATTATGACTCCAGACCTAGACCAAGCAGAAATACACTCTGTCACGCCTCAGCAAATGGTCGGAAACGCGCTTGGGGAGTTCGCGGAAAATATATATCGGGTTATATGGTTTCCGTATGGATTGTTTATATCGCACCGTTCTTGGGTAAGTCATTTTCCAGTGGTTGGAACTGCAATTCGTCTTTTGTACTTGTATGTATTGTATTGGTGTGCATGTTGGACTTTGCGGATAGAGCCGATTCCACTACAAGTTCCGATTCCACTTGTTGTCGGACTCGTCATTGCCGATACACAACATTTCATCTTAGACCAGCTTCCTTTTTTCCGCGGAGAAAAGAAGCAACGAAAAAAAGGATAACAACGTGAAATTCAAAACTGATGATGTGATTCCGTTTCTGCTTATAATTAACATCATATTCTACGCACTTATTTTTGGGATTGCCTTGATTATTAGTAGTTGACATTTGCACTGATTTGTGGTATACTTACAGTAAGAGGCAAAGCTTAACAGCCGCTAGATAACTCCCGAACACAGGTAAAGGGATAGTCGGATACTTCGGCGTAGTAATGCCCCACCTGTTTACTCGTTAATTCCATGCGAGTATAAATAAAGGAAACTGTCTGCCACTTTGCATGTAGTATGGTACATTATCTGAAAATAGCCACATAAGAAATATCGGGTATGTGGCAGACAAATCATCTCTACGTAATTGTGCGTAGAGTAAAAATAAGTGTAGGTCGTTTAATCTCGATAGGGGATGCGAACGGGTCAACTTACACGAAACCCCACTACTGTTAGTGGGGTTTTTGTTTATCTTATTTCTATGGATTTTTTCCCGACCTTGCAGAATGCCACTCCTCCGATATATTCTACAGTCCCTTTTCGTTTTGAACATACCGACCTGTTATATTGAATGCTTAAACTTGCCGCGTCCGAGTATGTTTTGAAACTGGAAACCGCAAACAAGACAGTGCTTGCTAGTATCAATAGAATTGCAACTGAAATAATCTTAGACATTCCACACTCCGTTGTGTTTTGCTATGCCCCAATGGGTTACTTATTTATTGGCTGTCACTCTGCGCTATTTGTGGGGCTATGTTTTTCTACTTTGCTCCGCCTGCAAGAACATTTCCGCAAGCACAACATCCTACACACAAAATGTCGCACTTCCCAGTAAGGTAGTTAAATGCAAACCATGCAAACTGAAACTTTGGTTGGTGTTTACATTCGTTGTTTTTCATGTCAATTCAATTATACTGTATCCGTAGGAATTTGTCAAGACATTGAACGTACATGGTGAAACATTTCAATCACATCCATTCCAATGAATGAATACCTATTTGGAGACGTAGAGTTTTTGGCATATGCGCCAAGCACGGCATCAATGTAGAATGTATATTTTCCGTCGTCTCCCATGTACATTTCTTCCCACTGACTTTCTGTCAAGAATCTCTTCGGGTCAAGTTGTTCGATTGCCAAATTGTCAAACGATACCAATGAGACATTTTGCATAATCTCGCCCAACGAATCGTACAATCCGCCATCTAGGGTGTCGAAACTCTTTCCGCGACCCCAATCCTTGTATCCGAGAATCAGAATCTTTGCGTTTTCTCCGTAGAGCATACGAATTGTGTCAATCGAGTGGACTCGGTTAATGACATGCAAAATCGCGTTCGGCAAAAGTAAAACATCCAACAGTTTTTTGTTGACCGTTGTGTGTAGAGAGACCCCAATTCCATATATCAACTTATCATCCACAAGGCGACAAAGCAAGTCCAGATACTTTGGCTGCTCGGTATGAAACTGGTTTACCGTAATGTTGCAAATCACACCGTCTTCTTTTTGCCGCCGCAAAAATTCAATGAGGTCTGGGTGGTCAAGTGGGTTTCCTCCACCAATCGCCAGTTCTTGTCCAGCGATGAATCGCGGCAGTGTTAACAGGTCGGCGTGTTTTCCTCTTACGGTTGACATTTCGTGACACCACCTGCATCCCGCGTCACAATAGTTCGTTATCTTTAGGTCTATGTTTTCCGCGTGGTTCGGAATAAATGCATCGTGCTTTGTGACTCGGATTTTTGTTCCGTCGTCAAAGAGAATGACCCTGTAGTTCCCGTTTTTATATGTTGCTAATTGGTTCATGTTTATAAGGGGACGACTTTTCATCGTCCCCAATCCTATCCGTCGCCGCGCACGACACTAATCGCAAAAACCTTTCCGTATGGAGTGTCAATTGATTTAATCTCCGTACCGTCATCGTCGGTCACAAACTCTTCAAATGTTATATACCGCCATTGATTCCCTTGTGGTTTTTCTACGAATTTCTTGTCAATTCTGTCGTAGACAATCTCACCATTAACGAATCTAGTGTAATCATCCGACATCATCATTACAAGTGTATGGGTTGAGCTGGAGTTGGTCTCAAAGGCAGATGCCCTAACATTAACTCTCATTGGTACCCATACTTTCCAAAGACAACAATCTTTTCACCATTAGGAGTGGTGTATTGTTTCATATACGTTTCCATCATATCGTCTGCGAAAAACTGCTCGTATGTTTCTTGCTCTGAGTAATCGTCGTCTTGCGGTTCTTGCAGTTCTTCTAACTTGTCGCCGTAAAGACCATATACATATACTTTCTTCCCTTGCTTGAACTGGTCAAACTCATCCTGCGTACAAATTGTCAATGTGTGTGTTGAGCTGGAATTTGTCTCGAATGCACTTTTTCTAATCTGGTATTTCATATGTCCGTCTCCTGATAATATATCATTTCGTTCTTGTATCCTCGCTGAGCGTACTGCCTCTTCAATGGTACAAACTCCATCCAATCAGCTTTATCGTTTTCGCAAACAATAACTTGTCCGAGACGAGACTTTGACCACTCTCCCAGCGCAGGGTAATCTATTTTATTGTGAACATATCTCCGTCCTCCGTGTTGGTACGGAGGGTCAATGAACCATGTAGCGACACGATTCTCCGCGTCCATGCCATCTCCGAGAATAATATCCCAGTGGCGTATGCGATACAGGTTTTCTGCTATCCATTTTTTTCTATTCTCCCACCATGTTTCGGCGTTGGAATAGTTTCCAGTGGTCTTGTGCGGTTTAGGAGTTCCCCTGTTTCCGCAAAAAGATACGATGTCGTTTTCGGCTTCCGTTAGATAGGCGTGTCTTTGAATTGTCTTCCTCTTAACCGAAGGGAGTGCAAGAATGTCTGACGGACTAGCTTCTTGAAGATATTTCCATACCCTGAAAAGTCTGTCGTACTTTTCATACAGTACGACATTCTTCTCGAAGTGTAACAGAGAATACTGTGCCGACCCAGCGAAAGGTTCAATCACGGTGTCGTATTTGGGCGCGGGATACACGGACGCAACTCTTATCTTACTTCCGTAATAGCTAATCATGGTTGTCGTTGTCAATGACGATATACGACCCTGTTCCAAAAATAAGGCTTTCCAATTGTCGTATAAAGTCTTCCTTTTTAATTTTTGTGTCAAGGATAAAGTCGAGAACTCCTATTGACTGGTGGTCAATATATCCAAGCGAGAACAATTCGTCGGGATTCTTTAGTGGAATAAAATTTACAGAATGACCAGTCTTTTCTTCTATCATTCCCATTATCCATTTATACTGCCTTAGATTTTTCATACGACTGATAATGGAAGACGGATTTAATCTAAAATTATTCGCGAGAGCGACCTTGTATGCCATATGGGTAAGTATGTATGACAACTTTTCAGACGGAGTTCTCAGGACTTCGTATCCCCACCCAAACTCTCCAGGGTAGATGTCCGCGTCTACGAGATACTTTTTCGCGCAATCAGTCTTAATGGTTACGGAATGCGTGGAGCTTGAGTTGGTTTCAAACGTTCCGTTGCGAATTTGAATTTTCATACTATGATTTTACACTACATTTTGAATTTTGTCAAGATGGGAAAAAACAACCATTAAGTAATGGGTTGTCGCTGTAATACAATGGGTTACTTAAACACTACGGCAACACCATTATATATCGGAATCATCGTCCTTGAATTCAATTCCCATACACTCGAACATATCGGCAATCAACGACGGGTACGCTAAAATAGCCCTATCACTCTGCCATGTTGACTCAGAATGATACACGTCTTTTTCCTCCATGAATCGGAAAAGTAAATCTGCAATCCTGCGGGCGTCCATATGGATTACAACTTTGTCGTTTTCATATCTTAGGCTAGACGACATGGAAACATTTATCACTGGAACTTGCTCTTGCGGACTGTTGTCTGGAAACGACTCGTCTCGATAAAATAAATAAGATACGTTCCTTGCTGGGTCATGTGACGAACCGACAAACTCCGCCGTTGACGGAAGACCGCGCGTACACGTTCCAACTATCAGATTTCCCTCAGTTACAATGTCTTTCAACAATCTTCCGCCTACCATTACTGATTTTACTCTCAATGTGGAAACTCTCCATTCAGGATACCTCTATCTGTCAATTCATCAACAACGGTTTTAATCTCGACGCCAGACATTTCTGTTCCGCCAATAAGGTTGTACAGCATTTTCCACAAAAACTCTATCAACTCAATATCGCTCATTTTGTTTTTTGTGGATATTGCGTCTGTATCTCCAGTGAAATTGTTTCCCGACTCTAGAATCTCACGTTTCCTCTTGTTTGTGTTATATATTTCTTTCTGAATGTAATCGTCGTATAGGTCGGCAATTTCCGATTCTGTCAAAGTGTCGTTCATCTCACCCTCCCAGCGATTTTTTTCTTTGTTCTATTGTCTGTCCATCCAAAATCTTGCGGATTATAAATGTGGATATGCCCATGCAACTCGGCATACGTTTTTGTTACTGGCAAGGACTCCATCTCTCTCCACACCGCCCACAGGTGTTGTAGAAAGATTTTGTTCATCTTACGCATTGCCGCAATAGAGGCATGTCCGCGTGTCCACCCGCGACTTAGATATTCCTCTTTCGACTCGTCATATATTTTGCGATACGGAGAATTCGACTTTATAAAGCTTTGTCCAACATTGTACATCACAGATTTTAATTCTGGATTAAATGGAATAACCCATCCGTACATTTTCCTGTCCCTGACCTTAACCAAGTGCCAGTCTGGGAGCGGGTTCACTTCAGAAAAAACCTTTTGTCTTTCTGAGTTCCACCTGTACCCATTACGCGGCGACACCACCACCCCATCAGCGTCAGCCCAATAGTCGTACAGTCCAATACCAGCGTATCTCCACATCTTCGATACGGTTGTGCATTCTTGTATGTCTATCTCTGCTACGATGCGAGCCGCAAGCATAGCTCCGACACCTTTTATGGATAATAGTCTATTAACAATCGGAATGCCAATCGCAATCTCGATTATCTCTGCGCTGATTTCGTCCTCATTGTCTCCGAAAACCCTAGCCCACTTTTCAACTGTTGCCGCAGAGATGGAGTCCATCTCATCAGAGTGCGAAGAACGGTTGTCCATTGCAATCCTATACTTTTGCGTCATTTGGCGCATACGTATAAGTGCTTTGAGTGCTTGCATTTGATTCATGCTATTTTAATCCACTTGGGCGAATATGTCGCGTTCAGTATCATGTACAACCCATCATCACATGATTGATAAAATGTCTTTTGGCCATTAAAAACTTCATTGACATATGTAGCGATGTTTTCCATGTTGTTTGTAGCCGAAAGTCCATGATTGTCAACGTCGTCTGTCACTAGAACCGCAACTCCGCCAATCCCAGAAAGTATAATGGCATAATATATTCCGCCATTAACCGAAAATCTTAGAAGTACTTTGGTTGACCCTGATATACGAGCATGAGAAAGCAACACGTCTTCGTGCTTCTTTCTCATGCCGCGCGGGTCTGTGAAATTTAATTTTACTGGAGTAGTTTTTTCTTGCATTCTTTAATGTGCCAGCAATTTTCTCGAATTTCTTTGGCAGAGTCTTTGGTGTGTTCAAAGTGTGGACATTCGCAACTCCACTCTTTTCCATCAAACGAAACAACGTATTGCATTCCGAGATTCGTATGGGAGTTAACAGTCCATGTCTGTTGTCGTGTGGTATCGAATACAATCCCTACTTCTTCGATATTAGAAATATCAACAACAGTGCCATGTGGCACTAGAAATGTAGTCCCGTTAACTGAAATCTTGACTTTAGCTGTATTCATATGCTCTCCTGACAAACTCCCTCCATACATTGTCTTTTATCACAAGGTCTCCCGTCATGGGGTCAACCTCATCGTTCCAAGATTCCCCGTCTTGAAGTACTGGTCTCACGCCGAACTGTATAGAGTCTATGTACGCAAAAGCCAGACGCGGTATGTGGGGGGGAAACCTTTGTGGTGCAACAATCTTTTTCTTTTTTCGCCTAGCCATCCTGCAATATCCCCTCAATGTTCGATTCGACCTTTTCGGACTGTACCAAAAAGTTGTCCTCGTCTACAATTCCGCCAGAGAATGTGTATTGACTAATCGCCTTTTCTCTGGCGTCAAGGTGTGATATTGCCAGAACCTCAGTTCGGTATAGTTGCACACATTCTCTGGTGTAAAATGTTACTACGTAATTATCCATGACTACATTGTATTACAAAAATCAGCCTTTGTCAACCCGTTGAATTGTCATGTCGAGATATTGTGTAGACAAGTCAATTCCTATATATTTTCTGCCAAGTCTGCGAGAAACAACAGCAGTTGTACCACTTCCGTTAAATGGGTCTAAAACTGTATCTCCAATATAGCAGTATAGTTTAATTGCTCGGCGCGGCAACTCTTCTGGAAATGGAGCTGGATGCCCCTTGTATCTGCCAGATGGCATAACCCATACGTTGCGCGTCATCTTCTTCATAAACTCTTCTTTTTCAAGGTCGGTCTCCCCTTTCCATAACAATTTCGGAGACCCTTTGTGCGCGACAACAATAAACTCAGACAAAGAGCGACAAGACGGATTGCTTGGTGATAACCATGAGTTTCCACACCAAGTAAATTTCCCGTTACGCTCAACATATAGCGTCTTGTTCGGAACAGACACACAATACACCATCCCGTCATAATGGGATTTATTCACCATGCTACTTTCTATCCAGTGTGAGCTCGTGCGGTGTAGGTGTATAAGATATACAGTCAGATTGCCGTTAAATGGCTTCCCGTTGTATATACGAGACTTGGATTTCCTTTCTTCCAACCTGAAACCAAATCCACTCATGCGGAACAGATTCAACATTCCGTCCCTAAGAGACTTAGACGCGGTAACGTAATGCATCCAATTTCCATTTGGTAGGACACATCCATCGCCAAGCATTATCCATTCCATGAATATCTCACGCTGGCGGTAAGATAAACCAAGTACAAAGTCTGGGAACACCCTTTCGTTTTTGCTACCAAACTGCCTCATGTAGCTAGCCAATTGTTTTGAAGAAGTAACGAATTCCCCCTTTGACTGTTTATATCTGAATTCAAACGGAAGTCGGTCTAGTAGTTTCTTAACGGAATCAAGCGTCCTATCCTTAGATTGGTATATTGACACATTATAAGAGCCATGCTCTTCCGAGTAATGTACATTGCCATCTGTTAGGAATATGCCAAGAAAAGCCAGCCAGTCGTCCATTTCTATCTTTATTTCTGACTGCGCCGACACAATAGACTTAGAAGTGCTTTTCCCGTAATCAACTATTGGCAGGGTAAAGTAACGAACCTCGTCGCCATCCATATTTTTACCAACAGAGTGAGGAATTGCAATACCATTCCAATCTATCTCTCCTGCGGACTCAACCCAGATATTCCCTTTTCCGTCTGTGCGCGCCATGTTGTGGTCTGGTGTTACGCATATATCAACGCGTTTGTTTCTTATGTGCAACATGTTTCCGCGAAATGGTTTTTCTATATAATCAAACGCCTTTTGGTATTCCACATTACCGCTAGGAGATAACGTCGCAAACAGGTCTCTCTCTGTAATATCCCTGAAGTACTTTAGACCATCAAGCGTTAGCACCCTAGTTTTATCGTCGTAACATCCCCACGCCGTATTTCCCATCGAGAAATTCTCTTCGGAGTCAACGGCATCGTCCGCATTGGATTTTACCCACGTAATTACTTCGCGCATGGTAAATCCAGCATCCACAATGCAGTTAATCGCATATGGTAAGAATGGAATATACGCGTCGCCCTTCTTTTTGTTTCTGCCGTTTCCAGTGTTTGGAACATTCAGAACGATTCTGCCGCTTGGCGCAAGGACTCTATACGCCTCCCTTAACCATTTTGATGTAAACGCCCAGTACTCCTCTTGGTTCATATCGTCATTGTATCCGTCATACTCTACTCCGACATTATACGGAGGGGATGTTACGATAAGTTGTATAGATTCATCTGGGATAAGGCTTAGATTTTTTGCGCTCCCTTTATATAGGGATAATCCATCTATTGCGTAGTGTTCTACCATTCCATCCGATTGATTATAGTTTTCAGGCATCATATTTTGTTTGTGTCCCCGAAGTCTGCTGTTTTTTCATCCGTCAAAGAAATAAGATATTTCTTAATCATACTTCTTCCTAAAAATATAAACCTTAGAAACGACATTTGATACAGCTCAGCGATTAAACGTTCCGCCTCAATTCTTTTATCTAGGTTCATCTCTACTTGTGTGAGTAACCGTTCCAACAAGTTGTCTTTCATTCGACCACGACCCTTTCTCGACCACGAGTATTTCAACTGACGTATGCTACGATTTCGTACATTCCGCTATTCATTTTGTGCCAATGGAACACCAACATTGCATTGTCAACAAGAATTCCATTCAGTGAAAGGTCAAAGGTGCAACGACCATTATCTCCACACAAGATAACTCCATCGTCAAAGTCAATAACACGCACACTGCTCTCGTTAAACTTCTCAGAGATAGCAGAAAACGGCAAGGTTGCCGAATATCCGATTTGGGACAGATACTTATTCAAGACTCGTCTTGTTTTGGAACTAATTTTCATATTGACTGCATCCATATGCCTTCACTAACATCAGGAGCTCAAAGGCTCTCGGTAGATGTAGGACAATATGGAATACAGTCCTACGTAGAAAATCTTACCCTGCTTGTGTCAGAATGAGTTACAAACAGCTTTTGACCCCTGAAAGACTGAACCCTTTCTAGGAACTTGTTACGCTCTATGATTCCAGCGATTTCAAATCTTCCTGCAACTCCGCTTAGGTCTCCTGGAAAAAGCAGTACGATATACTTTCCTTTGAGCTCGTCAAAGTCATCAACGACAAGATATTCGCCCCTCTTTGGCTGAAATATCCCATAATAATCATCTCCCCAAATAGACCTTGCGATGTATTCGCATTGCTTTTGTGGAGTAGCGTTTTGTGCAATTTCGTCTTCGGACAAAAAAACAAATGACTTTAGCCTCATTCGGATTCCTTAATCGGTATCTGCTCAAGCACAATGGTTAACAACAACAATACTAACCCAAGAGGCATGATGACAATTGAAAGGGAAATGATAATAATTGTGTCTAGTGGGCTAAGCGAAATTTTACCCGCCAAGCGCATCCCAATCAACGCCCCAGCCAGAACCCACAATGCAAGAATGTTCATTTTTATACTTTCTCATTATACGTTGCGCGTCGTTCTTTGTCAAGCGATTCGTACACAGCGACAAATACCCAATCTGCGACCATGAACGTATTCTCTTCGGTCATTGGAACATCGCCAAGACGTTTTCTGTTTTCAACTGCATCTTTGCATCTTTCATAGATGCGACGTAGGTCTTTTTCTGAAATATCCATCACATATTACTCGTAAGAATAGAAACAACAATGATAATCGCCCATCCTTGCAGTGGATTTATCTGATAGTATGGGAACGCAATGTTCCATAAAACAGTCACAAGGACGCTCATAAAAAAACCATAAAGCACCCCGCGCACAAATACGCGGGCAACCATCTTTGGAAATCCTTCAATAAATACAATTACGGTAGAGAGTAGATACGAAGTAATTTCACCAATAATCTTACCTAAAATCATGTATACTTTTTCCTCATTTCGTTATCAAACTCGTCCATCTTTCTTTTATTACGAGTACGCCGAACCATTTTGTATCTATACACGTCTTCTTCTGAAATCACTTTCAGAAAATCTGGATTTCCGCCCAGAATGGATATAATATCAAGAGCTTCGGACATTGTGAATTTATATAAAGACATGAACGGTTTGAGGTAAATGTAAGATACAGAGAACAGTATATAAGAGAAAGCAAAGTGGATAAGAACTTCAAAGAATAATATCCAAAAGCTTGCGCTTATAGAATCAACCTCAATGTTGAATGCCGAGAGAGCGAAAACGATAATTGTCCCACACGCCCAGTAAATGGCAATGCGCCTGAGAGACTTTAGTACGTAGAGAAGCGAAATCTCAATTCCTAGTAAAATGTCCATATGATTTGGTGCTGTCTGGACAGACAGCACTCTTGCCTAGAAGCTGGTTGTGGTGGCGAAAATGCTGTGTGTTTGAAATTGGAATACGGGTTCTTTATCTACCGCACGATACACATATACTGGACGCATGTTGTATTCGCGGACAAAACGCTCAACAGAGCCATCTCCAACCATTGGGGCGAGATATTGGTACGTAGCAACATACACATCCCAACCCTTAAAACAAAAGTTTGCATTTTTTTCTCGCAAACTTTCCTTTACCGCGTGAGACGTAAACTCTTCTCCGCTTGCCAGAAGCGAATCAATTGTGTCCCTAACAGCTTGACTGAGCTGTTCTTGACTTAGTTCGATAAACATAGAAGATTCTCCTTTTCTGCATTATATCACAATTGTCTGGATTTGTCAATTCCAACTTCCAATAATTAAGTGAGTAATTGTTACCTGCTCGTTCCTGTAAACGATAAATTCATTTTGGTGGAGTCCTCTGCCGTGAATCTTTGAGTGACCCTTTTTTCCCCACACAGAGTTGTATCCCTCTGGAGCTGCCCTGTATCCGTTCCCGTATTCAGAAACATATTGATTGCCAAGAGCAAAGTCACACAAGAGCATTACCTGTGGAGACCCGTATCCCACTGTCTGGGAAGAGTACGAACACGACTTTCCCATATAGTCAGCCCCGTAAATTCCGAAACCGAAATATCCAGACTTGGACAGCTCAACCTTTAGTCCGCCGTTCAAGATATGAGCAACGTTTCCAATTGAAGTTCCGTGAAATAATCTTTCAACATTTCCAATAGAACTTAAAAAACGACCTCTCTCGCTTGGAATGCGAACACTATAAACATTTCGGACACGGATATTGTGACTTATCGGGTCTGACTTGTCGCGCATTTTTGACTTACGAATCACCCACTCAAAATCTGGGTGACTCTCTGGAATTTCCTCGATTTCAGCTCCAATTAAGTCAACCATAGAGCCGTGAACTTTTACAGCTTCTTTCGAGCGAATTGCCGATTCTATCTGTGCAATGCGATTCCGTTGTTCGACAATATCAAATGAACGTACAACATCCGAAACGTTGATACGTCTTGGAAGCTGTGTGGGGATTGTTGTATAAAATCTTTGGACAAGACTCTGACTTGGAAATCCTCGCATCTCATCAAGGATTAAACGCGCCTCCGCCATTTGTTCGACACTAATTGAACCCAAGTCGGTAGCAAGATAGCTGTAAATGGAACGATTTGCCTGCTCCATCAACATTTTGACTAATTGACCAACGCTTGTAGAAAAGTCAATCGAGCCACTTGCGACCACGACACTCTGACCCATCTTAACTTCCCTATATCCATCTTTTTCCTGAGAACGAATCTTGGAGTCAAGTTGTGATTGGGTCATTGCCTTTGTAATACCACTGGAGTACGAACCATCTTCCTTGACACGTCCCCACCCAAAGCGAACAGAAAGGACGCCGTTTTTCATTTCTTCGGCAGTAAATCCCCAATACTTGTTAGAATTTAATTCAAGGTCTGTTAAGACCCACTTTCTAGTTATCCCCATGTCTGAAATATATCATATCTCTTGTTTTTTGTCAAGGGATATATGTTTTTTTAGGACTCTCCATGCTTCGCGCCCTGAGTCCTTGTTGTCCATTATCGCAAAGACAACACTGGAAATGTCGCTTGCTACACCCAAAATATATTTTGCCTTTTCGGAACGAGAACTCATTCGGACAGTCTCGTTGTACACACCATACGCACGATTCATAATTTTGGCGTGTTCTTCATTGTAATGTCGTTCCAACTCTTTTGCCCAAGCAAAGAACTCATCTGGAAAATCGGAAAGGCTCGCTCCCATAGAAACAACCTCAAACACTCGACGCTCAGTTATTCCATTGATAAGCCTGTGCAGTCGAATGTAATCGTCTCCTTTTATTTTTACGCGCGTGCCATCGTCGTACTTTAGTACAATACCCTCAACTCCTGGAACGTTTGCAATTGAAACTGCATCTTCGATACTTTCGATATGGTATGTGCGCGGAGTGCTAAAGTTAAGTCTTAATCCCTCTTGGAATAAAACATTATCAGAAACATCGTTACCGCTTTGGTTTTCAATAATGGCGAGCAAAACCATGTCTCGCATGTCTCCATAGTCAACAATAACCCTGTTTTCTGGATAAACTATCTCAAACAGATAGGTGTGTCCAGACATGAAGTCGTGCGAAAAATATCCGCGCCGCCGAATAAATGTTGTTGCCCATCCTGCCTGCACTGAAGAAAAAGAGCCGCGCGTTGTAACATACACTTCGTTATTCCGCACAAATAGAATTCCGAGCGAGCCATCAACCTTTTCGCTTACCGTCGGATTCCCCTTTGTTGCCAAGTATGCTTTGTCTATTCCCATCTCTCCAAGATTAAAGAACTTGCGGAATGGTCGGGCAACGACATTCCCATTGTCGTCAAGAACAAGCCCTCGCGCGGCAACAGTGTATTCATCCCACGCGCCTTGAAATTGACATTCACCCGTGTAGTTAAATATAGTTAACGGGAGCGATGGGTGTCGCTGGTGTTTTATGAACGGGTGATTGATAAATTTCCTTATGTCTACCATATTTCACCATCCCTGTCGTTCTATTTGGTTTGTTTTATTTTCGTTGCGGATTTCAGCGTCCCATTCCTGAAAAATCCACGCGAATAAAAATATGTATAAAAGGAAAAACAGAATAATTGCGGATAGGATATAAAAACTTGCAATATATAGAAACAGAATCATATTATCGTCCATGCCTGCATCATATCTTATATCTTTTGATTTTTCAACAGTGGTCTGGTTTATGCCAGACCACTGTCCCTAACGAACATTACCGCATCTTCTAATGTGGAAACCTTACCATCCAACTGTGCCTCAAAAACTGCATCCAAAATCGGTCTAAACTTCGGTGAAGGCGTCATTCCGAAAATGGAAATCAAGTGCCTACCCAGAAAGATAGGTGAGGGACGACCATCAGAAACATCAATCTGATTCGCTATCCTCAGCATGTTCGCAACATCGCTCGGCTGTCCTTGCGGCAGAGGCGGACGACCACTAGAATCACACTCCATGAATAGAGCAAGCTCATTTAAGGTAGAGGGCGAAACGGAAACTGATAGACGCCTAACTGCCGCCGTTGTTTCTATGTTGCGTCGCATGTGACATCGAATCAAGGCAACGATTCTTTCTGAAAGGGCGTTCGGAAACCCAAGACGCGCGAGCAGACCAGTAGCAATATCAGCTCCAACATGCTCGTGTCCCATCGAAGCTACGTCTCCATTTTCAAACACGATAGTTGTCTCTGGCTTTCCAATATCGTGTAATAGGGCAGCCATCCCTATCACAACCGAGTCTTCGTAACTCATGTTTAAGTCAAACGCACGCTGACTCGCGTAATCCATGACATGCAATGTGTGAGAAAAGACATCTCCCTCTGGGTGATATTCTGCGGATTGTGGACACCCAACCATTGCCATAATTTCTGGAGGCAATGCGCCAACGCGCATCAGCATACCCATTCCCAGACTCGGCTTGCGACTCGTTACAATTTTTGAGAACTCGGTATACAATCTGTGAGCGTTGTTCGGATTATTGAATGCAAACATAAATTTCTCAATAATTGCAGAGAAATAATCTTCGCCAATCAACGTCATGCCATATTTTGACATAAACCGCGCAGCTCTCAGAATACGCAACGGGTCTGACGCGAACGCAGAGCTAATCACTCTCAAATTCATGCTGTAAATATCTTCGAGTCCGCCAACTATGTCAGTGATTTCTCCGTCAATGAAAGAGTAGTACAAAGCATTTACGGTAAAGTCTCTATTGCGCGCATCTTCGCTCAAATCTCTAAACACAGAGAATTGAAAGACATCTTCGCCATCGTGTACTTCAAAAACGTTCTTTCCGTTGGATTTTAGAGAAATATCAATTACGCGCGCTCCCAAGATATAGCGCACAGAGGCAACCCTGTCGTCTCCTCCACCAACAACCACAACGTCATAGTCGTTGACAGGATAGCCCAGAACGTAGTCTCGTACAGCTCCACCAGTGATATAACAGGAATATCCCTCACGAGTGAGAGTCCTGAAAATGCTCAATAGATTCAAAGGAATGTTCATCATGCCCTAATTATATAACATTGAAAATGATTTGTCAATACCTATCTATTTATCCCACATTTACAACGCTTACATTCCGAGATAACGCGATTATCGCGTTAACGCGATAATCGCGCGAACGATAACGCGAACTTCGCGTTATCGCGCCACTTTACATAATGATACTTTTTGGAATTACCCACTGAGTCGAGTTTTTCGTGCAGAAATCGGGGTATATCCCCCACATTGACTCTAAATATGTATAGTTTTAGGAGATATGCCCCACAAGGAAACCTGGGGCATCTTAATATATATAATATATATCAACGCTACGCGTTGCTGTTCTTTTCACCGATAAGGGATTTTAGGGGAGCGAGCTTATTACGCTGAATGACGCCATAGACTTTTGCGGTCATCTTTTCGTACCACTTTACGTAAGGTGCTGGGGTGACGTATTCTGGCGAATGCGTCCTGAATGCCTTACTTCCGCTTGTAACCTGCCACAGCTCATATGGCAGAGGGTATCGGCTGTTTGGTTTTGCCGCAATGTGTTCGTCCACAAGGCAGTTCATTTCTGCGATAGCGTCCAAGTATTTCTGGCGCACTGCCTGAATTTTCTCTTGGGCAGCAAGCATTTCGGCGGCTTTTTTGTCGGCGCGAATTTTGTCCATCATTCTTTTAAGGTCTTCGCGCATCCATTCTGCCATCGCGGGACTGACCTGTGCATAGTTTTCGATACACACGCTACCGAGAATTTTGCGTTCGCCCTTTCGCTCTACGACAAACTCAAATCGAATTTCGTGTCCGCAAACACACTCTCCAGTCGGAGCTCCCAAATCGTTACACTCGCCACTATAAATCCATTCTTGCGGATTTGGCTGCAATGCTTCAATGAGCTTTTCCATCTGTGTAAGAGTGCGATTTGCCTTGTTTACATACGCTTGGTTACGTGAAATGACTGTCATACGTCCTCCTTACCGTTAATATATCACGAGAAATTATATTTGTCAATAGCCACTGTCTACACAGACAATTTTTTGTCAAGACTTGATTTATATGGACATATGTGGTATACTTTGCAAAGTGTGAGATAAAGGAGTGATTATGGTAGACGCTTTGGATGAGCATATTAAGATTTTTGAAGATGCGATTGAGATATTAAAGCGAAAGCGTATTGACTACAGTGGAGCGGCAGACCCGTTTGGAAATTTCCGCAAAGCAGAGATTTTTCATGTAGAATCTTGGAGAGGGGCTGGAATACGCCTTTCGGATAAAATTTCTAGGTTTGTTAGTCTTGCCGAAAATGATGGCAAGGGTAAGGTAACAGACGAATCTATGCGCGATACTGTAATTGATGGAGTAAATTACTTTGTGCTGATGTATCAGTTGTATATGGAGCGGTATCGCGACGTGGAATACAGGAGTGAACATGTCTCGCTCACGCCACAAAATACCAGTAACACGTCTCGGCGGAAGGTCGAACAAGTGGTGGAAAAGAAACGCAAATCGAAAAATGCGACGACGCGTAAGGATGGGGCAATTTGAGACTCGATTGCGAGATGTTTCTGATGTTTACGATTTTCCGTCTGACGGACTTGCTGGATATTGGGAAATTTATCAGGGCAGAAAACCACCAGCAAAGGCATGGAGAAAATGAAAAAATCAGATAAATTAAAGATAGACCGAATCATTGCAAAAATTCAAAAAGATTTCAGGCAATTTGGATGGGAATACACTTGGGGGATTGACCCAAAAGTAGAAATCGAAGCTGACATCAAAATAGACTTTACCAGAAAGAAAGCTCACATCTCATTGAAACCGCCACTGCCGCCACGCAAAAAACTAATTCGCATCATTGCACACGAAATGATGCACACTGTCATTGAACCAATCTGGCGCGGCATGTCTGACTGGGCATGGATTAATATGCGCCCCAAGACATACGAAACATTTGCTGAATCAGTTAACACTCGCGAGAATGAAGTCATAGAAGCGTTGCTAGACATAATGGGATATGATTATTAAAGATAATGCCATTGACGGAATTCGCAAATTAAAGCATCTCGGAAAATTCGTACACTCTGGTGTTGTGTCTCCGCCATATCTTTGGAAACAAGATTATGGAATTGGAGACTATGTTTGGGAAGTACGCGGTCATCCCCCTTGTGAACACGAATTCAGTGGCAGAGTTTCTGTCGGACATAATCTATGGGGAGTGTCCTTTAGGCGCAGCCAAATGTGGAGAAACGCACAAATCTGTTCTTTGTGCGGAGCGTGGAAAGGACAGTTAGGGCAAGAGCCGATTCCAGAAATGTATATCGCTCATTTGGACAATGTGTTTTACGAATTCTACGATATACTGCGTGACGACGGGACACTATGGGTTGTCATCGGAGATACTGCGATTAGCGCAAAGTCGCGTTACTCGACAAAAAACGATACGATTCTCGGAGGGGGTCGCCACGACGCAAAGTTGGGTGCAATGCAAGACGGAATGAAGCCAGACCTAGTTGGACAGTCCTATTTTTCTGACGGGGCAATGGCGCAAATTCCAGCAATGCTTGCAGACAGAATGCAAAGGGGTAAGTGGACACTACGTAGCCATATTGTATGGTACAAGAGAGTGCATAAGCCAGAGTCTGTTGTGGGATGGCAATGGGACAGACACGCTGTTAACAATATCCCGTGTGATGGATGCTCCAAGTGCGACAATGGATTTATCCTCAAAAGAAATAATGGTAGGCCTACAATTGCAACAGAATCCATCTTAATGTTCAGCAAGAAGAATTCAAGATATTTCTTCGACACCGATGCTGTAAGAGAAAAGAATGTGTCGAAAGACAAGAATAATAATCCATTTGGGAAGAACGTCAGGAATGTGTGGGAGATTGCACCGTCCCATCATCGAAAGCATTACGCTACGTTTCCAGAGGAACTAGCAAGGAGATGTATTCTAGCATCAACCTCTCCTGCTGTTTGTTCCAATTGCGGGACTCCATACGCGCGCATCAGAGAATTAGACAAATCCACTGTGGGATGGAGGGCATGTTGTGATTGCGTCGGATTTACAACATCCAAGTCTGTCGTGGCTGATTTCTTTGGCGGCAGTGGCACAACCCCATTTGTGGCTAGGAAAAACAATAGAGAATATCTGTATATAGAGCCAAGCGAATTGTTTGTCAATATAATGCAGGACAGGATGAATAGATGAAAACAGTTGTAGTGTCTGATATACACGCGAATAGCACAACAGCTCTTTGCCCGCCAAGTGTGTTGATGGAAGATGGTGGAACATATAAGCATAATCAGGCGCAGAGAATGCTTTGGGATTATTGGATGAAGTTTTGCAGCACAGTCCCACTCGGCTCTCTGGTTATTGTAAATGGAGACCTTGTGCATGGCGCGAACGCTCGAAAAGATTCACAAATTATTACGCCGAACAAGGCAATAATGAGAGAGATTGCCAGACGATGTATTGAGCCATTAGCAAAGCGCGCTGGTGAAATTTACTTCGTGCGTGGCACTGAGTGGCACGAGTCCACTGGGGCAGAGGACTTAGAGTCTGTTGCGGCATCGTTCAGAAATACTGTTCGCATTGGAGGACAGTCATCGAACTGGGAATTGTGGATGAATATATATAATAAGTCGTTCCATTTTGCTCACCATATCGGAATGGGCAATGGTTCTGCCGACAAAGAACATCGCAACGCGGTCAATTCTTTTATAAACAAAAATCAACCGCTTCCAGATTTTATGGTTCGTTCGCACAGGCATTTTTATCAACCATACTATGATAACGGCAGATGGTTGATTGTTACACCAGCTTGGCAACTGAAAACCGCGTTTACCGTAAAAGTAAATCCAATGTCTATTGCAGACATTGGTGGTATAATTTTCGATGAGACCAAAGGAGATGTGTCATGGCGTCCCGTGTTGTTTCAAACACCAAAACCGCAAATCGTATTCCCACACATGAAGAAATAATGAAAATCTTTCAATCTCCGCGAGAGGTTGACGGATTTACTATGCGAGACATTGCGCTTTCAGTCGGCAAATCTGACAAGTGGGTTAGGGAAAAGATTATTCGTAGGGGCATAGAGGATGGCACTATTATTCTCAGTGGTTTCAGGAATCAAAAAAGGATTGACGGACAAAGTTATCCATGTCCTGTGTACAAATTAGTTACGAAAGGAAAGACGTAATATGGATTTACAAAAACTGTTGGATGGATTGCACAAGGTGGTCGGAGACCCAGGCGATAAGAGAACGTCGTTTGTGTATTTTGGCATATCTCTGGTTGCTGCCGCTATCTATCTTTATCTTACTCAAGGATTCGTTTTCGACACCAGTTCCCCAGAGGTGTTTTCTGGACAGTTAGTGACAACCGCCCTAGCGGTCTTGGGACTTGGAACGTTTGTGTATAATCTCTTGCGCGGAAAACCAAAACAAGTAGAACCAGAAGGTGAAGTTACAACGCAAGTTGAATAATCAAGTCCCCCACAACGTTGTGGGGGATTGATGCTAATATGATGAAAACACAGATACACACCCTTTTGGTGGATGTAGCTTCGGTGGCTGTTGTCAATCTTTATGGAGAGCAGTCTGTTATAGGTCTTTCAAAGGAAAGTTATTGCTCGGCAATTCGTATGAGCGAGTACTTTAACATCATATTGGTATATGATGAATCAGACCTTAAGTCTACTGTTTTAGCGGACGCACTTCGCCCGTTCTGTAACCTTATTTTCCCGATGGGGTTGGTTGTCGAATCAAAAAATACTGGAGAACATTTTTTTGGACTTGTTTCTCCAAAAGACAGCGGGGAGTTTATACCGTTCATTCACGAAAGAATGGAAAACGCGGAGGAGGAGTTGCTTGAAGATGTCCAAGCAGAAATGCGCTAAAGGCTGCGGTAGGGACAGATATTCCAGCTCTGGATATTGCAAAGAGTGTCACGCCGAATACATGCAACAATACCGCAGCGCACATAGAGAACATATCTTAAGTAGCAAGCGTGATTACATGAAGACACATCGCAATCTGAATACAAATGTGCGACTTAAAGAAGTTGTTTCCGAACAGAGTGGACACTGTTTAACCTGCCAACGTAAGCGCGGTCTTGCGCTATATACGGACGGAAATGTATTATACGCACTTTGCAATAAATGTTTTTATGTGATTAGTAGGGTTAATCCGATTTTGCCAGTATAGGGTGTGGGATAGGGTTGGGATAATGTGGGATAATCAAAATGACATACGATAGCAGGCAGGACACATTGAAACACATACGTCTTGTTAGGTTTTACATTGAAAATTTCTGCGATGAAATGTATCGGCGCGGCGAGATGCACGACGCCTCAAAATTAGAAGAACCAGAGAAAAGTGGGTTCGATAAAATTAGTCCCTTGTTGGACACTTACGCATTTGGCAGCCCAGAATATATGAGGACTGTGGAAGAGTCTGAGGATTTAATGAAACATCATTACTCCATGAACAGACACCATCCAGAACACTTTGAAAACGGAATTGATGGAATGACGTTGTTTGACTTGGTTGAGATGTACTGTGATTGGAAAGCAGCTGCGGAACGCAAAGGGGGAGACTTAGGTGGAAATTTACCTTACAGCGCAAAGAGATTTGGCATGTCGGAACAATTGTTTAATATCTTTGTGAATACCACAAATGTCAAGTCTTGACATATGTGGTATAATAAGGTAGGAGAATTAATCAATATGGGAAGAGACACAACAGACATTGCTACGACAAAGCAACGCGCAGCAGAGGGACAACAAATCTTCGCAGCTATTGAAGATTGCGTTAACAACATTCAGCAAAATATCGTAATCTTTGGCAGGTTGGTATACTTGCTCATTGAGGATGCCGAACTACGCAAAGCGGCAGGTTGGGATAGTGAGGATGAAATGTTTGCCGACCCGCTAATTAAGCAGGGTTTTGAATATGTAATCTCACTGGAAAGCGAATGGCAAGTTTATCGCCTTAAGCGAATGTTGAAACTGGATGCCGCAATGCCAGAGGCGAATATCCTTGAAACTCAGGGATGGACTGGCATTACGCAAACATCCAAAATCGCAGAACTCGAATCTTTATCGGAAGAAAAAATTGATAAAGAGGAAAAGGCGTCTATTGCCGCTTCAATTATCTTGCGCCCCAATAAAAAAGAGGAAACGGAAGATATAAAGGCAATTCTGTTCGACACTGAAACAAACACTGTATTTGTGGATGGAATACCGACGATGCGTTTTACAACACAAGACCAAGCGATAATTATTCGCACTCTCTCAAGACTGTTACATGTATCAGACAGCTTTGGTGTGAGTGGTAATAAATTGGTTTCGCGCGGCAAAGAATTAAAAGACGTGGCAGAAATTTTGTCAACCGACAAAGAAATGTTCTTTTGGCTGACAAAAAGGTTGCGAGCTAGAAAAATTATACAATAAGCACAAATAAGTGCAAAGGAAAAAACATGAAAGCAAAAATAGTCCTAAGTGGCATCAATGAAAACGGATTGGATGTTGAACTGTCGTTAGAAGGGGACACTCCGCAAGAAGTGTTGAGTGCCATAGGATATAAAGGTGCGCTATCGGCATACATGGCAACAGTTAAAGCGAAACCAGTAAAGTCGTTCGGTGGATTTGGTGGAAATAAAAAACCAGAGACAGTCCATCTGCCAGAAGCACCAGTAAATGCCAATGGAGAAAAGTATATTCCAGTATCATATAACGGAAAAATCTTTTGGAGCTTGTCGAAATTCAACAGAGATACTAATAAGTACGATAACGAGTATCCCCCAAAGGGTACTCCGCCTCCAACATTAGCACAGCTGGAAAAGTTTTACGAACTCAATCCTCATATTGCTGCAAAAGCAAAGAAATAGCATTGGGGTGGGGGGCATGAAAAGTGTCCCCCTTTTTCAAAGATGATTATTCTGTGCTTATTTTTATTGTTGGCAATCGCGTCTTTTTTCTTTGGGGTTGTTTTTATCTCATACCTTACAGAGAGATTTCACCGAGAGTCATTTTCTCAGTATACAATGGAATTCATCAAGGATATATTTCACTCGCTATGGGGATAGATGTTCGAGCAAGACAGTATGTCTTGGCAGACGCTCGCGACGAGAAAATAAATCACTATTGCGTTATGTGTCTGTGCGGTTTTCCGCGCGGCACGCGCATCGGTACTGAGCATCACGAAATCATATCAAAAGCAAAACTGCGTGGCGAATCTAATATCTATAAGTTATACGCTCTGCCAAATATAGCTAGAGCGTGTAATTACCATCACCATCACTTTCAATACTTACCTGTAATATGGATGCGTTGTATGGTAAAGTTGGGTCTGGCGGTGGTGTCGGATTATGAATCAGACCCGAATTGGGAGTCGTTCTACCCTCCGTTTGACTGTATTGGAGATTTCGGGAGAGGAAATGATTATTACAAGGACGGAGTACCGTCTACAATTGTAATGGGAATCTCTGGAAGTGGGAATTCGACCAGCGACTTTTGTGGAAAAATATGCCCTACTTGGGAAACCTGCATTCGTGAAGCGAGAAAAAAATTCCTGTCCAACACCTAGAGATTCGACCACGACATTTTCGACCACGACATTTTCGACCACGACATTTTCGACCACGAGAAAACAAAAAAGAGACCTAAAAATTGGTCTCTTTTTTGTTTGGTCTTACAGAGACAGTAAGACCCCATGCTACCACAACCGTGTTGCGTCTCGGCGGCACGGAGGATACCGCGATAGCTTTTCAAAGAAGGGGGTTGCAATTGCAATCTATGCTGTCATTATACCATAAAAACCAAATTATGTCAAGCTGCGTCGAGTTCCATTAGAATTTTTGGGTATTTGCTTGGCAGTCTGCGATACGACGCAATTACCTTTGTTGTTCTTGGTACAACGATTACGTAGTGTCCAGTTTTTGCGTGATAGTAATCTTCCATGCCCTTGTACACGTAGCGCATATTGTAATATGGGTGTTCCAAGTGAAAACCACCGCGCGGTTTACCGCGATACCAATAGCTGTATGTATAAAAACACATCTCTAATTTCGCCAAGATAACTTGTCTAATCTGATTCATTCCGCCAGTGACGATAAAATCGTCTGTCGGAGTGTGAACCCATACAGTGGCAAATGGGTCGGCTCGTTTGAAGCTACCGATTGCATTATAGGGCAAATCAATCTTTGTGAGTTTGTTCATTTTTGTTTTCTTTCACTCGCCTGACTTTGAGCTATCCATGGATGGTCTGCCGCGTCTTTTCTGTGTCTTTAGGGTAGGAGTATATTCCTACAGAAGACCTGACCGCAACGCGCTTTAGTCAGGCGAGTGAAAGACTGTCGGCAGATATGGCTTTAGATTTTTAGTGTGCCATGTACTGCCGCAGCTGCGACATTTAAGATAATTAGTTTGTGTCGCGTCTTTAACTACATTGTATCTCAAATCTTCTTTTTTGTCAAGCCCTTTTTGTTTCTGAATACCATCCAGTAGCAGTGGTATTTTCTGGCGTGTTTTTGCTTCAGGCTGCTATTGTAAATTCTGCCGCCAGTATAATTAAGGATAAAAATATCCTCTGGAACAAGACCGCATTCCATAGCCCAATTGTGTACGTAGCAATGCGTCAGTGTGGTTCGGCTGTCAGTGTAGTCCTGACACTTGAACGCCAAGATTCCACCACGCACCAGAACGCGCTCAAATTCTCTCAGCGCGGAGCGATACGTATATTCCAGCTCGGCAAAGTCATTGAACATGGTAAACCGCTTTGCCATGCGGTTTTCAAGTGTTTTGCCGTGAACGCCGAACATAAACGGAGGGTCAAAAATTACAGAGCTCACCGAATTGTCTGCTAGGGGCAATCCAAAGCGAATGTCGTTTTGGATGACGCCTTCGGCCATCGGGGTTTTATCCATACGGATTTTTGGCAACGAAAGCCCCTTGTAGAATTTTCCATGCGAGAAACACGGGTCTAGTTCAAACCAATCTCCGTCCAAGTACAGCGCAGAAATTGCTTTCATTATTTCCGCATCTGTATCCATAACGCTCTTTATCGCTGGCATTCTACCCCCAGATTTTCTTGGCGACTTCCTCAATCACATAGGAAATAAGGATTAAGGTTGGAAATCCGATAATGTAAATAAAGTCAGACATGGAGCCTCCTGTTCAAAAATCCATCTGTACCGTCTCTAGCTTATCGAGACAGATAAACGTTGTGTTTCCAATACTCTCACGCATGGACTTGTGGTGGTGTCCAAAGACCCAAAATTTCGGACTCGCTTTGTTGTACATCAACTCAAGTCCCCACCGAGTCAAACTTTTATGCGTAATCCCGAAAAATTGTTCCGCAACAAACTGAGGGCAATCGTGCGAGACAACAATTTGCGCGCCGTGATAACTTTCGACCACGACATCCCACTGCGACCACGAGAGTTCTTCGTCTGCCCACCAGTCAATCCCAATGGTGCGGTACTTGGCATCAACGGAGTCTGCGCCACTCACAAAAAACAAACGCTCATCCATCGCGTACCCGAAATCGCCCAAGTATTCTGGCATTTTTCGACACAAGCTCGGGTTGTCGTGATTCCCGCGAATGAATCGAAAATTGTCTGGCAGGTTTTTGCAACTGGCAAACCCAACGCCCAAATCGCCAACCTGAATCGTGTTGATTCCACAATTCGGTATTTGGGCTATCTTTCCGTGAACATCACCCAGAAATTGTATCATGGCTTAATTGTAAATCAAATCCGTTGTTTTGTCAATATCCATACTGTAGGGCATAGGATTGCACTTCCTCTGCGCCAAAGAAATTCTCAAGTCCGCCTTGCGAAATTTCATTGACTATAGTTTCGTGCCATCCAAACACAGGAGCATAATCCGTCATCAGATTACCTCCTATATGCTCAAGGTGAATGACCCACGCCAGCTCGGTTAGTGTTGGACGATTCTTTTCAAAGACCTTTAAGGCGAGCATCATTTGTACTTTAATTTCTAAATAACGCTCGATTGCTGAATCACTTAGGTATTCAGCAATGTTTTCATGCTCGTTCAACCACAACTCAATGCATCTGCGAGCTGCGTCTGCAAAATCAACGAGAGATTTTTTTGTTGAATTTTTCATTTTGCTTTTTGACGCGCGCGGCATGACGTGCGTGTTTGCGGCTCATCGGTTTTTTTCCAGCGGTATGTTTCGACTTTGCAACAAGTCCCATCAGTTCCAGAATGGTCTTGTGTGTACCGTATTTCTTTGCCGCTTTTTGAATAGATTTGTTCTTGCCTTTCACTTTATGTTCCTTTTTCTTGCCACGTTTTAGTAATGGCACTGAATATGATTTCTTCGCAATGCTGTTTCATCGCGTCGTTTGAGGGTGTACCGAAATACCCAAACACGTAACTATTGTATCCGAGTAACTCGAAGTCCTCTGTTACCATCTGCTCGACTTGTAGACGCCCAGAAAAAATACTGAGAGCGAGGCGTAATCTCTTTTCTTCCATTGTTACTCCCTTACATCTTGCTGTTGCCGATTTGACGCATCACGACAATTGCGGTCTTTTTGTTTTTCAGCGCGAACCGACCTTGCTTTTCGCCATCCCACGCATGGAATTTCGCCTGCTCTGCTTTCGCGAGCATTTTGGCGAATTGGGAACGGGTATAAATGTGGCAAAGACGTTCTCCATCTGCCGAAATCAAAATCACAAGTTTAGTAAATTTGCTCATATCGCCTCCGATATATGAATCATATCACGTATCTTGTTTTTTGTCAATAGGTAAAAGAAATCCCCCTAAAAATGGGGGATAATAAGTCCGAGATTTATATCGCACAATCGTCTGGGTACTTGAAATTTCGCCAGAGTTTGCAGTCCTGTTTCTCCTACTTGGAAAATTTTTACGCAATATCTTTTTTTAGAGTCTGTCTTTTGGTTTGGATTGGTTCGCCGTAGCGACTGCGCCCGTCCGACGCCCAAAGCGTCTGCCAACTGCGTTGCGTAATCGCGCTTGACCTATAGCGTTCGCATATTCGGGTCATTAACTTTTGCCGCTATCCGTTGGTTTGTCTTGAATACTGTCTACATAGACACCCTCAGTCGGTCTTGTATAACAGTTTGTCGGGTCTGAATATGGCAAGCTCTACGCCTTGCCTACTTTATTCAGTTGATTACTGTACGCTCTCCAAAGAGCAATCCCGTTTGACCTGAGATTTACATGGTTCGCTACAGCTACGCGGTAGGTACTACAAGTAGGTATCTCTCGACTCTCGGTTAGTCAAATTCTGACCGACAAGGCAAGGGACTTACCCTGTCTATTTGCGCTTGAAACCGTTAAGGTCAACAATCTTCCTGTTAAAGTTGATTTGATTGTCCTTATTATATTAGACAATCCTATTTTTGTCAAGATGGGCAGAGGGTTTACTTTATTGGGAGGTTTTTAAGGTTAACCCATTCAACCCCCCCTGCCCACTATCACTATACATCAATCTGAGACTTTTGTCAAGCACCCGCCCTCAATGGGAGTGTAAGTTGCCGCATACTCAAATACATCAAAGCTGGCGACCTTTCCACAAGTTTTGCAAGTCGCCCAGTAGCGAAATCCATATCCGTCGTTTTCTGAATGCAATGGCTTGTGCTTGAAATTTCCAAGAGCGTGACCGCATATCTCTGAGAATAACCTAATCTCTCTGCGGTCTTTTATGGTATTCGACTTCGAGCTCAGTGGAAAATTGCGGTATCTTTTTTTCATTTTTATGTACTTTCGACCACTAGGTTTCGATACGCCCATCTACGACTTTGACGTATTTATCAAACGCTCCGCGCATCCACATGCGACCCACTGGGTTTTGAGTGTGCAAAACAATCTCTTTAATACCGAGCATATTACCGTTGAAGAAATTCTCTTCCAGAAACAAAACAAACCACCGCACGTCCTGTTGACCTAAATCATGGTCAAGATACAGCGTGTCATAACGCCCAGTCGCAGCTTCAAACATGGCGTCTTCGACATTCCGTACAATAGTGCAGGAAAAGTTTGGTGTTCTTTCGTCGTCAACAAAGAGAATCATGCTCTAATTGTAAATCATGTTTGGAATTTTGTCAAGTGATTGGAAATTTTGTATTGCACACTTTTGGAACATGGTCTCCGAGAGCATTACGCGCCCATTCTGTGATACCGTACTGTTGCGACGCCCAGTCTATCGCCGCATTCGCGCGGGACATCTTGCTGTTTCCGTAAAACGTTTTCTTGTTATGGTTAGTCCAATGGGAATCTGGGTCTGTGGCAAAGTATACCCCAACTACTTGTGCGCGCGGCGGGTATCCTATAGATTTTGGCAAATGCGTAATATAGACCGCTTGCTGCCTTTTCAGCAGTCCAGCCTTGACAGTCATTGTGACTTGTTGGTGAGTGTTCATTTTTGTATTGTGTTTTCCAGGCGAGACTTGGCGGAATTTAGCCATGCAATCTGGTCTCTGCTTAACTCGCCGCTTTCTGGTAAGTTTCTCAATAATCCTACCAGTATCGCAATTGTGTCGTTGTGGTAATTCGAGAATCCATATCCTATGAAATCTCTGTCTGAATACCCGCGCGGCATCGGTTTCGGATGAAATCGGACTGCCTCAATCAATAGTAACTCTACTTCTTCACGCATGGTCTTCATCTATTATCAAGTATCCGCAATGTTCGCAAGAAATGTGAACATTTGTTCCGCTATGGGCATAGGATACAAATGGAGATAGTGTCCCTTGCTCATAAGACGCCTTTAAGCAGTCTGGGCAATGCAACTGCCCACATTTTGGACAACTCATGTTTTCTGTTGGCTCTATCTTAAACTTTGTGCGACACACCTTGCACGTACACTGACGAGCGCGTGGCATTCCGTATGCGTCGTATTTATACATCGTTAAGGTAGTCGCGTGCGTCAGTGTACTTCTTCTTCCGCTTGAGTAACGCGGCGTCTGACGGACGTTCCAGTAAGTCCATGTCGGTTTTGTTTAGGTTGCATTCAATGTCGGCTTTTTTGACCGCAAGCGCATCAACATCTCCGCTTTTCGCAATGCGTTCCAGATAGTCGTTGTAGGATTCTCCGTCGCGGCGAGTAAGGGTATCTACAGACTTTGCAATCGCGTCTCCAAACATCAAAGCAATGAGCGATATGTCTTTGTCTGTGTCTTCAAGTACATCGTGCAGCCATGCAACGCTCTGTGTTTGCGCGCCGTATCCCCGTGCTGACAACAGCCACGCGACTTCTGCAAGGTGAATCGCATAGGGGTACTCGCCGTACTTCTGTGTTGTATGCGCGGCAATGGCAAAATAGACTGCATCAGCTAGATTGGATTCCATATTCACTCCTGAAATCATTTTCCAACCTTTTAATTTCTAATTCGTATCTCTCTGCGAGCTCGTAGTCGCCACGTCTGGTCGCCTTTTCTTTTTTGAGCTTCGCCAACTTAATTTTTTCGATAATGTCTTGCTCGTTGTGTTTTTCGTCCACTTTCTGACTCTCGCATATAGTACAAGGCGTCCGCCAAATCCTTGTTTCTAACTCGCCCACTTACAGGCAACCACAATCGGAAAACGATAATCCCTGGAATAGAAACGAATATCTCTCGCTCGTTTGTGCCTGCGCCTCTCATCTCAAAGTGTCCACCATTCGCAGACTCCGCACGAAATCTCTCTATGAGACGAGTAATCATTTTTTGCGAATCTTCTAACGAAACGAGATTCAATTCGTTACACTCGCCAACGTCAATCGAAAAATGGGATTTGTGATTAGTTTCTGTTAGGCCGCCGCAATCACATAAAAACATAATTCTCCTTTACCATATAGCGAACATAGAATCCCACAAGTCCAGTATCTCCTTCAGGTCTGCGTTTTTATCTCTGCCGCCAACGGGCAAAATAATTTCTGAGTGTAACACCTCTCCTCTTACATGAAAGGTCTCGCCTGAAGTGTACGCAACGCATCCCGTTTGAAACGCTCTTTCCGTGATTGCATTTTTTAGGTGCGAAATTATCTCACTGGCAGCCCGCCTGGACAGTTTACAGATTTCATCGCTCTCAGTATTCACGGTTAGGTGTCCCCCGTGAGGATAATTCGTAAATCTGCCACAGTCACAGCAAAAGCTCACTCGTATTCACCAATACTACGCGGGTTAATGAACCACATTGGGCGGCGCGTTAACTGTTCTAGGTACTGGTCTGTCAAATCGTCAGCTCGTTTATCGTCGTGTTTGAAAACAAAAACACCGAAAAGATATACTTTGCCAAGCAGTTCAACGTTCGTTTCTACGACGAATGGTATGTTGTATTGTGTGAACAATTTCAAAACACGGTCAGCTGGGTTGTGGTCGCTTACCCAAGCAAGTGATAGGTCTTTAATGTCGGTTTCGTAAATGTCTCTCTTCATCTTGTCCCCATTATCTCATGGTATCTTGTTTTTGTCAACTATCTCAAATTGACACCGCAACTGCAAATTCAACCAACATTACGCACCCACTCCCGTAACGCGTCTGGCGCGTCAATAATATCCCCAGACTTATCAACAAGCAAGGTTGTCGCATCAAATTTCACAACGATTTGGTGGTTGTTGATTCTGCCAGACTTTGTAAGATTGAGAACCTTGCGTAGCATGTTGGCTGTTCCGTATGTCAGGTGCGCGTCTACGCCCATGCTCGCCATGCGCGCAATTTGAAACGCGCGCATGGACACTTGCCCGTCAGGGATTGCGTTGCCAGAATTTGGGTCGTATTCAATGATAATCATTTTTCTGCGTCCATCATATAGATATGAACCCTTCTTGAAACTGGAGGATATATTTATCGTACATGCTTTCAACACAAGACTGCAACATGTCACAATAAACGTCGCTTGCCGAATCAATCAGCGTCAGCGCGTTTTTGCCGCGACTCACAAGGTAGACCGAGTAAGTATCGCTCGGTTCGAGAACTACATAGAATCGCGTCCGAACATTTGTGTTCGGTGTGAACATAATCGCAATAGAGTAAGAGAGAGCTCCGTTCTCAAGTTTTGAGAATCCGCCGTATCCCTCTCTTACTTCATACATCAAGTTCCGCGAGCCAGTATAAATCAGCGCGCCGCAGTTGCGATTCCAATTTAATTGGTCAAACATTTCCTGGCATTGAATCGGTATTTTTGTTTCCATGTCCATACTATAGCAGAACTCTTGGAATTTGTCAAGACATCTTGCGCTGTAGGGATTCAATGTCTTTGCCGTTTGGGTCAACAATCTTGCCGTTACGCACTGCATAGAATGAGGGTGTCCGCCAATTTACGCGCACCAACGCGTCTCCGCGCTTTGCGTCACCATGCATGTATCCATGTGTGTAGTCAGAATCGTCCCATTTTCGACACATCATGTTCTTGTCTGCAAATATCCGTGTTTGGTCAGCAAGGTCTTCTGTTGCCAAAAACCCGTATTCGATAAAGTACTCTTTGGGACTAATATATCCCCTGTTGAACAAGTCTACGAAATCCATATTCACTCCTTAAATGAGAGGTTGCAGGTTTGGCAAGTCCCAAAATTCCAAGTACTCTGCCATAACCTGCACTTGTAATTCTTTCGGCAACTCGGAAAATAAAATTCGAGTCCCCAAGTGATTCTTACCGCCGACCTTTGGCGCAAATCCGCTTTTGTTTACGTCAATCTGGGTGTCGTGAGAACCATGTTGATACATCCCATGCCCACACGAAATATAAATAAATTCCCCTCCCGTGAGATTGCGGTAGCGTCCAGTAAAGACAATCGTATAGCGGTCAAGATATTGCGTGTCTGCGCCCAGGTCGTAAATTCGCAACATCTTTGGCGCACCATCTTTAACGAATTTACCATATCGAGCAACTACCTGTTTTGTACTTAGATTATTCATTCTCACTCCTTATCTATCATTATAGCAGATTTTCGATTTTTGTCAACTGTCTGCGTAGACAGTATTTTTGTAAAGACTTGACAAAAAGATACAATCGGGATATAATCATTTCAGAAAGGGGAATTAAAAATGTTCAACCAACCAAGATATATCGAATTTCAGTATACGCACCAAACTTACAGTGGTTCTTCAATTTTGCTAACGGGATACAAAAATACTGGGCAGATTGAATGGGAATTTGCTACAACGCGACCTGATTACATAAGTAAAGACAATGGATTTTCCGAAGATATTCGGTTTCCATGCTGGATTGGCACACTAGACGATGGGGACGAGGCATATACGATTATTCTGCAACCTGAGCAAATCGCCGCCATGTACGCAATCCTCTTGGATGCCGACCAAAAGGAGTCAGAGCGTGGAAAATAAATACCTATTCGAGATTTTTAACCGCTTTTGCAATAATGCCAAGTTCCTTTGCGGCTTGGTGTCACTGAATCATAATGTGGGAATTACCTTGATGAAGATTGACACCCCATGCAAATTGGTCTCCATTTTTCGCAAGGGCGAGCTCTACACCTTAGACTATGGGATTGGCAAGGATGTGAATCTGGCGGTTCAGAGTGCTGAAGAAAAACAATCTCGAACCGAACTTGACGAAGAAAAACTCGACTTGTTCTTGGACGCCTTTTTTGCGGAGGCATAAAACATGGATACACTCTACGAAATCTTCAGGGAATTTTCGAGATACAAATTTTGTGCCTGCACACTGTCTACACTAGACGGTGGGTTTCTGGCAATCGTTTATAAACGCGACGAAATTTTTTGTATTTACAACGTGAGGATTAAGGACGGAAAATTATTACTGCTCGCAGGATTCGACGCGTCTCCATATATTGCCTTTCAGAAAATGACGGAAGCTCAACCGCATACCTTTCACAGTAAAGACGAATCGGTTGCATTCTTATACGATTCGCTATTGGGAGAATAAACCATGAACCTTTTTCAAATTTTTCAAAAATACAACAGAATCGAATTTTACACCGACTTGGTGGCTTCTCGTGGACACGTCAGTATGCGTATTACGCAGTACCCAGATTTTATTGAAAACCAATACTATCGTCACGTCTTTATCTGCGAAAAGGGATGGCGTTGCGGCACAGGGCGAACTCCAGAAATGGCTCACGCCGAGACCGACAAGCAAAAATTTCGGGGAACTGAAAATTTAGACGAAGAATTGGAAAAATTCTTTGCTTGACAAATATGCCAACTCGCGGTAGAATTACAGCATGTGGATATATGACGACGGCGGCAGAGCGTCTGCTGGATACAAAGGGAATGCACGAGATTGCGTAACTCGTGCTATCGCCATTGCTACAAACACAGACTACCAAACAGTTTATGGCGAATTGAATCGTATCGCTTCTGCCGAACGCACGAATCGCAAATCGTCGGCTCGAAACGGTGTCTATCCGTCAACTTTTAATAAGTATCTTGAAAATTTGGGGTGGATTTGGACTCCAACGATGTTTTTCGGAAAAGGGTGCAAAGTACACCTAAGGGCAGAAGAATTGCCAAGCGGAACTCTGATTGCTAAAGTAAGTATTCACTTGGTTGCAGTCAAAGATGGCGTGATTTACGACACGCACGATTCTTCACGCAACGGAAAAAGATGTGTATACGGATACTGGAAAGGACAAACAAACGGAGGATAAATATGGACACAAAAAAACTCTTTGAATCTCTTTCCAAAATACTGGAAAGTATGGGCATGGATTCTATGTACTTTCAGAAACAGGGATATATCTTTGTCCCAGTCAAACGCAATTGGTGCAGAATTTGGTTTGGCGATAAATGGCATGTCTCTGTTGGATGTGAAGAGACCACCTTTGATGAGTTCAAATACGCGGTGCTTTACCTGTTTGCCACTATCCAAGAATTGGATATGATGTAATATGTACTACGAGAAATACGAAGAAAAATACAACAAACTCCCGCGCATGAAAAAACCGTCCATGCCCAGTCCGTCAGACTTTAGCAGGGCAGAATACCTAGAGGCACTTTTAGACTACGCCGAAGAGATTGGACGATACGAGAAAAACTGCACCGAACTCGAAAACGAAAAGATGCGCCTGTTCGATTCACTACACACCGACCTGCAATTCGGTCTTGGAACGCTTTATCTTCACAAAGAACCATTGCTGTGGAGTCTGGCGGTTGAATACGGCAAGGGAGATTTCAAAAGAGTGGAAGAATACTATACCGAAATGTATATCATGCTCTCTTGACAAAATTCGACAATTGGGGTACCATTTAGGTATGGATATTTATTCTCTAACCGAAGCTGTGTATCAAGGCGAGATTGACGGCGCAATCGTCAATCTCGCGCTTGCTATAGCAGACAGCGAAAAAAACTGCGACTAAAAAATGATTACCTCTCACGCCCTGTCACAAGCCAAAACGCGTATGTCCGCTATCGGATTTAGTCTTGACTTGCTCTATCAAGCCGATAGACTCGCAAATTGCCTGACCGAAGATACTGCCATTATCCTTGCAAAATCACTCAAACGCGTCAAAACAAAGGATAAAAGCAACGGGTTCGTCCTCTACGCTATCGCTCGTAACCAATCTATCGTTACCGTTATGTGGCGCGAACACGACCAACCTCAAGATAGACTCAACGTCCATTCTATATTGTCTATTCTAGCTCCGCAAAATAGTAGACAAAAAGTCGCTAGCTTGACAAATCTTTAGAACACAGGTATAATGTGAGAACATTAACCGAATCAAATTAAGAATGCAAGCGACGGATTCAAGTCTCGCAAGTAAACTTTGAATCTCTGACGGACGAAGAACTAGTAGATGTCTTTGAACCTTGTGTTCTACTATGGGAATTTCGACACATGAACTACACTAAAGATAAGATTGGCGGAAAATTGCATAAAACAAAGGGATATACCTACAAGGGATACCCATACCGCAGACAGTGGACGATTACGCTGTGCGGCAAACAGTTTCCGTCTGACGAAGGAATCATTTCTACTGCCAACTTTAAGATTGCGCGACGCACAAGTTTTTTGTGCGGAAAATGCTTTAGGAAATCATGTATGCGTATCAACAGGAGCAATTAATGCTCGCACTGACAAACGGAATGTCATTCAGGAATTCAGCATATGCCTATTTGTAAACCGATTAGATTATTGAGGGGGGATGCCGCGCTCGCGTTCTACTTTGCGAATATGCACGCAGAAAAGAACGAACTCGTGGCTCGACTGCTTGTTGTTGCGCCAGGCGGGAATCCTTTTGTTCTGACCAGAAAGCAGTGCAATGCGGTATGTGAGATAGCGAAAGAGTACGGGTGGAAACAATGAGCGACCAAACATACTTACGCCAAAGATTCACGTCTGCTTTGCGGTGCGCCGTATGGTGTTCAATGCGGGGATATGACTACCGCGCCGCGTTGTTTCAGGCGCGGCGTCAAATGAATCGTTTATCTGAGCGCGGATTTGTGATATACGAACACGAAAAACAAATTGTTGAAATTTTGGAGAAACCAAATGTACGGACAAGTTTATGAATCGAAAAATCACACAATCGTTCTGGTAACAAGGTGTGGCAAAGGGTTCGAGATTTCCACGAACGACATTCCAACATTCAATGCCCTTTGGCTTTACGGCGCACGTTGGTTTTCGGAATCGGCAGAGGCACAGAAATGGTTGGACGAAAACGCAGAGAAGGTTGGACTGTCGAAGTGGAGTCGGGCAGATTACGCGTTGCAATGGGGAGAACGTGAGGCTGCTGAATTCTGTAAAAAACACGGTTTGGACGAAAATGGAGTGTGGATATGTTAGAAACCTTTTTAAGAGCGGTGGATACACAGGGTGATGTTTACCTGCCCTATGTGCTAAGGGGTGATTTTACGCCAAGCGAGCGTGCTGTTATTGAGGAATTATTTGAGGGTCACATTCCGAAAACAATTGGTGCAATGTTCAACAACTGGATTGTTTATAAGCTTCCAAGTGGCTCATTCTATGCGTGGCGTGCTACGTGGGATACAGGGTTTACTGCTGAGACTGCGGATGAAATGGCAGATAAAATTTCCAAATACTTTTCTCGCTAGTTTTTTCGACCACGGGCATTTCGACCACGGAGGTTTTATGACAGTTTACGATAAAATTAAAGCAGCGATTGAGTCTATGGACATGCTACCGCAAAGGGTTGTGCTACCGCAAGCAATGTTTGATGAATTCGCGCGCGATGTCGCGGCAACTGGTCACGCCCAAACTGTATGGGGAGTTCCAGTTGTCGCTGGGAATGTGTTGGAGATGCAGTTCGACCACGGGGTTTTCGACCACGAGGTTTTTGAATCTCGTGATAGGTTATAGGAACGAATCTTATGTAACCTGGCGCGTTCGACCACGCGCTGCTTTGCATAATGTTTGTATGAAAAGCGCGCCTTATTCGGATTGGATTTGCCGAGATGCAACCTGCACGACTCATTTATAGCACAGATTTTTCGACTTGTCAAGAGGAACATTTGTTCTAAGCGGGGCAAGAGTTACCTAAGATTTTCAGGCTGGGTCGGACTCCTGCCCTCCTCCGCTTTCGCGGTCAGTTGTAGTATCGCGCTATCGCCGCTTTTTGTCAAGGGTGTTGAAAAGTTTTAGAGTATGTGATATGCTTTCGGTATGAAGTTCATATACGACGATGGTGGTAGAAGTAAGGCTGGACATGCTGATTATCCGATGGACTGTGTGTACCGCGCGATTGCCATAGCAAACCAAATGCCGTATGAAGTTGTTTTGTCGGATATAGGAGAGCGTTCCAAGACCGAACGCTCACGAATTCGGTCTAATGTGATAACTGGAGTACGGAGTGATACTTCTGACAAGTATTTGACCATGTTGGGATGGATGCATGTTCGGATGGGACGCAAAAAGAGAATGATGCGTGAAGAGCATTTACCGAATGCGTTGTTGATAGTCACAACCCCAGACCATATGACATGTATTGACCACTGGACGATACGCGATTTGTATAACTGCTCAAATTTTGGTGAAGCCAGAATAGATGGATACTGGATTAGACATTGACAAAGAAGGACGGTATACTCTAGATATGAGTGGTTCTATGCCGAAGACGGTTCTAATTTGTATGGCGAAACGGACGACAAGACCTAATGACGCATAAAAAACTTCACAAGTTGATGTTTGCGTTGTATCCGTATCTTGACAAATCTGTGAGGATGTGATATACTATAGTTGTTGGTGAGAAGCTGGTAAACTAGATAAGACAATCTGTGCCAGTGAATACGCGTTGAGTAGTTCGCGGCAGCGCACCTGCCACCGCATCCAGATTGGTCGGGGACGCGTAAAAAGTAAAGACCAATCAAAAAGCACTGTCTATATAGACAGTGCTTTTTTGTATGCTACGACCACGAGGTATTCGACCACGGGCTTTTTGACCATGCGACCACGGGGGTTTGGACGCGCGGTTACACAAGGCGACCCGCCGCGCGCGACTTTACATAAGGCTGGTTACATAAGACTGATTCACTGCCGCGAGTTACATAAGAACTTGGATGTACACGGCGATAGCCGCGCGTGTCGCGGCTACACATCGGCAGAGAAAATTCTTTCTTCACGCTTTCACCCTATCACAAACCAAGCAGTTTGTCAAATAGAACATATGTTCTATTTTTGTGCTGGGTCGGACTCCTGCCCTCTTGCGTTTTTCACGCTCGATTATAGTATAGCAGGAGTCCCATTTTTTGTCAAGTGGGGTTACATAAGATTTTTGTGCTGGTGCGGACTCCTGTCCTCCCCCACTCGTCGTGGTCAATTGTAGTATAGCGCACTGTGAAAATTTTGTCAATAGCAAAACCCCCACAAGTCTCGCTGTGGGGGTTATTCTACCGAATTATAGGATTACTTAGCGAATGGCAGGACTCGAACCCGCATCTTTGACTAACGCAACGCTTTGCCTATTTAGATACACTCGCCCATTTTTTACCGCCATTGCTCGGTTAACACTTTGGCGAACCTTTCGGAAAAATGAATCCCCAGAGTCAAGGTCTGCCCTGAGTCTGACTATTCATTGACATCATCATATCACGGATGTTTTCTTTTGTCAAGTGGTTGACAAAACTTGTTGAATTTGTTATAATTCTTTCAAGGAGAAACATGAAAAAAGTAGCGCGGATACTTGACCGCATTATTCAACGTTTCGGTATTCAGGACTATGCTGAATGTGCCACGTATATCGAATGCTGGCGATTCGGCATGGGGTCTGTCTGTGATTGGGATAGTGGCGATAACTTTGTCGCGCTTGGTGTCAAAATGTTTGGTGATTGGCACTCCTATACTATCCGAATGGACGATGAGGTATGTTGATTTGCAAGCAGGTCATTCTCAACGTTGTGTATTGTGAAGACTTTGACAAATGGGTACAACGATACTTCGCGGTTGAGAACTTTGAGTTTATTGTATCAGAGCGGATGCAGTCTGATTCTTACAAAAAATTCACTGTTGGGAACAGTGTAAGCATGGACAGCCTGAGCGCTGTGGCACGATTCAAAATTAGGGATGGTGATATGGCGTGGATAACCCAGACGCTACTTGACTATGCGTGCAGTCTTGGTGAAATAGAGCGCGGCGTCTATGTCATTGAAACGTAAGGCGTCTTGACAAATCTATTCGAGTTTGCTATACTGTCTGTGTAGACAGTATAGGAGGAGCATACTATGAGTGGCGGAGCTGGCATTAAAGTCACGGTTGAATTGAAGTGGTTTCTCGTAAAATATACGGGACGGCGTTTAGTTGCCAATCCAGTTAGCGCGAAAAGTTTTTCGCTAGAGGGATGGATGGACGGAGCGAGAAACTTGCGCGGGGATTTGTTGCGTATTGAAGTTGAGCCGATTATCACAGACAGTGAATATCGCGCCGAGCTCAAAAGTCTAGACATTGAAAAGGGTAGTCAGTTGGACTGTGAGATTGAAAGTGGAGAAGTCCATTGCTACATTTTCAGTGGCTATGTGCGCGGAAATTGGGAAAACGAATTCCCGTTGTATATTGAAACTACCGCGTATGCTCATGGTTTTGGCGAAGTCCCGATTTGCGTCAAGGTCGAACCTGCGAATAAATCTGAATTTGGGGACATGTGGAAAGATATTTTTGAAACAGACATTGACCCCGAAGACACAGACTTTGACGCGCAAGTTGAAGCGTGGCGTTCTGACTTGCGCGATAATTACGGCGCGCATTGACAAAAAAACAGGTATGGTGTATTATATCTGTGGAGGTGACATTATGGGATGGACGGGACTGAATCGCCAAAAAGGGACAACCAATCTCAAGTTTTTCCAGCGCGAGTTTGGAGACAGGGTGATTGACGCGGCACAGCCGCGCGGCGAGAATGCGGTATATCTCGCCTGCCGCGAGGGAGCTGAAGTATACGCGGTGGTCGTTTTGGTGCAGTGGGTACGCGGTGATTATTTCAATTTCCGCTACAAGGAAATGGGCGAGAACTCTGAGCCGTTTTATTATAACTGCCCGCGTCGCATTTTCGACCAATTGACGCCAACGCAAAACGAATGCGCGCTGAAATGGCGCGCAAAGGTCATGGAACACATGGCGGAAGTTGAATCGTGCATGGGGAAATTGAAAGTCGGCGCACTCTACCAACTTCCTCAAGGTATTACGCTCTGCGGATACCCATTACATCTCATGGAAATTACGAGTGTGCGACCCCTGCGCGCCAAACCTTATCCGTATGGGCAGAATTTCAAGTTGAGCAAAAATCTCCTGCTCCAAAGCACATTGGTTGAAAAATAACATTCCTTGTAAACCACGCTTAGGCGTGGTTTTTTTGTCTACTTGACAAGCAAGATTGATTCTGCTATAATAATTGTAAGGAGGCGACATGAAAATCTACGTGGTGGTGAGCTATACGGCTCGTGGAGACTCTGTGATACGAAAGGTGTCTGCGTCTAAACGTAGTATCAAAGCATTTCTTCTCAAAATTGAATGGCTCGGCTCTTTTTGGATTAACGTTGAGACATGGCAGGACGGCGCGTTGTCCAACATTGAAATTATCAATGCTGAAAACTATCAAGAATGGGGGAAACATGGAAATCATTCAGTTCGCGGGAATTGATTGGAAGCACGGCACGAGCGCAATTCAAGACTTCTTTGAAACAAAAATTGACGGGATTCAGTTCATTGTCTCGAAAAACACACACCCCTTGAATCTGGGGGATTATCCCAGAGGATGGTTTGCGATGTATGTTGACCGCAAGGGGAATTGGTGTCCTCTGAACACACGGATGACACACCTTGACGGAACAATTGAATGTGACCCGTTTTTTGAATATACCGACGATGCGGATGCAGACATACCCAAATGTTTGATGTTTGCAATCGCGACGATGGGCATTCGGTGCGCCACGGAGAAACAAAATGAAATTTGATGCTGAAACGTATTTTAATACAGCGAAGGGTACACGGAGTTGAATTTCCGAAAAACGCAACGATTCTACATAAAGAGGCGGGCTGGTCTATCATCGCCTATATTGGCGATGACTATGTTACACTGGATTACATTGTTGGCAAGTTCACGGTTGACTTTTCCTGGTGTGACCAATTGGTGTATGACGGGAAAAACCCAATTCATGCAAAAGCAAAGTTCTATGCAGGGGTTGAGGAAATGACTTCGACCACGAGGCTTTCGACCACGGACAATTGACACGATTCGACCACAGGACTTGTGTGTGGGGGGCGGAAAAAGCGTAGTACGCGTTTTTTCGTGTACCGTCTTGAATGTATCACGTTTCTGACTTTTTGTCAAGTGGGGTTACATAAGATTTAGACGCTGGGTCGGACTCCTGCCCTCCTCTGCTCATCGCAGTCAACTACATTGTAGCATCGGAACGTATTTTTGTCAAGTGTATTGACAAAAGACGGGGTGAGTGTTAATATGATAAAGAAAGGGGAAATCAAATGATTACCAATCAAACAGTAGGATATGAACCGCGTTGGATTTTCAATCCCGCAGACATTGCGAATTCGCAGTATCTGCGCGCGTGTGATACTGATGACAACCTATTCTTGTTCGATACCGCCCTTGACGCACAGATGGCTGGTATGGATTGGTGCGTTGGTATGGACAAGAATCTGTATCCGCAAGAAAATTTGGTGGTTGCAAAAATCACAGTTGAGTACATTCTTCTGAATTGAACGCGACTTTGGCGCAGTGCTTGACAAGTTTCGGCAGTTGGGGTATAATAGAGACATGGAGGCAAATCAATGAGCGTACAAGGGAATTCACTGAACGATGAAATGAATGCGTTGATTAACCAGATTGACGCAACCAAACGCGACGAAAAATTTGTCGCGTGGATGGATTTCTTGGCGGCTGGATACAATTACAGTTTCGGCAATTGGTTGCTGATTTGTATGCAGCGTCCAGACTTTACGAACGTGCGTTCGTTTCGCGCTTGGAAAAAATTCAAGCGGTATCCGCGTCAAGGGTGCGGTATTAAAATCCTGTTCCCGAAAACATGGTACAAACGCTACGACAAGAACGGCGAACTCATTCATTGGTCAGACAAGACCACAAAGTGCGTCAGGCGCGAATTCGGTGGTCTGTCTTTCGGCGTTGGAAATGTATGGGATGTGTCAGACACAGAGGGCGAACCTCTGCCCGAAGTACAGTGGCACTCTCGCGTCACAGACGAAACGTTGATTGAAAAGCTGATTGCGTTCTGTGGTGAAAACAATATCTCGGTGGAATTTCGCAACGAACGCGAACGCGGAGCGCAGGGATGGTCAGAGCTCGGCAAGATTGTCGTTTTTGGTCGTTCGGTTAGCGTATTTGTGCATGAAATCGCACACGAACTTTTGCACGACAAAAAAGAGCGTTCTGAATCGGCAAAGACTCAGCTCGAATGCGAAGCGGAAGTTGTTTCCGCGATTATTTGCAAGCGTTTTGGCATTGACACAAACGCGACGAGCGCGGCGTACTTGGCAAATTGGGGCGTGGATGCTAAAGTAATTCGCGCAAGCACCACGCGGATTCAGGGTGCGGTGGAAAAAATTTGCAAATCTCTCGGTGCAGAATCCGAGAGCGAGGGAGACGAAGAATAAAACGCTTGTATCTGTTCCTGTATGGACAAGAAATACCGAGTTGGATGCCTTTGTTTCTTGTGCCTGACTACGTTGGCGGGAACTGCTTTCAGTTGTTTTTGTGGAAATTCGACTTTCCGCACAGTCTTGCTGGCGATACGTTTTTCATGGCATGGCGCGAAGAGTCGAAACGCGCGTCGCGGGGATAAAAACAAGGGGATGTACTCCCCTTGTTTTATTTTTATATCTTATAGAACATATGTTCTAGTTACATAAGATTTTGATGCTGGGTCGGACTCCTGCCCTCCTCCGCTTCGCGGTCAGTCTCAATATACCATCTCGGCATATTTTTGTCAACACCCTTGACAAACTATCAGAGACATGCTATTATAGGGCATAGGTAAAAAACGGGGGTGAATATGCCAATGAGTGCTTATGGCGTGTATTTGATTGCTTGTGAAATGATACGCGCCGAAACCGACGTTAATGTATTCAATGCGCTTGCGAACATTGTTGACTACGCGGTAATTGCGGTTACTGACCAGTTCCCGAATCTGAACGATATACCGATGAGTGACGCTGACGTGCGCGCCGCGTTGCGTGTTTACTTTGACCGCGCGCTAGGCCAAACTGTGAGCCTTTGACAAATCTTTCGAGACGTGCTATTATAAGCACACAGGAGAAAAAACATGCAACATTATGCAGGATTCGGCACAGCGATTGGTTGGACGGAATTGTGCAAAAGGTATCCATTGGCGAAAGAAATCGAGTCCGACTTGGCAGACGCGGAAATCTCGTTTCAGGAAATGGAAACATTTGCACTGACCAATTATGTCCCAGACGAGTATCTGCCGATTTTTGAAAAGTTTGAAGAATTCTTTGCGCGGTTCGCAGAAGAAAACGCGCCGTTGACTTTGGCGTGGTGCGGAGCTGGTAGTGACATTGAAGACATGGACGGTGATTTTCTGATGGTGTATGGTGTGTATGCCAAAGTCCCTGCCGCAGTCGCACTGGGTGATGCCTTGCAGGATATTTCGTGGGTCTCGTTTGGATAGTTACTGTCTATGTAGGCAGTAACATCGGGAAGTGAAAAATGAAACCGAGACTTCGCTCAAAGGTGATTGTAACAATCGAAGTAGACTACGAAGACCTTGACAATTGAAGTACTTTGGCGTTAAATTAGATTTGTTGCGTGCGAAGAGATACAGAATGGCGTTACAAAGTCATTCGACATTGATGGTAATCCAGACAAATACGACAGAGAAAAGGTTGAGAATCTGATTCGTTCCAACGGTAACGAACAGTATTCGACATGCAGCTTGCTGGAGTGTGCATGTGCGGCAGGAGACATTGAAAAGGGTCGCTACAATATCCGAGTCAATTGGTGACAGACTTGACAAATTGTAGGTGTCGGTGTATTATACAGACATGGACATAAAACAAGAAAAATCCGAGTTTGAAAAGATTTCTACGCCAGAGCTGCTCGCGTACTACAAAATCTGTCAGATGAACGGCTCTATGATTCAGAGCGCACAGGACGCCGAGCAAAACGCACGTCACCTTGAAGTCGTCACGGCAATTTTGACAAAACGCGGTGCGTTGGGAGATGATGCAGAATGAAAAAGGTTGTCCATGTTTACGAATGCGGTATCTGTGACAGTCTCCACCTGTGGGACTTCAACGAAGACTGCCGCGACAACGAACAGCGTTTCGGTGATATACAAGCTGTTTGCGAAAAGTTCCATGTAACAGAATTTGAAGTCGCAGTATCCAGCATGGAAGAGCGCATAGCGGCAGATATGCAAGAGATTGGATTGCGCGAGCTGATTGTCGAGAAAATCAATGTCTTTGCCAGAGACAATAATTGGTTTGACAAGTCGAATCGCAGGTGGGGTCGTCTTTATGTCTACGGCAATCATATCGAAGATGTGGATTTGGAAGACCTCTCGGACAGTAAGCTGCTTGACCTACTGTTGACCATACAGCGATACGCCGTGTTCGATTTCGGTCATTGACAAAATCCGACATGTGGTGTAGTATATTCAAAGGAGACACAAAAAATGGGAGACCGAGCAAATGTTTTAGTGCGGGAAGACAGTGCAGATAGTGGTGTTTATCTCTATACCCACTGGCGCGGCACAGAGTTGCCCCGCTTATTGCAAGAAGCATTGCAGCGCAATGTGCGATGGAATGATTGTCCGTACTTGACTCGTATTATCTTTGATGGCATGTCAAAAGGTACGCATGGTCAAGAGCTGGGGTTCGGTATTGCAGCGCGCCCCCAAGACGGCGAAGACCGAGTGCTGATTGTTGACGTTGAAAGTCAGACCGTCACACGCGGGAATTATGTCTTTTCGTTTGAAGATTTTTGTCAGATGGAAGCATGGCAGCTCGATGACTTTTGGGGCATTTACCCGTGACGAGGCAGACAGTGAATAAACATATTTCCGCAATCTGTTCAGCTCTGCCCGCCTACGGACTCAAATCCACGACAGAAAATGTGTCTACCGTGCTTGGCGGAAACTACTCATTTACACACTTTGGCAACGATGATACAGGGGCGGTTGATGAATTCTGGCTCTGTGTTAAAGACCTATTGACAAAAGGGGGGGGGTATGATGACACTGCCCCCCCCTGAGCGTCGAAGGTGCGCGCCTTTATGGAATCTCGATGCGGCAGATGGATGAGAGGACATGAATATGGTGTTTATTTTTCGTCACGGGCCAGAAATCATACTGGAGACCGAAAGCGCGGGCGATGTGCGTACTGCTATCAATTCGCAGTACCTTGTTCCATGTGAGACATATACCATTTCGATGGATGTCGGTTGGCGTGACTTTTGGGCATACGTCACACCAGAAAACCGCGACGCGATTGTGACATTGCTTGATGCCTTTATTGAAAAATCAAAGTCAGACCACCAGCCTCAGAGCATGTGGGGATAAGATGTACAGAACAATTACGTACTGGAAAGACCGCAAGGGGGGTGTGAACAATTTGCAGGTTTGCGTGGTTCTCCGAAATGGAGCTTACGTAAAGTTCTTTACTTCGATTGTTGGAAAAGCGCGCCGATACGCGGTACGATGGGCAAACAGGCACAGTATTACACTCGCCCCAGAGTCTTGACAAATTCTGGTGAAAGGTGTATGATTCAAGCATGAAAACAAAAATCTATGTCTTTGTGGTTAGCTGCTTCGATTACTATCGGGTCGAACATGTCTGCACAAACGCGTCCGAGATGTATAATCTGGTGCGTGGATACAAATTCAGTCGCGGCATGGAATACCAGATGCAAATCTGGGAAGATGGTAATTGTGACTCGTTCTGGATGACCGAATCCGACAAAGAATCGTGTATTGCGCGATTGAGTTGACAAAATTTCCGAGTTGCCGTATAATGATGGCAAGGAGACAAGATGCGAATCGTATTCAAACAGCTCAAAGAAATGGCGGCCGACAACGGACTGGTGGTAGTATGCAACATGCCGCGTGTTTACAACGTGTGCGAAAGCTACCACAGTGGTATCCGCGCGTTGTTTATCGGCAACGTAACGGAATGCTACGCGTATTTGCAGGGATACACACAAGGAAAGCGGGACGCGACGATTGGTAAAACTATCGGAAAGAGTGGTTGACAAACCTACCGACGTGTGATACAATGTATTTACACAAGTACGCCCGACGCCGAAAGGCAAGACGCCGAAAGTGTGATTGGGGTTATATTTGGGAGCAAAGGAAGCTGTCTTTTAATCGGGGCGGTGGATGCGTCTGTACCAGATATAATGAAACGAGAGCGAGGCAGCCTACCACAACAAACGCGCGTGGTAGGGGAGATTCGACGTTTTTTAAGCGACTGCCACTAATCCCTGCTCTCTAACCCCATCGGGAGACAAAATGAAAATGCAAATCACACTCAGTAATGTAAGGATTTCAAAATTCGCAAGTCAAGAAACCACCTGTTTTACGGCAAAGGTATTGGTAAACGGCAAGCTCGCGTTTGTGACAGGCAATGACGGGCAGGGCGGCTCAAATTACGTATACGTGGAAGACCGTGTTTTGACCGCAGAAGCAGAGTCGTATGTAAAATCATTGCCGCCAGAACCACAGTACGGATTACCAATGGATATGGAGCTGTACGTTGGCGTTTTACTTGGACAGTACGAACTGCAAAGGCAATTAAAACGCTTGTCGAAAACCAACACGCTGTTCCGCCTGACAGGAGAAGACGATTTTGAAATTCGGTACGTGAAAGGTGTTGGCGCGGATGCAGAAGCGTACATTCTCCAGAAATATCCAAACGCGAAAATCTGGAAACCGAGTTGACAAACCAACAGGGTTGTGGTATAATTCAGATGTGCGGTGAGTAACCGATTGGTCATAGACCAGAGGGTGAAAACGCACAGCTCTCCCCATAAACGGGGATGGCATTACACTCAGACGCCGAAGCCGTATGCGCCAGAGGGTGTATAAAGTAAGCGTCTGAGTGAATGCGACTGTTTTCGGTGCATAGTTGAGCGTAGAACCGTATACAGAAAACTATGACAAGCAAAGAATTTTTAGCATTATCAAAACAACTTGATTCGCTCGACATCAAAACGAGCGTGTATGCTAACCGATTGGCTGTTTGGAATTCTGATACAGACTTGGTTATTTTGCTGTTTGACGGAAATGCATACAGAGTGCGTCACGCATTTGAGGGAATGACTCGCTCAGATGTAGACAAGACAGAGGTCATGTTTGGAGACAAATACTTCGCGGTCAAACATTTTTTTTCTTTGATTACAAAGCGAACGCTGTTGAATATAGTCATTGAAAACGACCAGTAAAACTAGATTGCTCTGTATCGCGCGGTATATGGTCTCGCGCTGAATTTAGCGAGTGCTTATCGTCGTTTAAGAACGGCACGATTATCGGCAATCCGAAATACCGAGATAGCGTCGGAAGTGAGGGGGTATGGCGCGATATAAACACATACCCCTACCGCAATTATTCGACTGTCTATTAAGACAGCCATCAATCCGAGATTGTTTTCGACCACGAGGATTTCGACCACGGGACTTTTGTCCTGTGGTTTTTTTGTTGATTCGACCACGAGGATTTCGACCACGGGGGTATGGTGGCGCGCAAAGAAGATGCCGACCTGAGTTACCCAAGAACGGCAGGTATGGCAAGGTCGGCGCATTATGTCAAGTTGCCGCGCGGAGATGCGCGGAAATAGACAAGGCGCGCGCCTTGTTTCCACGTTGGAATGTAGCACGTTTCTGACTTTTTGTCAAGTGAGGTTACATAAGATTTTTTTGCTGGGTTGGACTCCTGCCCTCCTGCGCTCTTCGCGCTCGGTCATAGTATCGCGCTAACGCATACCTTTGTCAAGTGGTGCAGAATTGCCTATTGACAAAAAAACGCGCTTAGACTATAATACCGACATGACCACAAAAAACATGTTCGGATACGGAAATTCAAAGCTGGTGCATTTGCAAAATCGCGTGGGTAAAAAGGTTGCGACGTTTGACCTGCTCGCGGGTCATACCTGCCCGATGGCAAGCGACTGTAACGTGCGTGTCATTATCAGTAAAGGACACCGCCGATTGAAAAAGTTAGGCAAATGGGCTTGCTATGCGGCAAAAGCGGAATTGGTGTATACCGCTACATACCGCTTGCACAAAATCAATAAAACGCGCACTTTGCGCGATACGTTTGTAAAGCGCGCGATTCGCGAAATTGAAAAAAACCGCGTCGAGATTATGCGGATTCACAGTTCGGGAGATTTTTACTCTTGGGAGTATTTCCAAAAGTGGTACGCAATCGCGCAAGCGTTGCCGCATGTGTCGTTTTTTGGTTATACCAAGCAAGCGACCTTTGTAAAATGGTTACTTGCACACCCTCTGCCGAATTTGAAAATTGTTTACTCGCACGGCGGATTACTTGACAATTTCGCGGCAGCTCACAATTTGCCGACGTGTTACGTGAAAACGCAAGAGGGTCAGTACCCCGAAATTCCTGTAGCTTGCGGCGCGGTACATAGCGACGATTACGAACACGTTTTAGCGCAGCATGATTTTGTAATCGAGTTCCACTAGGGAGGGGGGGGACAATCCCCTCCCTAGCTTAGAACGATGCGCTATAATACAAAAGACGTAGCAAGGGGCAGCGAGCTTTGATAGAACCGACTAGGCACAGAGCATAAAATCCTGTGGACGCGAAAGGTTCGTAGCCGACCACGCGGGGAAAACGCGGTAAAGTGGGCGAAAGCACTGGTGCGAGTGTGAGTATCCCACAACCTTTTTTGTTTCGGTGTATGTTACATATAAGAACATGTGTTCTAATTGGATGCTGGGTTGGACTCCTGCCCTCTTACGCTATCCGCGTTCAGTTATAGTATCGCGCTATTTTCGTTTTTTGTCAAGGGACAGTATTGCACTTGACAAAAAACTCAGCAAGGTGTATCATTCAGCCATGAATAACAAACATATAGCGCGAGTGTCTCGCGCACACCGCGCCAAAGCTGTAACCGATTTTATCAATTTTCAATTCGGGTGTGATAATATCACTGCCGAGATGCAGCCTGTTTTCCAGAATGCCGATGAGTACGAAATCTTTGCGAATTGTCGGCGGGGCGATGTGCGTATGTTGAAAATTGCTATCTGTGCCTTTTTGCGCGGCGCGGAATGGCAAGAAAGTCGCGTTTGACAAACTTTTGACCTTGTGGTATATTGAACGTGTAGGACAAAATCAACCAAAAGGGGTGTGCTGTGAAAGAGTATTCTACCAAAACCAAGTCGGTGGTTGTTACTCTGTTTGAATTCGCTCTCAGCGTGCTTTTGAAGCTCAAATCGCGCGACGCGAATCGCGTTGCCGAAATCAAGGCACAGATTGCCGCGCTGAACAAAGAGCTCGCGAATGTGACTAAGGAATACAGTGATACGCAAAGCAAATTGACGATTGGTCTCATTCCGTTTGTTGAGCAGTGGGCGCGTGAAAATGAAGGCAGTTACGTCGGCAAGAATGGCAGGGTCAAAATTGTGCGTCCGTATTTGCGGCGCGTGTGGAGTGCTGACAAGATGGATGAAATCTTGGAACAAAACCCGTACTTGCTCCCCGTTTTGCAAGGCGCGTTTTCTGTGACACCTGTTGAGATTCAAGTCGAATTGCAAGTGTAAGACAATGCCCGCAAGGGCATTTTTTTACGTTCCGATAGAACATATGTTCTACTGGTTACATAAGAACTCTATGTCGGAAAATCGCAGTTTCAAACTGAAAATCCGTAGAACATTTGTTCCATTTCTAGGACTTGGGCCTTTTTGCTATATCCCACCGAATTTTGACTTATCGCCTGTCTGGATAGACAGTTGACAAAAAAAATGATTTGACGTATAATACAGACATGCAAATCAAAAAACATTTCCGAGCTGCCGATTTTACGGCGACCCAATTCGGTACGGCGCAAGAAAAGGCGGATTTCGCAAATCACTTTATCTACTTTGTCGAAAGTGGATGCCCGTATCGTTTGTTTCACAAATGGTTTTACGGGCGACTGTCCATGTGTTTTTGTCATATCGCCCACTACAACAAAGACGGATTTTATAGTGTGTGGTTTTCGTCGGACGCTCATAAAAATTTCATGCAACACACTCTTTCTTTTGTCCCGTTTGGCGACCCGTATTATACGTATTGCGATGTTGAACATGCCCTGATAAAGTATTTCAAACGTCACCCGATTCGATAACGGTGGGCATTGCCCACCATCGGCGCGTGAATCTCCATAAAGGGAGACACGACAGCGAATTAACGCGAATACTGTACAGTATGACTTGCCCGTAAGCGAGTCTGGGGTGAATTGACACCCGCGCCGTCAATCTTTTATCGCTTGACAAATCCAGCGAGCTAGTGTATCATACATTCACAGGTGAAAAAGTGAAACGAGTCAAATGTAAAAGTGGACTGTCTGGACGCCAGCAAAAGCTGCAACGCATGTATCGTGGCAAAAGAGAGTTCATTTCATACACTGAAATCTACAACATTCATGGTCGTCTTGGTTTCAAGTCAGCAGAACGGTGTTGGACTGCCAATCCGTTAGTTGAATACTCTATAGACCCGTCCGATTTTCGTCGGGTGCGCGAGGTGAAAACTATCTGTCATTCGACGCTTGTGTGAAGTACGGCGAAACCGATGCCGAGTTTACCGTAGAATGGTCAATGAGTAAAAACAAAACTCCGTACCGCGCGGGAAAGACGCTTTGGCAGCAATGGGGATTTTTTCTTCAGCCTGTCAGCGTTGTTGATTGCAGATTGACAAATTCTTGGAAATAGGGTAGAATACAGATACGGAAACACAACAAAGCTTTAACGGATGGCATTCTGGCGGACACGGTGTAAACGACATTAATGGACACTGAACAGCTTGTAGAACTTGAATTGTTCAAAGATATGCGTTGCCCGAAATGTTTCGGGCGCAATCTGACCACGCGCGGAATCTTCAAAGACGTTACGCATGTTTGTATGGATTGCGGGAAAGAATGTACTGACGAAGAATCCTTGCGCGCTGGTCGGGAATTTCGAGAACGGAATAAAGAATAGATTCGACCACGGCACTTTCGACCACGAGCATTCACACACGCGCGGCAGATAGGGGATAGTGGATACCTGCCGCGCGAAGGCGCGGACAGGCGCGGAACGACCTGTCACAAAAAGTATAGCACGCTGTTCTTTTTTTGTCAATTTCGGTTACATAAGATTTTTGGGCTGGGTTGGACTCCTGCCCTCCTCCGCTTCGCGGTCAATTGTAGTATAGCGCTATTCTGATTTTTTGTCAAGGGATGGGCGATACTTGACAAATTGAAAGGGAAGGTGTATCATTTGAGTATGAATAAACATTCACCATATTTTGACCAGGAAAGTCCGATTGCGGAGATTGTTGGCATGATTGCGGATTTAGATGTATCCCGTCCTTATGAGCTATACGCGACGGCGGTATTCAAGTGCAAACAGGGGTACTTGGTCGTTGGCGTTAGTGGATGCTCTTGTTGGCCTGACAGTGGCGGTACGTCTCAAGAATTTTGCCGCACGCGCGCCGATGTGGACAAACAATTGCGCGGGGAATGGCGCGAGCTTTTGACGCTTTGCCAACAGCGCAATTGGAAAATCGCTGTTGACAAATAAATCAATCCGTGATACAATGCGCTTGGGTGTGAATGATTGCCGCGACGCCAAAAAGCGTTACCGTACTGGTTGAAAGCGAATCTGATAACTGCCAGAATACGGTGTCAGACGCGGCATAGTACGCCCAAAATGGACAATCAAACATGAAAACTTTTTCGTGGTACAATAAAATGCTTTACATTCAAACGCGATATTTCATTCTCGCGATTGGTTGGAATGGTTGGTATTGGGGGAAATGCATTCCAACGTACAAAAATTGGGAACGTTTCACAATCGAAACACCGCTTTTTATTTTCGCGGTAAGCGGTTGGATTTTCTGGGGCAAAAAACCGACAAGGGCACTCTAACCGAGTGTCTTTTTTATCTCTTGACAAAATTTCAAATGTGACATATAATACAGACATGGAATACGAAACCTGTATCATTTGCCAAGAAGCACTGCTCACTACCGATGAGCTGCAATCTGGCATTCACGCCTCTTGCGACGAAGAGCTGCGCCATTGCCCGTTCTGCGGCGAGGTCGAGTGCGTCTGCTTTGACGACGAGACCTACACCGTGCGCGGTACGGCACGCGCAGCGAGACAGCACCGCGCACGACACGGGATGCGCGTTGACGGCGCGGGTATCCGCAATCCTGTTTTTCGGAGCTCAATATGATGAATACATGTGGGTTTGGACACCCCAGCGGATGTTGTGCAACCGCGCATGGCACGATGGGAGAAATACGCGGGCTGCCCAAATATATCTCAGCCATACTTGGATTTGAAAATACGTGTATCTATCACGCTGTAAACAGTGGACTGGATTGGAACAAATTAAAAATCATATCTCCAGCGACAGCGCAGATAGAATATGAAACAAAGACCCCAGACAAATTGGGCAGATACTTTTTTTCCCTACATTGGACAGGATGGGGGGGGGTGGTACTGTTTACGGAAAAAGAACGCAAGGGTTCTTGGGCGACCCTCTGGAACACGGATTCCCACGCCCTTGACAAAATTAGGATAAGGTGATACAATAAGAGTGTGGGAGTGAGAGTTTCGGCGTCGTGCCGACTGAACGAATCGAGTGCGCCACAGCGTTTAAGCGGTATCCAATTCTCTGTGTAATTCTAAGCATTCGCGTGGCTATCATTCCCACATCAAGTAGTCGTTGGGATTCTGCGCTCGAATAAATGAACAGTTACGGTTATAAAAGCCTTGTATCGCCACCGAGTCCCTTCCCAAATTTGCGAAGTGCGCTCTGGGCAAACGGCTAGTCCGTTGGCAACAAACGCCACCGTAGCGCAGAAGAGGCCAAACAAAGCGTGCATCGGATTGGCGGGATTCTCCGCCTCCCAAGCATTATCTCAGCCCGATTTTTAATCCGTTAGATGCTTAGAAGAAACATGAAACACTTACTACATAAATTGATTGCTTGGTATCTTCGCCGTTGTGGTGGCGCGGCTCATTGCTATCCATACGGTGAACAGGGTCGTTATTTGGTTTTGATGGACGACGATACCTATCGTCGTTTCAAATGTCTGGCACATGGTCGCACGCCAGAAGAGTTTCACAAAATGGTTTGGTCTTTACGTGATGCGGGAGTGTGGGTTTCGTGAACGCATCGCCGTTGGAATGCTAAAAATGAAGTATTCTATAATTTACGCAGACCCCGCATGGAGTTATTCTATAAGTTCATCTGTTGCTGGTGGACGTGGGCAAAATACATCCTATCGTTGTCTGCGACCAGTTGAAATTTACGACATGCCAGTTGAAACACTTGCGGCAGATAATTCGATTTTGTTTTTATGGGATTCTTATCCGATGTTGCCAGAAGCACTTTACTGTATAAAGGCTTGGGGTTTCTTTTACAAGACAAACGCTTTTACATGGATAAAGCAAAATAGAAAAGCGGATTCTGACTTTTTTGGAATGGGTCAATGGACTCGAAGAAATTCAGAAGTTTGTTTACTAGCAACGAAGGGAAATCCAAAAGCGATAGACCGCAGTATTTCAGAATTGGTCTATTCACCAATCGGTAAGCATAGTGAAAAGCCTGCCGAAATTAGGGATTTGATTGTCAAGTTGTGTGGCGACCTTCCACGCATTGAGTTGTTCGCTCGGCAAAGAGTAGCGGGTTGGGATGTATTCGGGAACGAAGTCGAAGGTTCTATACGCCTTCCAACACCGCTTGCACTGGACGGGGATACGCTCCCAGATAACTAGCAGGTCTTACCCGCTGATGTACTGGTAGGCGAAGGCACTTTGCCCGAACCGCCCCTCCAGTAAATCGAACCGCGTTATCTTTCGGTTGACGCGGTTGAATGGCATAAAGGCGTCCCCCAATGTGGTTCGAGTCCACACTATATGCAGGTCGAAACTGTAATAGGCATGGAGTTCAAGGGATTCCCCAATAGGGTTCAATTCCCTACAATCAGCGTCAACCGAAAGCTAACGACATCGGTAATGTTACGTAGCTCGCTATTGATACCTACCTAGTGGAACAGCAGCGCGTCAGCGCGAGAGCGTTTTAACGGGGCGTGGAGAAGTACCCGACGTTGCGTATAGATTTACCGAAACAGAGACCGCGCAAATTGCGCGGTTTTTTGTTTTTGGCAAAGTCCTAGACCGTAGAACATCTGTTCTATTTTAACGCTGGATTGGACTCCTGCCCTCCTGCGCTATTCGCGCTCAGTCATAGTATCGCGCCGTTCCTGTTCTTTGTCAAGAGTCGGGATGACTGTTTACGGGTCAATGTCGCAAGTGTTCTTTTGTGGCACACTCAAACATGGATTTTCGCACCCTTGACAAAATCGCAAAAAAGAGATATGATTATGATATAGAGGTTTTGACATACTGTAATTTGTAGATACCTGCGCCCGATTGGAAACGTAATTGCAGCGTTAAAGGGAAATGGAAAGTATCAATCAAAGTATGTCAAGGCAAACCTCTAAAATTCAAGACATGGAGGCACGAATGTATAATACACTCAAAGCACTCGAATCGTTACTGAATCTTGTCTTTGCGATGGGATACAACCAAATCGTAGTAAGAATCAAAGATGCGCCGAATCATGTTTGTCTTTCGGTTTGGCGCGGGCGCGCGGAATGGATGCTACGCATTGGTCAAATCAAAGACCAAAGCTGGTATGTGTATTACATTGACAACGGCGGTATTGTCATTCTCTTTGAAGGGTATGTTTTCGCTGACGCGCTCTGCGTGTTTTTCAAGAAATTGCACGAGATTGCAGATTGACAAAGTGTGGTGACTGGTGTATTATACAGACATGAAAAACATTACCTACCGCGAATACAATCTGACGTTTTTCCAGGTTCCAAGTGGGTTTTATATCCACTGCGAAAGTATTGACGAAGAGTTTTATACGTCAATCTTCGACACATTGCAAGGCGCAATTGACGAAATGATGTGCTTGTGCGATGAACCGTACAAGGGGTGATATATATGCAACTTATCAAATGGAATGCTCTTAACCAGAAACAACGCGATGCGGTCAGGGTGTCGTTTCCGTATTGGTATCTCGACCAAACGGCAAAAACGATTGAAGGATGGGCAGAAAAACATGCGTTTTGGTTTACCAATCGCGGGAAACTGGCGCAAAAGCGCAGTGCTGAACCTTTGTCTTCAGCCAACCATTACGAAAAATGCGATACCAAAATCAAAATTCAACTGCACCACGAAAGCGGCAACGACGTACAAAGACGCATTGACGCTCTGTATACGTTTCTCGGCAGCGATTATGGATATGGATTACAATTGTTTTTGGATGCGTTCACAGTGAACCGCAATAACGTTCCGATTGAAATTCGCGGACTGTTTAACGGGTATTTGGAAAACTATATTTATATTCACGGAACACTGACTGTCCGCATTTACTCGATTTGAAAAGTGTAATCAAAAAACCGTACAGCAATGTACGGTTTTTTCGACCACGAGCCTTTCGACCACGAGCCTTTCGACCACGAGCCTTTCGACCACGAGCCTTTGTACGTGTGTGTGGTGGGAATGGACACAGAACGACCCACCGCGCCTACGCGCGGTGGGTCACTAAAAATCTCACCATGAAAATTATCTTACGCCGTTCTTTTTTTGTCAAGTGTTGGTTACACAAGATTTTTTTGCTGGGTTGGACTCCTGCCCTCCTGCGCTCTTCGCGCTCGGTCATAGTATCGCGCTATTCACGTTTTTTGTCAAGTGGGGAGTTTCCTATTGACAAAAGTAAGAATCAATCATATAATACAGACATGGAACAAAAACTTATCGAATCACTTGCGGAGAATCTGTCGGCATATAACGCCGAGTGTGTGAATGATGGGGACGGTCATTATACCCTATTCTTGAATGGTGTACCAGTGATAGGGTACTCTGAATCAAAATCGTCTTGGCGTTGCTACAATGCCAACGGTGTATCAGTAGGGCGATATTCTTGTTCGGACGCTCTGACTCACCTTGCGAGTCATTTGTAGCTTGACAAAACATTTGAGTCGTGTTATATTGAATGCAAGACGGACAAAAAACAAGGGAGGAAAAATGCCGAAAAATCCGATGGGCAAAACGGTCAAAAAGGAAAACGCGTATGCGGTGTATCGCGGCGGCGGATTCGATTACTTGGTGCTGAAAACGTACCAATCCGCCGAAAAAGAAGATGCGAATCCGTATGCGCGATGGTTTCTCGCGACGCGCTCTCCGTATACGTACGGCAGTTGGGAGCTGGGCGATGGATACGTGCGCGACGTGAAACGCAGTGCCTATCGCTTGTTGGATACCGACGCGGACGCGTTTCTCAAACGCGAATTTGGCGACAAGGCAGGCATTACCAAAGTAACCGCGTGAGACAAAAAGGGGTAGCCGAAAAGCTGCCCCTTTTTTATTTACCCCAAATAGAACATATGTTCTGCGGGTTACATAAGACATCGGTGTAGAACATCCGTTCTATTTTTGTGCTGGGTTGGACTCCTGCCCTCCTGCGCTCTTCGCGCTCAACGGTAGTATCGCAGGATTACTGATTTTTGTCAATATCTGTGTGGCAGATTGACAAACTTTATTAGATTGTATATAATAGCATCATAGCGAAAGGATGAAAAAAATGAAAATCAAAATTGTTGCAATGGGTGGTCAAGAGGATGCCTCAGCGCGTGATTATTACGCTCACTGTATGGCAATGATTGGAATTGAGGGTGAGGTAGAAGAAATTGCAAGGGGTGGTTTGGTTGGGATTTGGCAATGCCGCATGGAAAAATGTACTGACCCGACGCTTGGGAATGTCATTAGTCCGTTGGTCTATATTGACAGTGAAAAATCTACAGAAACGCGCCCGTGTGGTTACTTGTTTGCACAAATTGTTAGTGGGGGCCCGCGCGATTTGTTGCGCGCAAATCGAGTCGGTGCGTCAAATTATCGTGTATGGTATCATGGCGATGAATACTCTTCTTGGATTGTGTCAGAGCAAGAGTTAATAGAAGCATACCCGATACTCGCGCGGTCTCTTGGTCTCTCTTGACAAAAGACTGAGACCGCGCTATAATAGGGGTGTAAGCAAAATTAACCAAAGGGGTGATAAAGTGGAAATTCTCGGCGCAAACGTTTTCGGCGTAGAGTTCTTTTTGTCTGACCTGTTTTGGATTGATTTTGAGATGGAGCGTGACGCCTAGTGCGTCACATCTTGACTAGGGGCGCGCAGCGTTGGGGTTCGATACCCCGTGCCAGACTGGGCGGAAAATGCGTGGTGAGACGTTCGAAAGCTAATGACATCACATTGACTGTCGTAATTTTGAAGACCCGTATAATCGCGGACATACTGACGCGGGGTCTGCTATGCCATATACGCTATCCAAAGTGACCCATAACAAATCAACCGCGCAAGACGCGGTTTTTTGTTTTTGGTTCTAAAATAGCAAAGTCCTAGAATATAGAACATCTGTTCTATTTTTAGGATGCCTGTCCCTCCTGCCCTCCTCCGCTTCGCGGTCAATTGTAGTATAGCATCCCCAGCCGATTTTGTCAAGTCCTAAATTCGCCCTTGACAAATCCCAGAATGTGACATATAATAGAGTCATAAGGGGGTTAGAATGCTTTCATTCTTAGAATCTTTTACCCGTATAGCTGTTGCTGAGGGTGCGACATGCAAAATCACGGTCAATGATATGGGATTCAACTTCTATGCGAAAAATGCAGTCGGTTATATCTCCGTTTCATTCGACGGAGCAGTTTTTACTATTTTCGATGCCAATGGGGATGTATTCGATACAAGGGATGCGAGTTTTGTTAATTCTGCAATCTTGGGCGAACTCACCAAGACAGATTGACAAAGTGCGGTAACGGGTGGATTATACAGATATGAATATCTAAGGGGCGCGACATGCTTAAAATCTGTGTTGTGAATGCAAACGGAAAAGAAGTTTTGAGGCGCATTGATGGACTTTACGCGTTCTTGGGCGACCCCTTGACAAAGATTTAGTATCGTGTTACAATGAATTTGTCGGTGAGAGATTTACGGAAAGTACCTTTCGGCGGTGAAGTGCCTAACGCTTGCAAGTGTTAGGGCGATGGACTGACCGATATGAAATCTAAAATCTCCACCGACATCCGACTGCCGTACCGCCATAGATAACGGACTGAAGTGGGTCGCGTGAGTAAGTGAAGCGGTACGGCAGTCACATAAACGAAATTTCAAAACTCGCCCCTGCGCCTCTATCCGCGTCGGACTTTGACAAAGGATATGTGACAGGGGCGTACCTATTGACAAAGGTATGATACCTTGCTATAATAAGAGGGTAGAAAGGGGACAAAAATCATGGACGCTATTCTCGGAAAACATGTGCGGGTTAGTGGTAACAGATGTGGCGTGGTCGCGTGGTATACCGACTTGCCTACCGTGTTGGGATTCTCGGTCAGGTACTACCATGTTAACCTGTGGGGTAGCGGTGGCACGGTTGCCGCAACAATTGACGAAATCGAATTGCTGTAGGATATGACGACGACGAACAGGGCGAGTCTTGACAAAACCCTGTTCTTTTGCTATACTACAGTTGAGCGCGAAAGCGTGTGAGGACAGGAGTCCAACCCTACCTTATTATAGAACATATGTTCTGTCTGGATAGACAGTTGACAAAAAGTGATTCGTGCGGCATAATAAGGACATGGAGGAAAAATGAAAATCGTTCTGGTATATCAATGTGGCATTGCAAATGTTTTTCAGGTTTCGATATTCTCGAATGAAAGTAAAAACCGCAATGCAGTGCGCCTGTATCAAGGCAGCTTTGGACACTGCGTTAGCTTCGCGCGAGGGTGCGCGGCTGTTGGCGCGAATGTCAAAGTAGCAGCTTGCAATCAGGCTGGAGATATTACAAATTCGGTATGGTCAAGCGACATTGACGCCGCGCCGTTTTCGGAACAATTCACTAAAACGTTCAAGACAATCTAGAGTCTTGACAAATATCCAAACTTGGTGTATATTAGATTTGTAGGCGAAAAGGAGAAAAAACATGAACATTCTTTGCGACGACCTGATGCCCGTACTCAAACAGCTGCAATCTGAAGGACTCGAAGTGTATAGTTATACGTCAATGGACATGCGCCAACGCGGAACGGCAACCAAATCGCTGTACTGGTTTGAGAATGGGTGTGTCTTGAACATTCAACCCGATGAATTCGGTTGGTACTACAATCTTGGCGTGTCTTACATTCCAAGTAGCGCAAACGGTTCGGGATGCCGCTTGACTCATGCTGACGGATATGGATACCACCCCGAAGGTGTGCGCGCTGACGAAGTACTGAAATTTCGCAACGCGGCAACGTGGGTTCGCGGCGCGCAGAATTACAAGAGCATGGAGCATTTTCTCAAAGAGCAATCCAAGTTTGTCTTGAAATTCGCGAAATTGGACGCTGACGGCAAAGTGATAGACGAGACGCCCTAAAGCGTCTCTTTTTTTTGCGTGTCCATCTTATGTAACCAAGTAGAACAAATGTTCTAATCAAAAACCGAGTCATTGACTCGGTTTTTTTGTTTTGAGCGCGAAAATGGCTAAGTCCTAGAACATAGAACGTCCGTTCTATTTCGACGCTGGTGCGGACTCCTGTCCTCACACGCTCCCGCGCTCAATGTGAATATACCATGCTTGTCAAGTTTTGTCAAATGCTTGACAAATAATCCATCGGCTGCTATAATAGTCACAGTGAGGCGAAAAATGAATCCGAGAATCAAGGTAAACAAATCACAGGTTGGCGAAATCGTTTCCGCGGTATTCCCTGAATACAAAGGTAGAAAATTCTGGGTAGTGTATGCCGAATCGGTTACGCTGCACGACACCAATTGGGGCGGTGGTACACGCAATTTTTATCGCGGACTGAATCGCACTGGTGAAATTCGCAGTCCATTCGTTCCCTCTCCGTGGGTCAATCCGTTTGAGGGTGCGAAGATTGAATTGACAGCAGAAGTACTTTTGGTAGAACATTCTATTTTCTGTGGAAAAGATTTGGGCGTTACAATTTACGCTCACCCGTCGCTTGCTGAAAAATTGCTGACCGCTTGACAAATGTAATGCGTAATGATATTATGAACGCATGGAGGCAAACAATGCTTGAATTCATTCACTCGTTTTTGCATGTTGCAATCATGGAATCGGCACAATGTCGCGTGATTGCAAATGAAAACGGATTCATTTTCAGCGCAGAAAATACGCACGGGAAAATATCCGTAGCGTACAAACGCGGTAATCCGTTTCGTATCACATTTGCTGATGACGATTACATGGATACGAACGCCGCTTCGATGGTTTCGGCGCAGATACTCGTCGCACTGACCGCTTGACAAATGTAATGCATAATGATATTATGAACGCATGGAGGCAACATGAAAATCAAAATCGCAGTTAAAAAAGGTACGCCGCAGAAAATGGACGCCGACGACCAACCGACGTTTGAACAATGGTCAAAGCGCGTGGATGCCCTTGTGCAACGTTTCGCTTGCATGTCTTTGTATGACCTGCCAGACGTGCCTTTGATGGATTGGTACAACGCGAGACTGCGCCCGATTCGTGCCGCAAACCGCGCGCTGAAATACGCACAAGAGTAAAAAAAGAAAACCGCGATATAATTCGCGGTTTTTTCATTTTTCGACCACGGCATTTTCGACCACGAGACTTCGACCACGGCACTTTCGACCACGGGGATATCGCGCGCGGATAGGGCGCGCGGATAGGGCGCGCGGCATGACATACCGCACAATTTTTGTGTGTATCCCAAATATCATACCGCCCAAGAGAAATTTTGTCAAGTATGGTTACATAAGACGGCGGCATAGAACATCCGTTCTATTTTGACGCTGGCTGCCGCTCCTGCCCTCCTCCGCGTTTGCGGTCAAATGTAGTATCGCGCTAACGCTCACTTTTGTCAAGTAGAACATCTGTTCTATTGCAAGTTACATAAGACAATAGAACATCCGTTCCTCTTGACAAATTTTATCACTTAACCTATAATAGGCACATGAGCAAAAAAATGTTCGGTACACAGAATAGCAAGTTGACACATTTGCAATCGCGGCTAGGGAAAAAAGTCGCGACGTTTGACCTGTTGGCGGGGCATACATGCCCTATGGCAAATTTATGTCATGCGCGCGTGGTAGTTCGCAATGGTCACAAGAAAATTCTCAAACTTGGAAAATTCTTGTGTTACGCGGCAAAGGCCGAAGCTGTATATCCGTCCGTATACAAATTGCATAAAATCAATAAGACGCGCAGCTTGCGCGCAACGTTTGTCAGTCGCGCTATCCGCGAAATTGTCAAAAACAATTTCGAGATTGTACGCATTCACTCAAGCGGTGATTTTTACGATTTTGCGTACTTTCAAAAATGGTATACAATCGCGCAAGCATTGCCAAATGTGACTTTTTTTGGATACACCAAACAAGCAACGTTTGCAAATTGGCTTATCGCTCACCCGTTACCAAACTTGAAAATTGTGTATAGTCACGGCGGACTACTTGATGACTATGCGGCAGCTCACAATCTGCCTACATGCTACGTTGAAACACAAGAGGGCCAGTATCCCAACATTCCCCTAGCATGTGATGCCGTACATAGTGACGACTTTGAGTACGTTATGGCGCAAGTGACATTCAAGATTGATTTTCACTAAAACGCGCCGAGTCAATGAAAAACCTACGGGAAACAAGTTAAATCCCTGTAGGTTTTTTGTTCTATTCGTCAGAACATTTGTTCTATCGGTTACATAAGACGGCGGCATAGAACATCCGTTCTATTTTGACGCTGGCTGCCGCTCCTGCCCTCCTCCGCGTTTGCGGTCAAATGTAGTATCGCGCTAACGCTCACCTTTGTCAAGTAGAACATCTGTTCTATTTGACAAATTTCTGAGACCGTGCTATTATATGGTCATGGAAAACAAAATGACACACCCAAACAAGAATGCCGCAATTAACGCCGCGCGCTTCGCTAGCACTTTTGACGGTGTAGCGTACGCTGTAGTAGCATTGATGGGCGGAATTTTCGAAATTTGCAAGGTGTCGGAATTGCGCGATTTTAGCATGGTCATAGTCGCGTACAAGTACGGGCGGATATTCAATCTGAATTGAGCTCTTGACAAATTTCCCTATCCGCGCTATAATGCTCTTGTAGGCAAAATTCACAAAAGGGGTGAAACGTGATTATCAAAGTCGGCAAGAAAACGGGTGTTGACCTCAGCACGGGCAAGGTAGTACTGTTGGGCAAGGGCAAGGGCAAGTAGGGGCTAACGCCCCTTTTTTTTGATTCGCAATAGAACATCTGTTCCACGCGGTTACATAAGAATTTTTGAATAGTTGGCAAAGCGGGCGGTTACACAAGATTTTAGATTCAGAAAACTACGCTTTATAGTTAGGATTCCATAGAACATTTGTTCCATTTCTAGGACTTGGGCCTTTTTGGCGGTTTGCGATAAAATCAAAAAAGCGGGATACTTGACAAAAAAAACTATTCCGCGTATAATGAGTATATGGAAAACAAGATAACAAAAATCAACGAATTGATGAAAGCATTAATGCCCCAAATTTACATTGATGCATACAGTAAAGATGCCAAAGATTTTTTATATTTCGGGTTTCTCGAACGCCCTGGACAATTACTCTTGGCTGTTATCCAAGAGACATGGATTGTAGAATTCAAGGATTGGTATAGTGGGGAGATTCTGCAAATTTACCAGGGGACGGACGCTGAACGCGCTTTTAGTTTGTTTTATGAACGGGCGCGTTTAATCAAGGCGATACAAGAATAAAAAAGGGGAAAAAACAATGCCTATCGAAATCATTGTCGCAATCGGACTCGCTGTAGCATTCAGTGTCTCGTTGACTCTCACATTTTCGGCAAAACGTCAACGGGCTGTCAAGTACGGCAAGAATCGGTACGAACGCCTATCGCGGTGATAGGCATTTTTGGTGGTTACATAAGACGGCAGTATAGAACATCCGTTCTATTTTAACGCTGGCTGCCGCTCCTGCCCTCTTGCGGTATCCCCGCTCACCTACATTATCGCAGATTCACACAATTTTGTCAAGTAGAACATTTGTTCTGGTCGGTTACATAAGACGGGCGTACAAAAAAAAACCCCTTGCGGGGCTACATTTCGATATTTCGCCAAAAAAATATAAAGGCAGTACCAAAAACGACGGCGAAAATCAGGGTAGGAATAATGTTTTCCATTGTATGCGCTCCCTTGTGAATGCTTGCTTGCCTATGTTTTAAGTATAGGTCAAATGAAGAAATTTGTCAACAGTCAAAAATGACTCGATTCTACCTATTGACAAAAACGAAATTTTGCGTATAATAGACTATAGAGGGGTGAAAAATGTCAACAGAATTCTCTTTTGTCACTGGTAACAATGAACTCCATGAATTTGCCTTGCAATCTTGCGGTTGGCAATTTTCGTTCACACGCCCGCTTGACAAAACCGCCGCGCCGTGATACAATGCTCTTGTAGGCAAACTTCACAGGGAGATGAAAAATGACACACAGTGAAGCAATCGCACAAGCGCAGAATGTGTATCGAGCAATCCACATGTACGTTGTCAAATTTCCAGATGGCACATTTGGAGTTGCAGAGGGGTACAAGGTCACAAGCGATGGGCGCGCTGAAGTTTACGGAAAAAATGGGCGCGCGATGGAGCATTACTTTCGCACGCAATACTGTGGGCGTTTTGATGAATCTGGTACATACAAATTTGGGACGGATTGACCAAAGGGGAGCGTATGGACACAAAACAAATGCTTGAAAAAGCGATGGAATACAATGGCGCAAAACGCGCGAAACTGATTTTGCTCGCGGTGTGTCTCGATGTGAACAACGAGCTCACTAACGCTGAACGTGCCGAAGCTTTGCTGAATGCGTACAACGCTCTCCAATTTGAAGAAGACCCTGTAAATTTGGAAATTTGACAAAAAAACAAGACCGTGCTATACTACTTTTGTCGGCGGAGATTTACGAAAAGTACCTTAATCTCTGCCGACAACTCCCAAAAAGGATAAACACCAAAATGACAGAAACATGGCACGTAGTAAAATACGCAAGCGACGGTACGGTACTTGCAAGATTCGAGACTGAAAATTTGAATGAACGCGCCCTGCAAGAATGGTGTGATGAGCAAAAAGGTAGAAAAGTCGTTGCAACAGCCGAAGGAAATTTCGTCACGTTTGAATACAAAATCCCAACTTGGCGCAACCAAGAATTCGATTTCTAAAAAAGAAAACCGCGAATTATATCGCGGTTTTCTCATTTTTCGACCACGAGCCTTTCGACCACGAGGATTCGACCACGAGCCTTTCGACCACGGGGTATTGCTCGGCACAGATTTTACCCAAATTTTGCCCGTCTTGGGTAACTCCGCCCCGATTTTCCGAACTTTTGTTCTAAAATGACGTTTTTTGCCTATAAAATAGGCATTTTTTCGCCTTTGACTCTATAATTATACCCCAAAACGAGATTTTTGTCAATTCCACTTTACATAACGCGCGATAGGTTACATAAGAATATGCACCAGGTAGGCGCACAATAGAACGAGTTACATAAGAATTTTAGCACTCTATCCGACAGGGTGCTAAAAAGTTACATAAGAATAGGCGCAATTTTACGTTTTCTTTCAAATTCTTCAGTTACACAAGAATTTTTTTCCGAAAAATGCGCTTTTATAATTATAAATCCATAGAACATTTGTTCACATTCTAGGACTTGGGCCTTTTGGCGGTTTGCGAAAATTCGCAAACCGCGCCGCGTAGAAAATTTGTTCTATGTCAGTGCAGAGTGCGCGAAGCATAGAACGTCCGTTCTACTCGCAGGTCGTTGGGTGTTAGAACGGATGTTCGGTTACATAAGACGCGGCAGGTCGCGTTTCGAGCGTTAGAACGGACGTTCTAATTTCGTGGTTACATAAGATTGCGCTCACAAGCCTAGCGCGGTTACATAAGACGGACGTACAAAAAAAATGCCCTTGCGGGCATTTTTTCTATTTATTCACCACAATTTTTCCCGCGCCCTTGCCATTTGAGGCCTTTTGTAATCGCAAGAATAAATCGGTACGCGGATTGTCGTTTCCGTCAAGAAACAACATTTCGGTACTGATTCCGTCTTTCAGGAACTCCAGGCAAATTTTTTGTAGTTCATCTGAAAGATACCAAACTAAAGTCCCAACTACAAACGAGCGAAATTGACGCCGCATTTCCGCGCGGATTGCATCAATTTCGCGCGCGGTGTCATTCAGCGCGTGTATGTCAATCGCATTATCGCCACTTAAGGCAACAAATTTTTTCCAATTGCGTTTGCCATTATCTTTGCATTCATTGTACGGGTCTCCGCGTCCCCCGCGGAACTCGTTCGCAATTTCGCGCCGTTTTCTATTCAGCGCGATAATGTCATTCAAAAATTCTGCAATTCTTTCAAGTTCTTGTGCGATAATCATTTTGTTTGCCCCTTGTGATTTTGCGGATGCCCTATTACATCCCCACACCAACATTATAGCAGATTGCAAAAAAAACACAAGCGCGTCAACCTTAAAGATTCCGCGCGGTTTCGCGTCAATTCTTTAAGGTATGGATGTTCTATTCGCAGGTCGTTGCGTGTTAGCACATTCGTTCTACGCGGTTACACAAGACGCCCCGAAACAACGTCTAGAACGGATGTTCTATTTTGACGCTGGCTGCCGCTCCTGCCCTCCTCCGCGCTTGCGGTCAAACGTAGTATCGCGCCGATTGTGCCGCGTGTCAACTAGCACTTTTGTTCTACTCGCAGGTCGTTGGGTGTTAGAACGGATGTTCGGTTACATAAGACGCGGCGGGTCGTTGCGCGTGCTAGAACAGATGTTCTATTCGCAGGTCGTTGGACGTTAGCACATTTGTTCTATGCGGTTACACAAGACAGGCGTACAAAAAAAATTGCCCTTGCGGGCAATTCTCTAGCTCCAGTCCCATACTTCTTCTACGCGCAATCCTTGCGTGTTATTCCTGTACGATTCGCGCAACATAATAGTTGTGACGCGGCGATTGCGAATAACTGCAACAATCGTATCACCCGTTGATTGTCCCGCGTGAACAGTGTATCCGATTTTATACAAGATAACTGCTGTGTCGCGCGTAGCTTGCTTCGCGGCATTGTTCGCAGCGCGTGCGATGTTTGCGGCAATTTTGTCGCCAATGCTTTTTTTAACTCTTGAATCAACCCTGTCCGCAGCATGTCCAAAGATTGCCATTTTGTTTGCCCCTTGTGATTTTGCGGATGCCCTATTGCATCCCCACACCAACATTATCGCATAGGTCACACCGCGTGTCAACTAGCACTTTTGTTCTACTCGCAGGTCGTTGGGTGTTAGAACGGATGTTCGGTTACATAAGACGCGGCAGGTCGTTGCGCGTGCTAGAACAGATGTTCTATTCGCAGGTCGTTGGACGTTAGCACATTTGTTCTATACGGTTACATAAGACGGACGTACAAAAAAAATGCCCTTGCGGGCATTTTCTTTACTTGAAACGTTTCGCGCATACTGGCCCTATGCCATTCGCGACACTCTTTGCATCTTTTAATTTCGTCCCGCACCATACACAATAGCCGTACTGTATTGCCAATTCCTTGGCCTCTTGTGCATTCATTTTCATATCTGCATCAAGCGAATACACCGCACCACGTTCATATTCATAATCCCATTTTACCACTTCTAATTCACCATTCAGGCGGTTACCCGTGATAATGTGCAATCGCTCCGCGTATAACGCGGTTTTCGATTGATTGAATTTAACGCGGTATATGGTTTCACCGCGCTTGTAAATCCCCTCTTGCGTTACACCTGCGCGCGCCGCGCTTTGAGTCTGTACGTTTTTGCATCCATTCGCGCATGTCGCGCCGCTTTCGCGCGTCCATTCAATTTTCGTTCCTGCCAAAATTGTCGCGCCGCACTTTTTGCATTTTCCGTCAAATTTCGATGTGATAATCATTTTTTCGCCCCTTGTGATTTTGCGGATGCCCTATTGCATCCCCACACCAACATTATCGCATAGGTCACACCGCGTGTCAACTAGCACTTTTGTTCTATCTTGCAGGTCGTTGGGTGTTAGAACGGATGTTCGGTTACATAAGACGCGGCGGGTCGTTGCGCGTGCTAGAACAGATGTTCTATTCGCAGGTCGTCGGATGTTAGCACATTTGTTCTATACGGTTACATAAGATAGGCGTACAAAAAAAAATGCCCTTGCGGGCATTCTATTTTTAGAAGCGGCATTCAGGAATGCCGCGCCATTCATTTGACCTTCGCACTTTCGAGATTTATTTGACTATGGTGCAAATAGTTTTGTGAAATTTCCATCCGCCCCTTGTGTATTTGTCCGCGTTGAATTCAGAATTGACATACCATTTTTCGCCAAGTACAACTTCTGTGCCGCATTCAATAGATTGCATATATTTCACGCGCCCATTTTGCACTGCAATTTGCGCGTCCCAATTTCCATCGTCGTCAACGGAACGATAAATATCTTGCCGCGTTTCGTGCCAAAAACCCACGTACATTCCCCATTCCTTGTGAGATAACTTGACGACAAGAAAACAAGGCACGCCGTTAATTTCGGTTTCCATGTCTATTTCGCGAAAGTTCACGATTTCGTAAATTTTTCCATAGTCAGCACTGTTGTCGCCCACAGCGAACCATGTCTGTCCATTATAGTTCGGCGCGAGGTATTCATCTGCGATTTTTTTCAGTGCGTTGAAAATTTCAGTTGCATTTTGGTTTTCCATTTCGGTTTGTCCTTTTGTCTGATTTGGATGCGCCCTATTGCGCCGCCACGTTCACAAGTATAGCAGGTTTTCCGAAAATTGCAAGCGCGTCAACCTTAAAGATTCCGCGCGGTTTCGCGTCAATTCTTTAAGGTGCGGATGTTCTATTCGCAGGTCGTTGCGTGTTAGCACATTTGTTCTACGCGGTTACACAAGAAAACTTTGCGCGGCGCGCGCGCGTACAGAATTCTCGGAGCGGCGCGAACGCGCGCGCGAATGCACTCGGTTTACGTCTAACGACTGAGGGTATCTGTGTTTGTAGAATCTTGTATTACTATACTAGAGCGTCTATAGAGGGACTCAGGAATCCTCTGAGAAACGAATGCGTTCGCGTTCGTTTCTATCCACAAGACTATTGACAACAGTAAAAGAGTCTGTAAGGATAAGAATACCAATCGCGAAGAATATAAGTGTCTGATTGCTGTTATTTAGAAGTAATAGCACAGCGAGAATGGTGTGAGAAAAAGCATATAAAGCTCGAAAGGCAGAGTTGCGAATGTGTATTCGATTAAGTTTTAAGTAGCGACTTTCTAAGTTTTCAGATAAAATAATGTTTCTTGTTTTTAATTCTTCGTAAAGAGACAGCAAAGAGACCAAAGTGGTAGCGAGGGACACAAAGACAAGGAGATGTCCCAATATCTTATCCATGACGCACCTCCATCATAATCATATTAAACTCTGTTTCCATCAGAAAGATACGACGTTCAATTTCTGATTGTTTTTTGCGGGCGAGTTCGATTTGACGCGCCCTATCTGGGGGAACAGTAGGATGTCTGAATTTATATATAAACTCAATGATTCTGTCAAGCATCTCTGTGTCCTTTTTTAGTAATTTCAACAATACGGTCAGCGAGTTCAGTTCCACGCAGCGCAATGTCGCGCCATTCGTCGCGTTCGCGTTGCGATGCTTCGTACAGGTGTCCCCAGACCCACCACTTCTTATATCCACCTACCAGAATGAGTACAAGGATACCAATAGCTCCAGCGTCTCGTATCGTGCTAATAACCTGAGAGAGAGTAATAGTAGACAAGTCCATGCGAGCCTCCTATGGCAGAACCTCAAAATCCTGAGTATACCATATTTCTCGTTGAACTTTTCCAGTAATAGGGTCTTCGGCTATGTCTACACCTTCAATGCGCCAAGTGCCATTAGTGAGACCATCGGGGAGTTCATTATTATAGACATATTCTTTGCATCCAGGATAGCGTATTGAGCTTCCGACTTTATTTCCGACATAAATACGATACGGTTTCACCTGAACAAACTGAAATTCACCTTTATAGGGAATGGGCATTGGAGAGGTGTTGCACTTTACCGCTTTTGTAACGACATGTTTGGAGCGCAAAGTAGTAGCTGGCATATCATCAAGTCCAGATACTCGACTCAGCACAATTTGCGGGTTTTCGTTCCTTAGGGGGGTGTACGGAAAAATATCTCTGTATACACTAAGCAATATAGAGAGGTAGACTACGGTGAAGAACAGAACCACACATGTTGTAAGAATGGTTGGAATTATTTTAGGATGTTGCCTCAAAGAACGTTTCTGCGTCATCTTCCTTAATTAACCACTGAAGCAGTGAAAGGTTTATGGCGTTAATATCGAGATTCTCTGCGGCGAATACTGTAAAGCGTATTTTACCGATAGGTAGATTGACCTCTTGAGCGAGAATTTCGTCAGACTCTTGTCTGAACACGTCCCGTTTTGAGGGGTCAACTCTCAGAACCTCTTTATTTTTCTCATCTGGAATAAAGTACTTTTCCTGTAAAACCTCAACTGCTTTTTGGTATGCCTCCAGGTGTGGTCGCACTGCGTTTAGGACAAGTGCTAGGGTATAGGTCATTTTTGCAGACCCTTTCTGACCACACAGTTCGGAAAGGGCAGATTGACTCACAACTAAATCTCGTAGCGTTACTTGCATTTCAATTCTCCTCAATGGGTATTTTCTATATTATACATTAGTTTCAGGGTTATGGTCTGAATAGATTAACATTTTTTCCCACAGGAAAGTTCCCCCGTCGTTATCATTTGGACGTTCGTCGCCAAATGCTACCGTGTGTACGCTGTTATTGCCTTTAATGGGCAAATATCCGACCCATCGTAAGATTGTTTCATTTTTTGTGCGGAGAGATACTTTTGGAATCCATTCATTTGGATTTTCGGATGCAACCACCTTCATTACAAGACGATGCCACTCGTTAGGAACTATACCAGTGTCAAAATCAAAGCGCACCATACTGTCTGCTGTAGCGGGGTAAGTAGTATCAGACCAGTACATCGCAAAAATTTTATTGCCGCGCAAGAACAGACCGAACACTTGATTTGCCAGATGTTTTGTTTCATAAGTACGTTCGCCTCTAAATTCGATATTTGAGAAAAGATGTTGCCTGGCATCATCAATGGTTTGGTATCCGAGCATGGTAGGTTTGAACCACGTAGACAAGATGACCTTTGCGCCGATTTCCCATTTCACTGGAGCATCGAATTTTTTAACGACCATACATTGACATTGTTCTTGTAAATCTCCACCCATCATTCTCAAAAGTGGCTCTCTGACACCCTCATGGTTTCTGCCGTTAAAAACCTTAACGCGTTCTGGTTGAAACGGGACACCTTGGTGGAACGTAGACGCGTCGGCGCGTCCAGCTTTGACATGAGTACGTTCGCCGCGTGGAAATTGAATACGCGGGTCTGTGCCAGAATAATCCATTTGCCATTGTTTGCAATTATTTGGACATTGCCATATTGTATTGCCGTTTCCTGGAGCGCCAGCGACCCACATGGGCTCAATTAGGTAATTCATGTCACATTCTCCATAACAGAAAACGTTTCCGTATCGGAGTGCCATGCGCCAGTGTCAAGCACTGGCATCGGGTTAGATGCCGTTCCAACCTGCGTTGCATTTTCGTCAACCAAAGAAGCAGCCTGAATCGCATATCCGCTTCCGTCTGTAAATGTCTTAATCTGGTCGCCAGTTGTATCCTGAGCGCGTCGAATGAATCCTGGTGTCAATGGCATTTTATGTTCAGTCATAAACTACTGTCTATATAGACAGTAGTTTATGACGTTACCCCTTTAACTACAGCAAATCGCAGTACAATTGCCTCACTCAAACTACCCGAAGTTATATTCCTAACGTTGATTGTCGCACTTCCAGCTGCTACCTGTGCATTTACCAGATAACTTCCAGCCGTACCGCCAGACGTATGGTTGATAATCAATAAGTCTGTCGCCGCAATCGTAGAATTGGTCAACGTGAAGGTTACTGTAGTGTTTGCCGCAAGCGCGGCGTTATTCATCGTAACTGTGCCGACCACTTTGTTGAGCGTTACGCCTGTGCTTTTTGACGTTGATTGCGTGACAGTACCACCTGCCCCAGTGCCATATCCGAACGGGTTTGTCCCAGTGATTTGCACAGAACCACTTGTGGTCAACGGATACGCAGTTCCACTTGCGCGCAATCCCAAATTGCTCAACACCGTTCCCAAATCTGTTGTTGCGTTGGGTTGCACGATTGGTGTCGCGTTGAAGAATCCGATTTTTTGTGAAGTGCCTGTTCCTATCTTCGTGCCAGTGGTTGTATTGAAAATAAAGTTGACACCATCTGACATGTCAACACTGTCGCCAAAATGTACCAGCCCTGCGTTAGTGTAGAGTGCATAGTTTAATGTTGCACCCGCAGTTTGGGACGAGATGTAAAGACCGTAATTATTCGTGATTGCACTACCACCAGTCACAATCGGAGCACTGATTACAATGCCGTAGCCATTCGTCAGTGTCCCGCCACCACTCGCTGTCAGGAAAAAATTTCCGACTTGTGCGCCAGACAAGTTTTTTGTTCCCGACAACCCTGTTGTTGCCTGTAAAGCAACAATACTCCCCGTCCAATCTCCAACATAGGTCACGTTATCGGACAGGTGGAGCGATTGAATATATATCCCTTTTGCAGCGTACGCACTCGACGTAGATGTAAGGCGATGCCACGTTTCAATTCCCTGACCCGTCCAAGTTTGGTCGGTGGCGAATTTTTTGACATATTGAGAATAAGCGGCAGTCGGCGCGACGCCCACGCCCATACGACCGTCAGAAGATATGCCCGCCTGAACCGTCCCCGACGAATTTTCCCACGTCTGGAGGTTTGCCGTTTGCGAAGCATCTCCTTGTATGCGTAACTGAATGGTATCGGAAGCACCGTCAATTAACTGTGAACCCTTGAGGTCAAAGGCGACACTTGGTGAAGCCGTGCCAATGCCGAAACGTTCGTTCACCTCATCATAGGCTGAAGTTCCCGCGTTGCCGAAAATGATTTTGCCCTTTGTGGCATGTGAAGTACTTTTAAGAGTTAAGTTGTTGCCAGAACCCGTACCGCCAATCGCCGTTTGCCCACCGCTTTGTCCTGCCAAAATAAAGAATCCAGTAGAGTCAATTGAGTCTAATGTGTCTGCATTTAATCCGCCAACTCCACCAGAGACATACTTCCATCCACCATTATAATAGTAAATACGGTCATTAGTCGTATCTATATTCAGAGCCGCGCGTCCAGTCCATGAGGTTGGAATTCCAGATGGCGCGCCTGCTGTTGTATTGACGTACAGGAATCCATCGGTAGCACTAGTCGAGAGTGCCGCGCTGCCGACAACAACAGACTTGTTACTTAGGTCAAGGGTTAGTATGTCTGTGCCAGCCGCCTCCTTAAATGTTGTCTTGTTGGCATCGGTTGTAATGGTTAATGACTTTGCGGACGTGGTTTCGTCTGTCATATAAATCTTCGGGGCAGATGCCGAAATGGTCACGTCGCTTCTAGATAAAAGTCTATCAAAGTAATTTCCATTGCTGTTTACCAGTATCTGACCAGTTTGGGTTTGATAATATACACTTATCTTAACGTGGTCAATACTAATCAGTAGTGGGTATGGGTAAGACCCCGAATTGTCAACCCATATTGAAACACCAAATCCAGAATTGTTGATGTCTGAATATGAAAGAGTTGCGTCCCACAAACTTGTCTGACTTCCAACTCCAAGATAGGATGTTGGAGGATTAGTTGTTGACAAGTTCAATCCACCAGCACTACCAGTCAAAGCTCCAGATTTTAATAGTTGGATATTTACACCACCTCCGCCTACATATCCAGTTGAATATCCCAACACCTGAACATAAACTCCTAAAATCGTAGCGGAAGACGGTATGCTGAACCCAAAATCTGTCAGCTCTAAGTAATGACTTATGGGGTCTGTTCCTCCCGCCTGGTCTACGTATACGGACGCGTAATTCGTATCTCTTTCTTTAGCATAATTCACATCTGACCACGCCACAGTTCCTATTCCAGAGTCGTCTGCCACAGAAGATGGAGAGCGTTCTCTATCAGCCCCTCCCCCCAGATTTATAGAAAGGTCGTCTATCTGTACTATCGCAGTATGAAATCCGTCTTTGTCTAATGTAATTGCGCCGTTTCCCGCCTTCAACAAGAATCCCTCTGCCTCATCGTAACGCATGTAATTGCTCGCATCATAATCACCAGCTGCAATGCCATACAACACCGAAGACACACCAAAAGACCCATCTAAGTTTCCAATCCTCACTCTCTCGGACACAGCAGAATAAGGAGAGCCGACATGGGTTTGCACTGAGAAATATGGCGCGCCGCTATTGCCAACTTTCTTTATAAATCCCTGCCCGCTCTGCCCGTAATCAACTACACCAGTACCAGCTGGGTATGTTACTGGACGGTCTCCGTTTACAAATGTACTGGTGTATGTTTGAACATCCCCGTCGTTGGAAACAAATACTACCGTAAACCATGTAACATTTGTTCCATCAGTAATGTAACATATATCTCCATCATCCAAGAGTTGGGTTACTCCATCCATAGGAGTTAACAATGTAGTTGTCCACGTTGTCGCGGCGTCCACAACCATGTCATCCTGTAGCGTTCCACCACCTTTTGCTGATATGTGGATACCATTTTCTATAACCGTTGCGGTTGGTAGCAATGAGGCAATCGAGATGTCCTCACCGTAGCCAGCGTCTGATAGTGGCTGATACCCAGTGTTTGTAGTGTCAGCCTTCTTGCTCGCTAATGCCCATCGCAGGTTCACATTGTCGTAGATTAAAACGCAAGTGCCGTAAGACGGCATAACAACATCCGCGCCATATAGAGACAACGCGACATATGTTCCGCCAGCGGGTGGTGATTGCTGATTATTACTCAGCGTGAGTTTCTTCTGCGTGTCATTTTTAATGTATAACAACTTAGCAGAAGAGGTTGTTGGTTTCTTAATATATTTTATTGTGGCAGCTGTAGAGCCAGTATATCGTATAAATGAGTATCCTCCTGGGTCATAACAATTTGTAACGCCACTCACTGTAGACGTTGCAGTAAACGATTTGTGTCCGACTGCTAAACCGATTGTTTGAAGTTCGTTGCCTTTCATCAAAAGCGGAAACACATTACTGGCGTCTTTTGTTCCCAAGACGAAATCTCCAGCATCTATAGATATGCCGCTACTTTCATAGTTCGAGATTGTTGTTAACGGGAGCGCAAAAACACGACTAGAACCACTATATCCGAAGAGTCCAGTTGTGTCCTCTAAGATACGAGTTCCAGATGTGGCGGTTTGGATAGTTGCGCCAGTGGCGGTCAGTACGCCAGTTGAAGACGACAGACTGAATTTTGTTGTGCCACTAGAATCTACACCAATGATTCCAGAGGTGTCCATCTGCACCTTTGGATTGCTTGCGCTGGTTCTGATTGTAGCACCAGTAATTGTTCCAGCGGTGATTGTTCCCATGTCTGCGCTAATAGAGCTCAAATTAGAAACGCTTATATTAGAAGCTACAACCGAGTTCGCGGCGAGCTGCCCAACCGTGATACTTGCGGCAATTATTTGTGCTCCGCCATCAAGAATAGGTTGTTGTCCGCCAAATGGGATAACACTTGCGCCAGTGGCATTATTTTGCGCGGCGGCGACTATCACCTTACCGCTTCCAACCGCAGTTGAGTATGTGGTTGTCTTTTGTAAGACAGTACTGCTAACCGCAGTATCGAGATAGATATAGTTAAGTGCCGACATTGTTCCAGTGTTTCCACTTGAAATAGAGAATGTGCGACCATCGTTCAGTCTTATTGTTCCAGATGTCCAGTTGACCTGTGTGGCACTCGCTGAAGAGAATACAATGTTTGTAGTCCATGTTTGCAGAGATGTTTCAACACCATTCCCGTCCATCCAGTTTCCACTTGCAACTGGATTTGTCCCGTCAAATGCGAAATACTTTGAAGTCGTTCCGACGCGGAATTTGTACGTTCCGCCGTCGTTTCCCATAAATACACCATTGCCAGTGGTCAAATAGTCCGTAGCCGTGCCGATGGTTATTTTGGGAGTAGCAGAGTTTAGGGATATGTTGCCAGACGAAATCGTGTTTGCGCCAATTGTCCAATTACCAATAAGTCCAGTGGTTGCAGTAATTGACCCATTGACCGTCAACGCCCCAGTGGACTGGTTAAAAGACATATAGTTTCCAGATGGGTCTCCTACTCGAAAACGCCAATCGGTGGATGCGTACTTTCCCATCCATATTCCGACTCCAGAGGAATATCCAGAGTTGGACGATGCAACACTTTCACCCATTGAAATACTGGGCGTTTGGCTGTTCAGTTTTATCTTTCCACTATCAGCTGAAATAGTATAGGCGTCAACCGTTCCGATGTTCCACGAAGCGATTTGCCCAGCTGTAGCGTAGATAGTTCCGCGCACTGTTACACTATTGAATTCGGCATCGCCTTCTTGGGTGATTTGCCATCCCGCGCTTCCAGATACAAAGTTTAGGGATGCGATGTCTCTCGCGAATGTCCTATTTTTACCAGAGGCATCAACCTGAGCGTCAATCTGCTGTGTTGTGTCGGCAATTGAAACATTCGATATAAAGAGGTCTCCATCAGAGTACAGCCTAAAGTCAGCCATTAAATTGTCGGCATAATAGGAAGTACCAAACTTCGCGGAGCTAGACAGGGTGTAATACTTTACTTTCCACTTTGAAGTATTGCCCTTTGTAACCACAGTCCCAGTTGTTTCGGTTGTGCCATCGGTTGTATATCCGACTGTAATAGCTTCTGTTCCAGAGTCATAATATACAATCCTGAGCTGAATTGGATGAGTAGTAGATGTGTCTCTCCAACTGCCAGATTCGTCGGCGTCTCCCGCTCCTACTGCAAAGTAAAGACTTGCTCCATATACAGCATAGCACTCTTCACCGAGCAGAACTGCGGATACATCTTCAATTGATGGGTCTACCAGTTCAATAATGTCCATTCTATCTCCTGCGCCTAAACAGCTTCGCCAAGCTTACATCTAGCGGGTCAGAATTTGGTGTTATGATTCTGACCGTATCATCCATTGCGCTATATTCTATTTCTTTTATAAATATAGCAGTCGGGTCTAAAATTGAGTCAGTATAAACTCTCAAATCTGGGACTGGAGCATTATACTCAACAAATATACCAGACTTTACTAACGGACGCGGAATTTCTTGACCTGCATTATCTCTGAAATCCATTTGTCCATCCATAGAAGGAACCGCGTACATATCTGTCGTCGTTGGTCTTGATTTCGTATAAAAAACCCTACCCTTTTCTAATCCAGATACAATAACCTTGCCTCCAGATGCGCCTAAGTCCAGTAGGTCATTTATAAAGTCAAGAGATGTCTTCCCTGCTGTTCTTTCTGGAACTGGTGCGGTTGTGCCAACACTTTCTACTAGCGAGTAATCGTTAGATATAAAATCATTTGGAGTTCTAAATGATACAGCGTTAAGAACAGATAATCCGCTTCCAGTGTCTAGGTCTGCTACCGCTTCAGACACATCATGTACTCCAACGTATCTTGGCGGAACGTCAGTCCAATCTAACGTTGCCATATATCCCATGCAGGTGATAGATAAAGAATTATCTTCACTTCCTTTGTTTGCAGAGTCTATTCTGGGCAGTGGGGTAGAATGCAATGTCAGCAGAGAACGAGCGCGTGCTTTCGCGGCATACAGATTGTCTTCCATCTTGTCATCATTTAGAGTCTTTAGTCCGTAACGGTCAATGCTTGCAATATCCTGCAATACATACTTCTTTCCCTTATCTCCATATCCGACAACAATTCTGTTGAATAGTTGGTCATACGACACACTGTAGGCGTATCCGTTGATAGAGCCTTCTATTTCCCATAACAGCCCCTCAAAGACACACTCTGTATCATAGTATATCTCAATATGCTGTCCTAGAGATGTTCTCAGAATGTTCCACAGATACTCTGACTTTCCAAGCAATGTAAACGATGATTCTTTATATCCACTGCGATAAGAGTGAGTATACTTCAACTCCTTGAATCCATACGTGCCTTCATCATTTAGCATTGGAATTGTCTCAATAAATGGAGGTGTCGCGGCTGCTGAAACAGCAATTACTCGAATGTCGTCCAATACGGTTGGGTCTGGCAAAGTTCCAGTACCACCATGCTTGTTGATAAATCTGAGAGACAACTTGGTTGCTGAAGCTGGGACTGTAAACCTTTTTGTTACGTCATATAAATTGTCAGAACCAGGAATTCGATTGTTATTTATTTGTATGTGCGACAAAAAATTGTTTCCAGCGTCAAAAAACCTAATGTATAAAACTAAATTATTAGGCCAAAGGGTTTTCTTTGGACTCGCATCCGCTCCGAAATTAAACCTAACCATATAAGCCCCGCTAGACGTTACAGAAATCTTGTTCGTTTCCAACGTGGATGTTACGTTCGTTCCAGCTTGGGCGCAGTATTTTCCGTTTCCGTTTGGAGTGGACGTTGTAGCATCAACGACAGTCCAATTTGTTGTCGTAGCATATCCAGTAAACGTTCCATCTTCAAAGTTTCCATTGGTCAGCAGATTGGTTGCGGTAAGTTTGTATGTATTTTGAGATATTGCGCCGTGACGATTTATTCTGAACACTTAGTTTGTTCCCCGTATCCTAATGTACTGTGGCACATAGGACATTGTAACCGTAGCTGTGTTTGCCGAGTTGTGTTTGGAATAGTTTGTCGAGCTGCAAACATTGAAATATATTCTTTGCCCAGATTTCTGAGGGCGCACCCTTATCTCTCCCCCACTGTTTAGACCTTTGGGCGAATGAACCTTCTCGTCACTTGTATTGTTCAAGTAAGAGCGTTCCTGTCTTAATCTACTGTCTATGTAGACATAACGAGAACTGAACCCATAGGTATAGTCTGATACCTGAATACCATTGTCGTTATCCATTTCACCGACTGGGAACAGTGCAACGTAGTCTATGTCCAGATTTCCTATCGAGGCATCGGCTGTGGCGAGTAATTCGTAAATCAAGTATTTATTGGACTGCATCGGGTTTCCCATAGATGGCACGGAAAGAATACCCAAATCTAAAAGTGAAATCTCACTATTATCAGACGTAACGTAGCGAGTTTTCACCTTAAAATCTGTTGTATAGTTTCCATAGTCTATGTTTGTCCCATCGCTAAGTCCACCGCGAAAGCGTAAGCTGAAATTAACAGACGCGCTTGTATCTCTATATCTGACAATAACCCAAAATCTTCCATATTGGTCTGAAACATTAGAGCTGATTGTCCATTGTGCCAACTTTATTTCAGTACCAACCGAACCAGCGTTCGGATTAAATCTCATCTTGTTTGCGCTTACAAACTCGGCTTGCGCGGAGTTTGTTACTCGACCAGTAGAGTCTGGGTCTACCGTAACACTATATCCGCTAACATTTGCTACCTTCAACATGTGAATAAAATTAGCAGGGGTCTGGTTTGCTCGAACACCACATATGATTCTGCCGCAGTTCGCTATGTTACCAGATGCGCCAGCGTATCTTATCTTAACACGCCCGTCTATATCCCCTTTGAGTGATGGGAGCTGGAAATAGTTGTTCGCTCCGTTATCTGAAACAGATGTTGTAAAGCTAAAGTCTGTCCCACTTGCAAGGGCAGTACCTTCCCAAACTGGTCTATGAATGACATGCACTTTTACGTGTTCTACCACTTTCGACAAAACTTGAGCGTCCATAAAATCCTCTGGATAATCTACCCATCCGCCAATAACCTCTGTTGTTACAGAATACGTCGCTCCCTGTGGTTTCCAAACCATTTCGGTTAAGTACCCAGTGGTTTTGTCTTTCGCATAGCGCGCGGCATCGTGCAGAGATTTATCAATTAGCCCTATCTTATCTGCAAGGTCATCAATCGAAGAGCCAATGACAATTATATCAATTGTATCTTCAATTGGCGAGAGAAGGTCATACTCTCCCATCTCGTTTTGTTTCGGGTGACGCGGAATGAACTTCTCAATAGAATACGAAGTTCCAGCTGCCATATCTATCGTATTCGAGCCATTTACGTTTATCTGTAAGGTGTGCGCCATTAGTCTCCCATCCTACGGTGCTTGTTGGCATCTTTCTTTAGCTTGTTGAACATATCTCTCGGATTCTGAACGTCGTGCAGGACGATGCTTTCTATAGAGATATACGTATCTCCATCTTTTTGATTCGGCACTGTCTGGGCAGAAATAGTCGGCATTGCTTGTGGTATTGCGTACACTGGCGTCATCGTTCCAATCTCGGACATGCCATGCAGACTTTGGTTCATATTGGACAAAACATTTGCTGTGGCATTTAGATTTTCCAGATTAGAAAATGTAACGCGCGACGACATTCTAGCAATGCTTTCCATTGCGTTGCTAGTTCCCCACAGTGCCAGTTCCAGCTCTGATGGTGAATGATGCACCAAGAAGTCTGGTATGGTCAGGTTTGCCAGACGTATACCAGCAAGTTCAATCGCGCGAGCTACTCCCATCCACGCATCTTCTAATCCAGTTGGCATCAATCGGTTAAACGTGTTCGCTACCATGTCAGCGATGGTGTCAAAGTGTGCCATTACACCGTCGAACATGGTTTTAATCTCAGTTCCCAGTTCTTTGATAGCTTTTACAATCGGTGTAAAATCTGTACTCGACGCCGCATCTGACGCGGCTGCGCCAGATGCTTGCGACTTGCCCTTATCCATTTCTGCTTTGAGTTGTTTCGCTACATCTGGAGTTAATTTACCAAGCGAAACAAGGTCGTCTATCACGGATTGCAGTCCTACTCTGAAACCATCTGGGATTTCAGCTCCAGAAGCCTTGATTGCATTCATCACCCCCAAAGCTTGATTCAGGTTTCCCTGCATCGAATCCCATCGTGTCGGGTCTTCGCCAAGTTTTGTCAAGTCTTTGTTTAGGTTTAGCAAGATGTTAGCAAAGCTCTCGGCATTCAGCTGGAGCAGTCCGAAATCTTGGAATCGGATTTTAGTAAAGTCTATCTGCGGAATTAAGCGCAGTAAATCCGTTAGGTGTTGCTTGCTTCCCATCAGCGATTGTTCAAACGGAGATGGGGAATGGCGTTGGAATGGGCCCAAATCAATACCCGCCAACTTAGCAGCCAGCTTGTCCAACTCATCCTCTATTAACTTTATACCATCCAGAATCTCACCGTTTGCAGAAACCCATTCGTCCAGCTTTTTAACAAAGTTGGATAGGGGAATGGTGTTTTTAGACAAAGACTCTGGGAGCTTGTCTACCTGCGCTATAGTTTCTGGGATGTCTGTTTTCAGACTACCAAACGATGCTTTGATAGATGCCATACTCTCCTGAAACATCCCAGTTGGCTTTTGAACGTCTTTTGTGAGTCCATCTGAAAACGTCTTTAGAGACGAGTTTAATATAGTTAGGTCGCTTGGTAGTTTTTGCACAGAGATGCCAGCACTAGCCAATGCGTCTGACATTACTTTTGCGTTACTTCCAACTCCAGCCAGATTAGCCTGCGCGGTTTGAACTGGAGCTCCAGTTACAGCTCCAAATACCTGATTAGCACCTGCGGCGGTACTCGCGACTGTCTCTGGGTCTAGCCCAAGAGCATTTGCCAAGTCAATCTTCTTGGCTTCCGACATGTTCGCCCAAACATTATCAAAGGCTTCCTTCATTAAGTTAGCCTTGCCAATGATAGCATCTATTTGTTGGTCAATGTTTCCCTGAATACCACTCAGGTCAACTACTCCCATGTCCAGCATTTTTCGCAAATTCGCCTTGTCCGCGAACAAGCTAAAATCTTTGAACTTTGCGGCAATCTGGTCTAGGTTTAGGTTTTGGAACATGCCCTGAACCATTGATAGTTGCGCTCTAAATTTCTCACCAAATTGACCAATATCTGTTCCAGTCGCAACCGCTTCAACGCGGCGTCTGAATTCATCCCACTTGTCTTGATATGGGCCGAGTGCTTCAGATTCTCGACGCAAGGCATCAATCTCACTATTTATTTGTGCGGTTCTGCCACGTCCAGCCCCTTCGAGTTGTGACTGTAGCTCGGATATTCTTTTTGTGATGTCGTATCGGTGTTGGTCTTGTTCCGTAACCTCTGTTGGACTAAGTGCCGACTCAACCATTCTACGCACTTCATCCATCACGCGCTTCATTTTGTCCTTGCCTTTGTCTATGGCATTTGCTGCACCATCGGTAAGACCATTTAGATATTCATCTCCATACAATGTTCCATCTCCGTATGCTTGCTTAACGACTTCTTTTTGCCAATCGTTGCCAAACATATTTCGAGCTTCGTTTGCGCTCATGCCCAAAACGCGCAAGGCAGACATTGCCATTGCGAGCTTTTTTGTTGCACTTGCTTGCTCATAAGCGGCTTCTGCCGCACTTAAGTGTAACCCAGCGATATTGAACAAACCGCCAGCCAACTTTGCGATTTCGTCTCCAGCGTTTTTCGCAAAACTTCCGATTCCACCTATTGCATTTCCAGCCTTATTACCACTTGCTACCGCCATGTTACTGGAGTTCACAAGAGAGTTTAGAGCGGATTTCAGATTTGATGTGTCTCTGCCAAGTGCATCAAGGGCGCGAATCATCAATTCAAGAAACATCACCAATTGTACCTTTGCGCTCTGTAGAGCATTGATAATACTATCTTTAATAACTCCACCGAGCCAGTTCAGGGCATTTCCAACGTCGCTAACTCCGCCAGAAAATCCAGCGAGTTGTAAAACAAACTCAGCGAAGCTTACAGACATCTCTCCGACAACTTGCAATATCATACCGAATGCGGGTAGAATGCCAGTGGATAGTGCTTGCCACAAAAACTGGAAGAACACAATGACATTACCCAGTATGAATTGCAGTCCACTCATAATACCGCTAAATATCTGAGTCCTATTCTGAACAGCTGTAACCGCTAGTCCGAGCAGTACCAGAGCTGCAACAATCGCTCCGATAACTACAACAACTGGTGATAGTGTTGCCAAAAATCCTCCGACAGCTGCGGCAATCCCACTGAATATGCCAGTGATTGCAGTTCCAAGAGACGCCACTGCCGCCGTAATTGCACCACCTATAGATGTAGCACTAACAGCAGAGACGATTCCGCTAATAACACTACCGATAGCTCCAATCCCAGATATGGCAGATTGAACCACACTGATAGCAACAGAAACTCCACTAATCGCCTTGTTCAACAGAAAGAACGCAGCTATGGCAGTGAATATACTCTGCACAAATGCTGTAGTATTCCCACCAGCTTGATTAAATAATTTTCCAAACAATGGCAATATGTACTGCTTTACAAATCCAGCTATTTTTTGAAGCGGTGGAATAATAGCATTTGCGATACTGTCACCGAACAATGTTCGGACAGCTCCTGCAATGTCTCCTGAGAATATCTGCTTAATTGCAGTTCTTATAAGAACGAATGCAGTACTAATTATGGACACAATGGTACCGAAAATGCGCGCAGCATTGCTTCCAAAGTTATTCGATATACCGCCCAAGATGGCTTGAATTGGATTTACGCCCATCTTTATCAATGATAATGTGTCCTTAATGAACCCACCAATCTTTTTCGGCCATTCACCAAAGAGGTCAACAATGCCGCGTATGATTTTGCCGCCAATTTCGAGTCCAGCTTTAAGTCCGCCAGATGCTAAATACCCAGCGCGCAGCGCGGCGTCGAAGAACTCTGGACTAGCCATTTGTCCGATAAGGGCAACAATTTGAGGCTTGAACGGTTGCAGGAATCCTTCCATAAACCTAGCTGCGCCTATTTCTCGCAAGTCCTGAAATGAAGAAATAAGTCCAGCCAGTAAGTTCATTTGCTGTTTAGCCGCACCCTTGAAGTTTTTCTCCATAATATCCGTAATAGCAAGGAGTGCTGTTTTTGCGGGGATAAGTCCCTTTTCTTGCATCGCTTGCAGCTCTGGGACTGTAACGTGGAATTGCTCGGCAAGAACCTTTAGTAGTTCTCCGACTGGGAAACCAGCTTCAGCTAGCTGTCTCATTTCCTGACCAGCCAGCTTTCCTCTGTTCCCAATTTGGCCGATAGCAAGGGCAAGCCTCTCCAACAAGAACTGTGAAGAGCCAGTGGCAGATGCCATGTCTACCATATCTTGTGTGAGGCGTTGTGATTCCCTTGCGGTGAATCCGTACATTTTGGCTATACGGAATGTTTTTGATATATCTTCTGTCTTAAATGGAGACTGAATGGCGAGTTTTGTCATCCACTCACTCAGGACTGCCGCTTCACCGCTGGCGTGTTTAATTGAGTCGGCAACCGTCATGGTTGCGTCAGCCGCGCGTAGGTCTGCGGCAACCATTTGTGTAAATGCGGCATTCATACGCTCTAAGAATACAAGCGTATTTGTTCCATCAGACAACAGGGTACTGACCGAATCCGAGACCTTGTTGATTGAGTCGGCTAATAAAATTCCACCAGCGATTTTACCCATACTCGCAAAGGTGGAAGTTATTTTACCCAGAACGCCAGTTGCATTATCGGTTGCGGTAACAATAATTTGTAGAGTTTCACTAGCCATCTTGTGCCTTTATGTTCCTTTGTTCGGCATACTTCATCCACTTGAAGAACCAGTCCATTTTGCTACCGCCCGCAATTTCCCAGGGGGGAGTCCCCCATTCTTCAGACGCAACTAACACCATAACCCACAAGGGAGCTTTTCCCTTGTGGTGTATGGCAGTTATTAGTTTGCGCTTTTCTCTGGGGGGACGGCTGCATCATTGACCTCTTTGAGAGATTCTAGCAACTTATCGGTTGCCATCCTCATTTCTCGGATTGTCAATTCCCCAACTTTTGCTTGCGCCTCTTCAGTAGGAAGAGGTGTTCCATCCTCATTGACCACAAATAAGGCTAAGGCGTCTCGTATTTCAACAAGCTTGACTGCGCTCTCCAATCGGATTAGGTCATCCATCCTATTTCGGTCAATATCAACTTTTAGGTTAAGAGTCATAATGCTCCTCGAATTAAGTCAACGAAGTTAGTTCGTTGCAAACCACAATTTCAGCGAAGCGGGCAGCTGTGGCATTATACTTTGCGACGAAGGTTGCCTTGATAATGTCGTTGCCGTCCTGTTCGTCAATTTTATCGAACTTTGTCCACTTTCCAGCCAGGTCAATGCGTAACGCCTTTGTGCTGTAGTTTGTTCCAGCTGTGGTAAGCGTATTGCCGTTGAACTGTACTCGGATTAGTCTGGACGTTTGAGTGCGCCAATATCCCTTTTCAGCAACCGAAGTGCTGTCGTGTTCAAAGGTGATTTCCATTGTCACTTCTGGACGCACCGCTTTGGTAAAAGCATAATACAGATAGCCATCTCCAGTAAAGACAGGAGTCACGCCAGTTTTTACCGTCAAGTCCATACCCAAGAATGTGTTGCTTTTCTGGGTAGAACCGATTGTTCCACCTACCGCGTCAATATACAGCTTGCCATTTCCGAACAGAATATCTTCAACAGCTGGAATAGACAATGCAGCTGTATATGTTGCATTTGCTACCTGTCTGCCTTTCCAGTCCGCCGACATCATCAGTGCCTCGCCAGGCTTTCCAGAAAGCTTAAACTGCTCGACAAAGCTATACTCCATCACTTCAGCTTGCTGATTATCTCCACCCTCAATAGTATAGTTAGCCAGTGTGTTTGGTGTGGTTGTCGGAAATGTATATGTATATAACTTTGCAGAACCACCACCGCTAGCACCAGTCTGCACCGCCTTTACGCCAGCCTCCAAAATATATGGAAGCTGTTCAAATGTAGCTGGCGTGTCGTCCATAGACAATGCGCCAAGCAACTTTGAAATATATACGCGGTCTCCACCACTGAAAAATCCAGTATCCTCTTCCACAACGGTCAGTTCGCGTTGGTCTTCGATTGTACCAACCCCACGCCAAATCGTCGTAGCAGTTGTGATTGTCCCAGCGGTAGTTTCGCGCCCCAATTGTAGCTTACGAAACGCTCGAATACCTGCCATAGATTACTCCTCTTTATTCTCGGATAACGGAATTTTCATTTTGTTTCCGATTGGCGGTTTCACATATGCCTTTTCGACATGTATATCTGCCTCTTGCGGTTCTTCGTATAGACCGCACAACAAAAGCAATTCCTTCCCGAACATTAAAACTTCTTCATCTGTCAAATCACGCGCTGGAATGTTTGGGATTGACCCTCCAAAACCACCGCCATTATATTTCAACATTTTCCACCTACGAAAATCCACTTTGCATTTTTACCTTAATCTCAAACCTGAATCCAATATGCACGTCATTCTGCCCACCCCACGGTAAAAATCCAAACTCGTATGTAATTTGGTCGTAAATCGTATCTACTGTTCCGTTTAATGTCGGATTTCCGAGAAGTGCATTCGGAACAGATTCAGCATATGGCATTGCCATCTCAATTGCTTTGGGTAGGTTCTGCCTTGAAAAATGTATCTCACAAACAATCGTGTGTAAACCCTTTTTCCAGTCACTCATGCGTTGCCACTCGCCACGATACGCATAGCACAAAGAAAACGGAAACTGATTAATTGATTCTGGCGGATTGTCTGGAGCTCCCTTAATTCCACTCAATGCCCCAACAATGGACTGCACTTCACCAATTGCATCTGAAAGAGCCATCATACCGTAACCTTTTTATAGTGCATCAGCATCAATTCTACATCTGGGTCGAGCTGTTTCACATACCTTAATTGACCCATATCGTTTACAGCTCCAGTGTCTTGAAATCCCTGTTGCCCACGCTTGAACCACCTAGACGCCTGAATAATGCAAGCTTGCTTAATATCATCTGGTACTGCTGCGCTAAATCCAAATTTTCCCACAACCCTAATCCCCTTCGGAAATGAATACCATAACTTATATGCGCCATACATCATATTTAGGTCAAGGCGCATATATGGAATTCCTTCCGATGGCGCATTGTATGGCCAACAAAAATAATCCGCAACAGAGAGTGATGTGTAATTGTTTATGTCTCCCGTCAGTGCCATCGCCACACTTGTTGGGGATGTCGCAATCTCTCCAATCCACAGCTGGCTACTTGGAGTTCTCAATCCTCCAAGTCTATTGCTATAGTATCCCTCATAACTATTCCCAATTTGGCTAACCTGCTTCATCGGCCCATCAAAATAATACGTTGAATCGGCGTCTACGTAGTAAGCTCCAGGCTTCCTTCCAGTCCACTTGTCAACAACGCGACTAGCCCGCGATGCTAACAGGGAGAGAATTGAATCATACGTAGTTCCCCAGTTGCCATCAGGCATCATTTCTTTAATTTCACTTGCGGTACAATAGTTATTTGGCATAAAAAAACCACACTCACGACTGACGCTCGTGAGTGTGGCGTTCCACTGAAACATATTATACAACAGTCGGGGGCGATTCTAAATGAATTTAGACAATGTGACTGCTACAAAAATCAAACATCCAGCAAAAACCCTACTTTCGGCTGCCCTTGCCATTGTCCATCCAGCAACCAATAAGGCAATTGCATACAGTCCATACACCTGAGGGTTAACGATAAAGCAAAAAATTGTCAGAAATGTAATTATCATTGCCATAACGATTTCAGATAAGAATAAAGGACTATTCTTTAGTGAAACCATTATGTCGTGCCAGTTTACATTCCACATAAATCTGGGACAGTACAATTCCCTCTTTCCGACATACATTCTCACACCAAGCATACTAACAGCGCATAAAATAGCTCCAACAATGGATATATATATGTCGCCAGTAACCGCGAAAAATATAAGCGGTGCAAGTGGTGCTGTCTCCTTTGACAATGCCCACAGTATAGTGCCTGATATAAAGAGATATGGATTGCCACTCATTGCACCAACAATCCCAATTGCCTCAAATGCCCAATCCCAATAATCAAAAAAGAACGTAGATGTAATTATGGCAGCAAAGATTAAAGCAGCGACAGTGCCAAAAAAATAGTTTAGTATTGCCAAAATTGCAAACAAACTAATTAATTTTAGCGGTTCATATACATGTCCAACGGGACGGAATTCTCGAATAATGGGAATCTTGCGTAATAGGACAAATACCCAGGGGACTAATACTCGGTAAGCCATTGGAGCGGCAGCGTTACGTTCATTGACATCTGTAATTGCGCCATATCCATTGTACTTTGAACTATACGAATCCTTACCAATTAAAAGCTGCGCTCTGTCCAGAATGACTGCTATTACAAACAAGAAAATGTATATCATCCTATGTTAATTCCCATACTCGGTATTGCAATACTATTCGACGGTGGATTTGCTTTATCGGATTCAACTGCAACCATTTCTGGGTGTGTATCCACATAGTACCTAAAATCCTTTTCGGTAATCATTCTATCTGTGATATGGGGACTGGTTGTTGTTGTATCCACCCATATCTTAATGCCCTTTTGTTTGCACTGTAAACTAAAATATATATCCTCAGACTGAGACCCTTCTTCGGCATATCCGTAGGCGAAGTATGGTCTTTCTAGTTGGGGGAATACCTCTCTGGATATTAGAACGCATCCAAATCCAACAACGTCTGCTAAGCCAATTCCATTGTCCCACCGCAATGGAGCTGCAAGTTGTCCGTTTTCCATTTCCATATATACACACGGGTCATACGGGGCTGACCGTCTGAAATTTATTCCAGACACAATTTTCTTTTCTGGGTCATTGATAACCCATCTTGCCAGACGTTCAACCAGGTCTGGTGGATGAATGTGGTCGCTGTCCATCATTAAGACATGTGTGAAGTCTGAATCCATGAAATCCTTTGCAATCTGATTTCTCGCCATATCCGTTCTGCCATAATTACCGCCGATATATCCATATCCCTTTTGCAAAATTGGAATTATTGACAAAAATGCTATGTCTCGGATATTGCGTTCTAGCGGAATCGCTATAGCAACATTTATCCCATTATTGAGTAGTTGTTCTCGTGTTGGTATATTCATTATTTATTTGTCGAAGAAACAGCTCTTGGCTATTTATATGTGGTATGTTCTGCGACATTCCTTTCTAACTGTATTATACATTATGAAAATAAACTATTTTTCAATTATTCCTATTTCTGACGGCATGGACTCCACTGTAATAATAGCGTCTCCTCCATCGGAAAATAGAGACGTAAAGTCTGCAATAGACATTTTGAATGTGCCACTCTTTCCCCACGCATCTCCCCAGCTATTTACAAATTCCATCAATCCAGTATACTTGTCAACTCCATTTATCAAATATGCGTGTCCTCCAACAATCTCTCCCATCGGAAAGACCAGTCCATCTGCATTTGGATGATTCATTGACTCATACCAATTTGTACCAACAGATATTGGGCCAGTTGTCAAAATCCAGTTAATAATATCGGAAACTTTTTCTGAACCATTAAATAAGGCATAGTGCTTTATTCTGCCGCGCTGTTGTAGTGCCTTAGCTCCGTTACGAATCGTAGTCCCTATTTCCTTAGCTTCTGACCCACTAATTTCAACCGCTTCATAATAAATAGAATGACCATCTGCGTCTTCATATAGAGTTTTCATTGGCAAGCATCTGCAAAAATGAGCCATTGAAAATCCAACACAATGCTGCGTGTCACCCTGATTTAGAATCTTGTCTACGCTCCAATGTCTTGATATGACGCGGGACGAAGACAGGATTTTCTCTTTGGTCAAATACAGGGACGCATTATAGTCCCTACTATCTATCTCATTAGGAATTCTTCCAAACATTTGAACCCCCTCCCGTCACTAAAATACTATTCGGCATATATCTCTTCTGGGTTTTCAATTGAGTGTTTTTTATAAAAAGACTGGTCAATTAGATTTACCCCAATATGCGGACTTGTTGTGGTTGTATCACACCAAATATCTATTTTGCGGTCTTCACACAACTTACTGAAAAACATATCCTCTCCAGGAAAGTTGTCTTCCCTGTCGTAAACTGTCTGAAACCAGGGGTCTGGTATTAGGTCGAATACGCTCCTTGAAAAAGAAACACATCCGAACCCAATCGCATCTACTTTGGCAAGTCCATCTCCCCAGTTCGCTACAGCATGAAGTAACCCATCACTCATCCTCAAATACGCACACGCATCATATGGATGGGCGCGCTTGAAGTTTAGTCCACCAACAACCAATCTGGACAAATCTTCTTCTTGCCATCTTGTCAGACGTTGTACAATATCCACTGGGTGAACGTGGTCTACATCCAACATGACCAGATGGGTATAGTCGGTTTGCATCAGAAACCTTGCCAGTCTGTTTCGATTTACATCACACCTGCCATAAGGAAGTGGAATCAAAGGAGCTCCAGAATATACTGCTATCTCCCAGAACCGAATGAACGCAATGTCTGTTACGGTTCGTTCCATCGGAATACCTATAAGCGGCTTTACTTTCTTACTTTCCATTGTTTTTTCTCGTAAATTTTGAATACACAAATCCTAATCGAGTCAACTCGCCACTTTCATCGAGTAGCGGCAAGTATCCATTGCTTCCACCATTTCCATCTCTATTGTTTGCCACATAGAAAGCAAAACGAGTAAGGTTTTCGGATAGGTACTTATTGTTCACCAATCGCCTTAAGTACCTTACACATTTGCCGTAATCTGGATATTCAAAGTATCCCTCGTATCCAAATTCAGACATCCACAGTTCTTTGTCGCCAACTCCGTTTTCTGTCATCCATCGTCTTAATTTTCTGACATACTCAACCAGATACTTAACGCTCCACCTAATTTTAGGGTCATCACTGCGCCATCTTGGGTACAGGTGACAGTGAAATCCAGTGGTCATATCTTTGTATTCTTGCGGAAAAAATTTCCACAAAGCGTCTATGAAATTATTTTGACTGTGTGGGTTGTACGGTAACTGTCCCTGCGTAGAACAGGTTACGATGAATTTTGCGTTTGCATCAAATGTCTTAATGTATTTCATTTGGGACATAAATATGTTCGCTATTTCTGGGATTGGACGGTAATTGTCCCAGTCGGTGTGAGGCTCGCTTCCGATTAGCCAGTTCCCCTTGTAACTTTCCCATTTCGTGAATCTGCTCCACGATTCATTTGGAGAGAATTCAAATGTCAGGGGAACAAATTCGACACCAGTTGGCAGTAAGAGCATTTCGTCAGACATGGCATTCTGAAATACACCATAAGCCCACTTTCCGCCTAATTTTTCGAGACTGTTATTTGCTTGTCCAGCACAGTACCCAGAAATAAACATACTTATACCTCACAATAAATAAAGACACCCTTACGAGTGTCTTTATTATATCACAAACTTGTTATACCTGTCGTCTTTCGACCAACAGCATAACTCCAACGTCGAAAACTGGGGATGTTCCAGCGAGTGTCGCAATTGCGCGGACATATCGCTTGTTTGTGCGGAAGTGAATCTCTTCGTTTCCAGTCGTTGTCAGCTGCGTAAATGCCGCACCAGTAATATCGGTGTACGATGCAGTACTGTCCGCTTCTTGGATTTTAACGTCCATCGTTGGGGATGTGCCGCTTACGCCCGTTGCTGAAATAAAAGCCTTCATCATGCGACCACCAGGATTGATGTATCCCTTTAGGTCAACATCACTACCAGTTGCAGAGGCAGACTTGCGAGCTGCAACGAACAGCTCGACAATCTTCATATTGGATTGTGTAGACATATAATTCACCTTTTTTCAAGGACTCATCTAGTTTCCTAGCGTCAAGGCCTCAAAAGTTACTGTCTGTATAGACAGAAAATGCCGTAGAACTTTTAGCAGCTCTACGGCAGTCGTTTTCATCAAGAAACAATTGTCTCTTGTTTTTTTTCATTATGGGGCATGAGATACATGCCCCAATCGTTCATTGCGTTCAGGTTATGTAGAAACCTTCTGTACGCGTGTTCTCCAGCTTTCAACCAACTGACCACCAACGCGCTTGCGGGCGAGCAAGAGGGTCACGTTTGTTTCGGCATAGATTTCGCTCAGGCGTTGTACGCTCAAGCCTACGCGGTCACAAATCATGTAACCATTCAAGTCACCAAACAACAATGGATAGGCGTTAGCGGCAATGTCTGGCGCGAATTCGTCAATCTGGATTGGCTTACCCTTAATGTTGTCAAACTGTGGTGTTGCCAAAGAACCATTGACTAGCGATGAAATAATGTATCGGTTCTGTGAATCCTTCAGTTTCTCAATTGCCTTTTGGGTAGCACTGTTCATGTACCACTTTGCCTTTGCTCGATACTGCGCTGGCAATCCAAAGTACAAGTCAAGAATACCGTCTGCGGTCAAAGCTGAACCGCTACCAGACACAATGCTCGCTGGGCCATCGCCATCAACCTGCGACAACAGACCCATTGGGCGAGCTGCGCCGTTACCGTTCAGGAACGCATCATCTTCGCCAAGCGCAAATGCTTCTGCAATCAAGTCAGACGAAATACCAACAACATCAAATGCAGAATCTTCAATCAAGTCATTGCTAACTGGCATTGAAGCCATCGCCGTGTGTACTGGAATAACGTACAGACCGAAAACTGGGTCAGTGACGCGGTGTGTGGTTGAAGACGCTGGTGATTCACCAGTCCATGTCAAGCGCACACCTGAGGTATACTTGTCGTCGGTTGTGTACTTTACGCGTGGCCACTTTGCAACATCACGTGAGGTTTGGACAACGCGCGCGTTTGGACGAATCGCGGTCAAACCAGCAACCTTCTTGATTAATTCGACGTGATAATCTTCTGGAACTAAAACTACGCAGTGTTCCAAACTTTCGTTTGGGTATGGACTATATCTTAACGAGTCTTTAGCGCATTCTGCTGTTTCAACTTTTGCATTACTGCATCTCGTTTTTCGCGTGTAGTCTCTGAAGCTCCCGTTGCTTGTAATGCCCTGCATTGCTCGACTATATCTAACTCCCTTTTAGTGTATGGGTGTATTTTTCTCTGCCCCATCCCACCGTAATTCGGATTTTCAAGACCTTCGTTTTTCTTTCTGAGGTCTATAAATTCCATCATTAGTCTAGCTCTCTGCTTTTTATTACCAACCAGATACGGTTCTATCTTTGGAAGTATCTTTAATAGATTGGTCATATTTTTGGTAGCGCATTCGTGAACTGGTCGGTTGATTCCCTTTTGGAGTCTAGTCCGCATATACGGGTTGATTCCCATTTTTCTGAATATATCTTCCGATTTGGCGATTATTTCTGGGTCTGTATTCACTATGCGTAGTTCGCATTTTACCTGCGTGCCGTTTGCTCGGCGCGGGTCTGTGAAAACAGTAAACCCTAACCATCCTTCGCCATCTACAATTCCCGCTACCCATCCAAGCTCATACTCGGTTGCCTGCTGATTGTCCATTTTACTATCCTTTCGTTTGTTGCCTAGAAGCACGATTGGCTCTTAGGAGTTTCCAGCATTTAGCGAAATTTAAGGTGAACTTTTGTTCCCTTAGATTATCATATTTAATTTTTAAGTCTTACTTTACTTACTTATGCCCAACCTGCATATTGGGTTAATCCACCAGCCGTATCAACGCCTTCGCTCAAGGCCTTGCGGTCATTCGGGCCTAGTTTTTCTTTGCCATTGCGGATGTACGCTTCAAAAGCAACATCGTATCCCTTTTGCTGAACAGCCAGTGGAATGTGATAGCGCAATTCCTTTTCGCCGTTTGCAGTCATAACCTTCATAGAACGCCATGACTTTGCGTCAATCGGGAAGTTTCCTTCGTCTGCGGCAGACTGTCTCCATGAGACCTGCGAAACCGATGGCTCGCTAGCTCCCAAGAATTCATCGCCACTTTCGATACGCTGTGCAAGATTTGCCTTAGCAATCAACGTATCGTACTCGCCCAGTAGTCTTTGGACGTTACCTTCTTGTTCTGCGGTAATGGCATCACCCGCCTCGAACATAATCTTTTTTGCTTCGGCGTGCTTTGACGTAGCTTCCGCCATCAGCTCTCTTCGTGTCTTAGCCATAAATCTTCTCCTAAATATGTAATGCTCGTTCGCGTATTGCGATTTCGAGTGCCAAACGACGAGAAGAAGTGAGTGCGTTTGCGATAGTATCGAGAGAGTAGGTCTCAACGACATTTTCTGTCATATCATCCTCATCTGGTTCTACCTCTATCTGCGGCTCGGCTTCTAGCAAAACATCTGTAAGCACAGAAATTGCGTCTTTCAATCTTGCCAAGTTGCGTTCCGACAAAACCCTGCCTACCTTAAATTCTTCAATTGTCAACAGGCTAGTTAGGTTGGCAAACTCAACAACGTGCCAAGATGGAGACTCTTTACCGAACTGACTGAAATGTTTTGCAAGGTGATTGTATACACCCTGCTTGTCACTATCTGTCAAAGACTTACCAGAGTCCTTCATCAATGCGGTCATAGCTGCATTTACTCCGTCCCATATGGCAAGTCCAATGCCAGACTTTGATGGAATGTGGTGTGGGAATTGCAAATCCTCAAACGCGGACGGTATCTCTTTTCCAGACCATCCGTAGTGTTCTGAGATTCTAATCTTTTCACCGTCATCTAAGTCTGACCATTCTTTTTCTGTAAAATCGCTCAACACTGGAGGATTCATTTTTACTGTAGTATCTGGTTCAAATCCAGTGTCTTTGAAATCAATTGCGGCTGACTTTATCAAAACCCTTGCGGCATCGTTCATCCCCCAGTTCACTGGAGAAATATCCCATAGTCGGCACTCTCTGATATTTCTGATATTAACTGTTTTTCCGTCAATACTATGTGGGGCATAGTCGTATTTGATTGCCTCAAACCCAATAGAGTTTTCGGTAATTGCGCCTTCTTTGATGCCAGTCAATACTTCATTGCCGCGCGGTGTGTTTATGTACTTTACAACACCGAGTAATCCACCCATTGCATCTGGGAATTGACCCAGATAACTATCTGGTAGCTGCTCTCTCGATATTTCCCGCAGCTCCACTGGGACTCCAATTGGAGGAGACATGGTATCGTGTTGCCACAAAACCTTTACCCTATCCGCGCGTTCCAAAAGCGTCTTAGTAAACGCTCCGAGCAACATACGGTCTAGCGCATTATCAATATGTCCAGCAACAGAATACAGAGACGTTACTTCTCTATCTTCCGATGCAATGACTTTACTTTGAAAGTTTTTATACTCCATTGATTGTCCTTATAAAAAAACGCCAATGAGTGCTAATGCTCAATGGCGTTTGTTCCTTTACTCGATATTGCAGGCATCGGTGTTATATACTTTACTATACTGCCACACCGATTACACTTGATTTCGATACGTATTATACCAAAAATACTGTTAACATGGAATAATTTTTTATTGCATTCTGGACATCTTACGTCCTTGTCCGATATATATGTCATCGCATCAGTCTCCTTAGCGCATTTTGATATATATCCAGAACTCCACTGGTTGACTTGCGGAGGACTTGTTGTATCGTATACCACCTTCCGCGATGTATCCACGTTTGAGGCCCAAGACCACCGACACGACTATCACTAATAACCCACGGAGCGTATGACGTTGGGTTGCTCAGCGAGACTGCATACCCATTGGAAACTGGAGTCACGCTCCCCTTAAAGTTTTTCTCTAACTTTTGGGTGCGAACATAGTTTTCTGTTGGTGGAGGCGGCGGCGGAACTTGTGACTTCAGGTAACGCGCCGTGTCCGCGGACGCGCCTTTCAATGCTGTTTTAGTTCCGCTAGACATACCGTTCAGGCGATTCATTACGCCCGTTAACCCCTTGACCTGATAACTGATTTGCACTAACTGGTCTTCTTCCTCTTAACGCCGACCACGAGTTCTGCGTCTGGGTCTGCTTTCAAAATTGCAATCAGTTGAATTAAAGCCTCTTCGATGTTGTCAAGTCTGACCTTAATCTCACTCATCGTTTTTGCTTCGTTTGCACGCTGTAATTTTACTTCATTCAGTCCATTCTCGAAATTCATAAGGATTCTCCATAGTAGGAATGAGGAAACGACGGTCAGAAAAAATACGCCGACCAGTGAGAAGTACTGCGATGCTTGAATTACTGTGTAATTATTCACGACCTGTCTCCATTGCTTTTATTTTAACACAAAAATACAATACTCTATCTATTTATTACACCTTTACTATCTCTATACCGTATTCTACATGTTGCTTCAGTGGCAGTCCTAGACCCCTTACCTCACAATCGCCTACTCGAATTGAATACGGCCCAACCTGACCGCGTTGCGGGTCAAAACTCGAATCTCCAGACATGTCGAAATCAACCATTCCGTTCCGAGTGTGGTGAATTGCCTTGTCGTCAGGCCAAACCTGAGTCACTGGGACTTTCCATAGTAACTTTCCATTTCCATCTGAAACGGAAACCATAATCTTAACTCCGCCCTGAGACTCTGGATAGTCTACTGGCTTATTATCATAAAAGTGAACAGCCGAGACCTTATACCCACTTCCCTGTGTAACGCTGACCCACGTTAGACGCTTGTCTACTTCAACCATCCACTCTTCAGACTTAACAGTGACTTGCCCCTTTACAATTTCACCGAAGAAACTTCCGCTATAGTCTCTCAATTGACCTTCAAAACGATACACACCGTCTCGGAATGGAGCTGAAATCATTAAATTAAATCGGTATGACTCATTTGGTTTCACTTCCGAGTTGGAAGGGACTGCCTGCCATGATATTTCATTGTTGGATGTCGGACTTAGAGCGACATTGCCCCATGCAACATTACCAGTATTGGTCATAGATACCATACTAGCAACGGTTTCCCCTGTCCACACAGTTGACGGTACGCCGTATAACTCTAGCTCTGCATCATACTCAACTCCAGACGGTGGAGGCGGAACGTCGCTGTCTTCCCAACCAAACTGCCTAATATAAGGCAAGTCCATTTCCATCTTCTGAATAAGGTCTGATTTGAAAACGTTTGGATTTGAATGTTCGTCGGCATGAGCTGGGTCAGAGTGTAAACCATCAACCCATGAATCAGAATACCAGTTTCCAGCCCACAAAAGCCACGGACACACAGCAAATAAATAGTCTGGTAATCTCTCTCCATTACTTAATTTGCCGACCCTAAACCACTCATACATTTCGTAATGCCAGTCAATCCACTTCTCAATTGATACCTCTGGCATACTGGTATCGTCGTGATTCTTGAATAACCAGCCACCCTCTCCTCCAATCATGGGCGGAATAATTCCGAGATGCTTTTCGCACCATCCAGCTATGGCTATAAACCTCAAAACAGCTGTGTCGTCTTCATACACATTGCTTGATGGGTATGGATAAATTGGCGGATGATTTGCCCCGTAGTTGTGCAAAGAGAAGTACATTTTGTTTTTGACTTCTTTAGATACACCACTGACAGACGCCAAAAGCTCTTCCGACAATACTTGTAGTCCAGGAAATCCACCTCCACGTACAACGGCTTCTGCACGTTGACCCCATAGTGAAGCAAAATGTTCTGGACTATCGAATCCCTCTCTGCCATCCTCTGGTTCATTGAAGATTTGAATGTATGGCGGCACTCCGTTCTTTACAGATAGCTGCGCGAATTTTTCCCAAAAGTCTGGGGTCTTTGGTCGTTCTCCACTGGCATACACTCGCATATTAGAGAATATGCCAAAATTGTCTTTAAGATATTTTGCAACCCGTATACATTGTGCCTCATCCCCGCCATATACTGTAGCCCATTTTATTTTCATGCGCTTAAGATACGGTGCATAATGTTCCACAAACGGCTGGCGAGAATCTAGCACGAAATGAATCCCTCGTCCGTTATCTCCCTCTGGACGCGGAAAGCTAGCCAAGTGACTATCTAGTGGTGATAATTGTGTCATACTTTTAATTCCTTTGTTGTTAGAAACACATTTGCTCCGTCAGTGTATGCAATTGCGGCAATCTTATCTGAGCTGGCAATACTGGGAGACTGATTATTTAGTGAGTTATTTGAAATCAGTTTGGCGTTACTCCACTTCCCATTCTTAAGGGAGATGGTGTATATTTTCCAGTTGTCGGTTGACACAGATTTTGCCTGAAAAGATACTTGTACAGCCCCTTCAAAAAATGCAACTCTAGGCCACATACTGTAAAGAAATGACGGGATAGTGCTACGCGAATCTGTAAATACCATTGTCTTGAAATCAGAGTATCTAGTCACCGCAAAAAACGGATTTCCATACTCGGTGTGGAATACATCTGGCGTCTGTTCCTTATGCCCGTCAGAAATCACAGACTCAACACCCCAAGTATTATTGACCGTATCGAATCTTATACTAAGAACTCCATATGGACTATTCTCGCTCCACACTATGTCAAGAAAGTTGTCTCGATATGAGATTCTTGGCATACTCCCGTCTCCAAACTTTACGGGAACATCCCAAGTTGCCCCGTTGTCTCTACTGGAAACCATATACACACCAGACGCTTGTCCTACTGGTCTAGATTGAAACACAACATATATGTTAGGCCCATCTGAAACAATTTGCGGACACTCTGCATATGGCAAGCTGCCAGAAATCTTTTTTAGACTCCTACTTGGGGATAAGTATACAACAACATATCCCAGTGTGTCATGCTTGGATTCCCATACGATATGACGACTTCCGTTATGTGTTATGTCTGGGTAGTATCCGTGTCCAATAGATTCTCGTGTATTGTTTCCCTTACGGGACTCACACTGCATTATATTGTCACCATCGTTCCACACAGAGAAAACCCTTCTGCCCCTTACACAGATAGAGATTTTACTATAGTGTCCTTCCCCAAGACTAACTGGCGAGTTCCATACCTTAAGCGCGTCAGATATTGCTCTTATCATTTTGACTCTCCTCTTCCCCGCTTTGAGAATCTGATGAATTAGATTCTGGATTAACCTCTGGGCGTTGATTATCCATTGATACCTCTATGGTTCTCACGTTTCTAACATATACATCTCCGTCTGGTGTCTTTTCGAGACCCACTTCTTCGGCAAATTGATTTACTGTAATCGCTCCCTTTTCAAACGCGTTTGAAGCCCGCGCCCATCGCTTATCAATATCGTCCTGAAGTGCTGGAACTTTTGAGAAATCCCATTCCATGATAACATTTAAGTCTTCATTCAGGTCGTTATTTATTTTATCAGAGATTCTCTTGTATTGTGGAGATAAGGTGTCCTGCCAAAACGCTTTTCTAGCAGCTTCATAATTGCTATAGGTTGACGCCTTTAACCCTATGCTTGCTCCGACCAAGATGGGAGGTGTTCTTAAACAGCTGCAAATTCTTGCCTCAGAACGAGCGTCCAGAAACTCAAATCCCATTTCTTCAAATGTCAAACCGATTTTCTGAAATTGTGCATCCGAGTCCAAAACTACTGGGTCTAGCCAATTTTCAAATCCACCGTATCGTTCCCTCCATCGAGAACGAATTTCCTCTACCTGAGACTCAATAAGCTTTTGCTTGGTTGTCAACATTCCTGGTGGAGTTCCACCCTTTTCAAAGAACAGCTTTACAAAGTCAGTACTGGCATTGTCAACATCTCCCATCCGAGCTGCGACCTGAACGGGAGGAAGTCCATTATACATATTTGATGGGTCGAATAGCTTAAATTCAAGAATGCTGTCGGTTGGCATAACTATCGCTTGTAATCCAGGTGGGGCATAGCGGTATCCATCAATAAATGTTCCAGACGAACGTATCGGTGAAACCCAGTCTGGTCTCATAGGCCAAAGTTCTACTACTTTTCCAGACCTGTTTTTTACCTTTTCCCAGTAAGAGACTCCAGCTAAGTCCAAGTACATCAGTGTGGCACTGAAGAAGTCGAACTCTGTCATATATTTATTTGGTCGTTCTATCAACATACGAGTCGGATGGTTTTCTATAATGGCGCGTGAACGCCTGTCGCGCGCAACCAAACGTGGAATTGCTGCCGAATCCGCTTTTAAGGAAATACAGGCGAAAATTAGTTCGTTCTTTTTGAACCCATGCTGTACCGCATTCTCAAAATTCCATTTTTGGTACGATGGGGTCTGATTTGTCCATGAATTCAACATCGTAGATATTGCGTTCTGTTGCGTTGCCGCAGAACGCTTAAACGAAGAACTGAATCCGCTTGCGAATCTGTCAAATATACTCATTAAAACCAAATCCCTCCCAAAGAACTATTTCCAGCAAGCTTCATATAAGCCCCACTACTTGCGTCTACCATATCGTCGTGTACCCTCTTGTTTGGAAACAATTCGAGCTCTTGCAAATAATTTCGATTCCATCCAGCTTTAGCCAGATAAACATGTCGAGCCTCGCACATCCCGCTAAACGGCTTTGCTCGGTGAACCTTTTGTCCAGTCATGCGAAAACCATCAAATATAAAATCTGGAAGAACATTTCTGCGATAGTGGTCAATTACTGTCTTGCCACTTGCGCCAGGTTCTTGCTCGATATATATCTCTGTTTCATATCCATCTGCAACCGCGCATCTTTTAACCAGCTCTTCAACTTGGGAGGGAGTGCCTCGAAATTGCTGTACGTCCAGAATGTAAAATTCGTTTTGAGAAGATATTCCCATTAGCACTCCAGCTGTATAGTCGGGGTCGTTATTTCCATAATCGGCAACTGTAGCAGCCAAGTCCCAATATCGAACTTTTCTAATAAGCGGAGGAAAGTTTTCAATTGGCGCGGTGTTCTGTCCGTCAAACCATTCCCTCTTAAACATCTCGCCTTGTTCTTCAATATCCCAGTCTCCAAACAAAAGCCTCGCTCTGGTTACTGGGTCTAACTCGGCAAGAAAACCAGCATATTCTTCTGCATTGATAGCTGGGTTGTCGTTGATAGTCGCTGGTATAAAGATGCGACCATTTGCGCGTCCCTCATCAATAAATCTCTTCTTGACCCAAACGTGACCTGGGCCACCAGGATTAGTAGCTGCCCGCATACGAAGCGGAACTTCAACGCCCTTAACGCGACGAATACGAGAAAACAGATATAAATACTGACTTTCTGTAAACTGAGTCAATTCATCAAATCCGCAAAATTGTATTTCCGCACCCTGATAGCGCAGCTTATCTCTTTCACTCTCTAAGTATCCGAATGTTAGTGTTGCGCCAGAGGGAAAGGTGAACTGGTGCTTTTCCGAATCCCACCTTGCATCTGTTCCAGAAAGCCATTCAATCGCGCGAGACATAAGTGCTTGTGGCAACGAAAGGTCTCTGTAGGTTCTACGTAGTAAAAGAGCTGCGTATCCTGGTACGTCAACATATTGCAGGGCAGACATGAGAAGTGCGGAGCTGTTGTGCGTAACGATAAAGTCGTTTGTAAGATACATTCCGTTCGGATGGGAGACGGTTATACATCTTCCCCGCACAGTTCCGCCCTTTTCCACCCTAACAACCGCGCGGTATAGATTGTCGTCAACCTTACATCTTTCTGCCTTTCGCTTAATCCTAAACAGGGACGGCTCATTTCTATGTCTTATATATATCGTATAGGATAACCTTCCAAAGACCTTTTCTCCACTGGCGTCTCTATAGAATGGGTACTTTTCCGAAACAGTCGCAACCCCGCCCAGTGAGCGAACAATAAAACACACATCTTTGCACATTTGTTCGCTAGTTGTTGTGTAGTACACCTGCCCTCTTGCATCGGCAGTCCCATCAGTGTCTAGCAATCCTTGTAGTACGCTAAGTCTCGTTTTTACGCTTCCCATCAAAAACTCTCTGGGAACAAATTTTGTGTCCGATTTAGTTCCCATTAGTCCAAGTTTTTCTAGTTGAGACCTAACGGTTGACAAAGACTGTCCTTTGAGAAAGTACGAAAACTTACCGTCGTAGCGAAAGTCCATTCCCCTCAAAACGTTATCTCGAATGTGTTCGTGGTCATTCCCACTAATACTGACGGATTGACCAGAAATACATCCATCTCCCAGAATGTACCCCAACAGATACGGGTCTAGGTTGGATGGATTTCTGTTTGTTACGTTAAAAACTTGCTCGTGACACACTGGAATTAGAGGTCTTCTTGAAGAGCCATCGCGTTCGGAGCGAATCAGACTTTCGTCAGACCATTTCTTTAAGGTGAATGTATCTATTACCTGCGCGCTCTCCTCTCCAAACACTCTCTTGCCCTTTATCTTTTTCCCCTTACGCGCTCTCCAGCATACCCACAAATGCTCTCCGTTAACCTCTATTGAAGTTCCATCGTGAAAAAGTACCTTAAACTTTTCAAGTTCAAACACTGGATGGAGCTGTATTATCTTCGCAACCGTACCGTCTGGGTTATTTACAGCATCTCCAACGCGAAGGTCTTTTATTTGCTTAAACCCAAACGGTGTCAGAACAAAGTCGTCAAGTTTTTGGCCTTTCCCGCCGCTTGCTGCGCCGCCAAATAGTACTTCCTTGTTTTGGGTCAACAGAAACGCGGTTTGTTTGGGACTTGGTTTCTGAATGATGTACTTATTTAGTTTTGGAAAAAATTTGGTTACATCTATTTTGTCCCAATTGTCTCTAATCGTTTCTGGGGTTATTATATTCACTAACCACTCCTGCTTGCACTAAAGTGTTAATTACCTCAGACAGTTCTTCTGGTGTAGGGATTGTTGAGACCACCACATCAACCGCTCCACCGTTCGCCCCAGTAATTTCCTGTTTTACAGAGTCTGTATTTACGCCGCGAGATAGTCTTTCTATTTTCACGGCAGTATCTATCCATGCAGATATTTCTCTCGGACTTAATTCCATTGGGTCTAGTTCTTTGAGACGCTGAATGACCTTCTCTTGTAAACGCATTGCAATCTTGGCGTGTCGGTCTGCCATTTCAGCAACAGATTTGAGGTGAGCATCCCTGCGGATACGGTCTTGCTCCATATCCCACGCGCGACATCTCGCTACCCAGCTGTATTCAGAGCTCCATCTGCGAATAAGGGACATGTTCTTTTCGGTTTGTTGAGATACTGCCTCAAGACTGCGCCCACTCCCAGAATCTCTATACAGAACAAACGCGGCAAAAGCTCGCGCTCCCTCTTCTTCTAATTGCTCATAGATTAACGACATACATATCCCTCATTACGAAGCTGATTAAGCAAAGATTCTTTTTGCTCGTCAGACTCACACTCTACAGTTATTCTGTACACTGGAACGTCTCCATCCGTAGAGTTGTCCTCAGCTACACCCTTGTCTTCCTCAACGGCATTAATTATCCGACTGAGCAAATCTACATCCTCCGAATCAGACGAAACTGGAAGGGTGTTATCTTCGTTTAGTGCCGTAAGGATTTCGGTGTAAACATTTTCGTCCCACAACTTTGCCATGTCGAGAGCAGTGAACTCTGCTCCCATTAATCCAATGTTGTTTGAATCTATTAAATAAGCCATTGCCTCGTTATCATCTCTGAACGAGACTCCGCGATGGATTTGAGTTTGCCATCTACCATCTACAACTCTTACGCCATTAGGCACATTAGATGGATTGTGTGCAAACATACTCTGCAAGGTCTGAATCCGATTATGTCCAGCGACAAGTTTCTGTGTTTTTTCATTCAAGACTGGTTTCTCAACAAGACCATAACGCATAATTGATTCAAACATTGCGCCAACATCATGCTTCTTCGGGTTAACGTCAGCGAATTGAACTTCGTCAATAAACATCCACTCTAAGTGTTCTTCCATAAAAAAATAACCCCCATGAATTTATGGGGGTTAGAACCTCTCTGTGCATTATTTTAACACAAATCGGCGTTTTGTCTTAAGTTTTTGTTTAGACCTTAAAACATTTAGTCTACTTTTGGTTGCTGACTTTTTTCTGGATATAATTGACTCATACTTTGGGGCAAGGATTTCTTCTTTTCCGAAAGTAAGACCGTGACATTGCGCGCACAATGTTATCCCGTTATCGGTGACAAATCTCAGTTTTGGATACCTAGCCCACATCCGAATATGATGTGGATGTATTTCAACTCCGCGTTTGCCGCACTGCTGGCACGTATACTTATCCCTAAGAAATACGCGCTTTCTCCATGCGACAAACTTTGGACTATGGCGAGCTCGCTCATCTGCGTTCTCGAAGATAGGAAATACTTTTGATACCTTAATCCGAATCAAGTTTGCCTTGCGCCTGCATGACCATTTCCCTGTATTCCCTCGCTGGGACTGGTGATTTGGCATTTTGTCTCATGTTTAGCAAAGGCAGATTTCCCTGCGGAACTCCCGTCTTTGGTTTTTGTGGAGCCTGGTTGTTGTTGCTACTCTTATTGGCAGTTTGAGAACTTTGGGAAGTATTACCGTGTCTGCCCTGATAGTTTCTAACTGGTCGAAAGAAAGACTCTAGTAATCCCCCGAAAGAACCGAGCAAACTGCCCATGTGTATCTTTGTAATAAAAAGGCGAAGCAATCGTTCTGGAAGAACAGACAGAAAAACTCCGAGACCGACTGCAATGAGAAAGACTGGCATAGAACTCAGCACTTGCCCCCAGTTTCCTTGCTGGATATATGTCAACATCGGCATCTTAAATACAATGAGCCACCCACCGATATTGCTAATAATGTCATATCCATATGACATAAGCGCAGCTCTAACAATCCACGGGTCTAGACTATTGCCGTCCCGAATGTAAATCCACTGCAAAAACGTGATGCTTACAATAATAATATACCCTATCCACTGGTATCCAGTTTCAACAGATAAAAACAAGTTACTGAAAAACCAACTAATTATCACCAATGCAACTGCGAATATAATTCCTAGATGGTCTAGGATGTTGTCTAGTGTTTTTTCGCTCATAGTTTTCTTCCCACCAATGTTTCAATCATGCAGAGTACCTCTGCTCCGCACAAATCTAATATAATTTTCCCATCTGAAGTTTCATCAGAAAAGTCTTCTGCTAAACCAGTATTCCAAACCATTGCCAAAAAAGATTCGATGTCAAACCCTTCGTCCTCGTCTATATATAACGACAAAGGTTCACCGAAAGAATCCTCGAAGAAAGATGCGTATTTGAGTTGTAAGTTAAAAATGGAGAGTGTATTCTGGTTCATTTCTGTATGCTGTGGGGATGTAACGTATATTATACATCTTTATTGTTGTGACATATATATTTATCGTCCAAGATTTCACCCATTATAGAAACAACGGTTTTCAAGTCCAATCCGCCCATTCCTGCCCCAAACGGCACAACGTGAACATTTCCATCTATATTTTGACAAATTTTTAATAACTCAATTGTGGAGTTTTTCACAATCTCGTAGGATGAATTAAATCTCCAGTCGTACTTCGTGACCACAAATAGCATTTTGTATCCATCGTCTCGATAGACCAATTTTTGCGGGTCTGATTTAATCCACGCCCCTACCACAGACTCAATCTCTGGAAATCTAATCCTTGCTTGCTTGGCAATTCCAGCTCCCATAACAGCAAAGCCGTTGCTACGAAGGCAACGGTTTATTGTCACAGTTATATATTCTCCCTCGTTGTGAAACTCCCAGATATTACCGCTTGCGAATTTCATCGTTTTTACTTGCAGCGAATGAAATGAGCTCAACATTGTTCATTCCAACGTCATCCACATAGAATAGTGAATCTTTGCGTTTTACGTCTATGCCAATTCCTTTTAGAAAGGAAATAGAACCCTTTGGAGTTCTGGGTAGTTCTGTTCCCCAACATAAGTCCCAAAAACGACAAAATGTACATGGATACTTATCTGGAGATTTCTGCTTATTTGGTATTTGCTTATTATTCCAAGCGTACTCCAGGTCATCCATTCTACTCAAGAGCTCGTTCCTGTAATCTTCCAACGACACTGGACTAATTCTAACATTACCATCTTTGGCAATATAGAATATAATCCCAAATGGAACTACTGGTATTTTTTCTCCAGAAGGCAAAGCGTATCCACCATTTTTCTGGGATAGATACATAAACTGACAAATTTGTAGTGCGTGGTGAGGATACTCAGTCCATTTCCCGCCCTTACGTTCTCTGAATTCAACTGCATCCCCAGAGATGCTTTTTATTTCGATTGGCATTGCGAATTCAGATGTAACCCACAGACCGTCCGTGTGGGCATAGTGGTAATTGTCCTTTGACTCAGCCTGGGGGTCAATATATCCCATCCCGTTTTGTGAGACATATTCGCTTACAACGTCCATAAACCAAGATTCAATTTGATGTCCAATATCGAATACTACCATCGTCTCTGCGCTGAAGTGGTTCGTTATCGGAAACTCACTACGGGACATATAGCTGGCGCGCAAGCATCCACCAACCATACTTGCACCAAATAGGTTTTCAGAGTGGAGGTTTTCCCACTCCTCTTGCCTAGACTCTCTTGCGCTACCTACTGCCGCATTGAATATATCAATAAACTCACTGACTATCTTTGTGTTGTTCACGCACATCCTCCGCAATTTTTATCCAGTTATCTCTGGATGTCAGACCTAGTTCTTCAGCCATATTTGCACCCCACGTAAATACATCATTTGATAGTTCTTCTCTACTTTCCTTTATCCACTTTTCAAACTCTCTTTTTCTGGCAACCGTAGAACGTCGAGTGGGTCGTCCTCGTCTATGACGTAATGGACGACCAGCTCGATTATATCTCATATCCCGTATACGATTGCTATCTAATTCCCAAACAGCCGCGTAATCAAGAAAAAGACTAAGAAGTATGGCGACAGCTAAATTCTCAATCGGCTCTCGGTTCATTGTCTGTCACGGGAACTATCGAACCATCAGAAAAGTTGATTCGACACTTCCATGTTTTTCCAGACGGTAAACGACCACGCTGCTTAGCTATCTTCATAAATATGCAGTCCTCTTCGACCAGAAATTTGTACCCATTATGCTCTATAACAGAGCCAACGGTATGTGTCCGTTTTGGCATCCACTGCGTCACAATCCTATCGAACCATTGTGCAATCGCAGCTGTTTCCATTCCGTCATAATCTCCTGGCAGTAGCATGTTCGGCCCAGGAGCTCCGTCCAGCTTTTGTTTTGCTTGGACTCCTACCACTGAGGGCGCACGATAGCGTTGAGACCCTCTACGAATCTCTCGAATGTCGGCAGCTACCTGTAACCTACGCAGCTGTTCCTTTGCTACGACCTGTTTTATTTCTGGGTCATACGGAAATGCTTGCAGGTAGTCCCAGAAAATAGCTCCAACCGTTAGCTCCTTGCCAAGCAAACTATTTTTCGCGCCGTCAACACCAATGAGATAATCCAAGCATCTCATTACATTTGTCATATATAACTCTGGAAGTGCTTGGGAACTTCTTGCTAAAGACTCACCAACGCGATAAATAGGTACTGTACCGACATACGTAGCCGCTTCATTGAGCCTTCCCCAATCAATAACATTTCCACTGGCTATGTCTCCTGAGTCTAGACCAGAGCGCATAGCCATTGCATTAATTACCTGCTCTTCAATTGTGTCTTCCACCTTCACGACAATTACAACCTCGTCTTGTCTCCCTTCCTCCATCAGTTGTGCCGCAGCCTTTTCAGCCCACCAGTCAATTAGGCCACTTTTGTTGTGAGACGTTTGCGCGATTATCGCGCAAATCTGACCAGGTAGTAAGTCCCTGAAATACGTATTAATCTTTGGTATCGGAAACCTCAAAGCGCGATGTCTTTGCTCTTCCAACTGCCTTACTTCTTGCATGGCAAAGGCAGTCGCCTCCGATGGAGTATATACGAATTGACCAACTAAATCCTTGAAATTAGAAGAATAATCCATTGCCATCTCCGTCAGTCTTAACAGCGACTTCTACCACATCGTTATTAAGTTTTTCAGCATATTGCTGTATGGTGTCTCTAATTGCAGACTCATTTGGAGGCTGTGGGTTTGCCGACTTCAATACACGCCAGTCTTCTTTCCAGTAAATTCCACCGTCTCCGTAAATTTTCAATATCTGCTCAGACGTGTACCCACTACTCAGAAGTTGAGACGCCAATTTCCCAAAACGAGAAGCATTCATCCTAACGTCTCTCTTTGTAACTTTAGCTAATGCACCAACCATGAGCTGCTGTTCAGTTGGAACTTTTTTAGCAGGCATTTGCTTTATCAGAACTGGCTGTAATGGCTGTTCTGGTTCTTTTTCGCCTTCCAGATTGAGAAAATACTCAAACCCACTACCGACCCTTTCTCGGAGCAATATGCCGCGCTCCATACATTCCAGAACTCCCTGTATCACACCATTAGCACTCAGTCTACACAATTTAGACAGACTTTCATTGGTGTGCCTAACCTTTCCAACGCCAATAGAGAACGTATCGCGCCAAATAGCAATCGCGACGCGAACGCCAGATTTGTCCATTTCCATCAGTGCATCAGACATCTCGTCTGGCATCAATTTGCAATTTGGTCTTTGCATCTCAGCTCATTTTCCTCGCATTGTCTAACATGAAATTGAATTGCCTTAGTGAAACTGCCCCGCTAATAATTAAATCGTCTGGCTTTTCAAATAAAGAAACTAAATACAGGTTTTCTAAAAGTGAGGAAAATCTTTTTACTGCCCTGCCAAATAAATCCCTATCTTTTGATGGAAAGGGGTCTGGTATCAATATGACCTTTTTGAACTTTGACAAGGTGCGAATCACCTCGTCATGTGGAGATATTCCTGGAATACCGACAACCTGAGTTGTTTTTCCAAGAAACTCGAATACAACAACAGCCTTTTTCCACCCTTCAACTACAACCAATACGTCTCCTTCTGTGGCACTAGACATGTAGGCTGGTGCAGCTGGTATATTCGACACCTGTCTGTATTTGCCGACACCAGCAGGCGGGTCAATGAGACGATATTGAATGTTTATGACTTTGTTTGTTTCGTTTGAAATAATTGGAATTGTATACGACGCGATAGGTTTCTGAATTCCACCAACAAACTTTTGGGTGTATCCGACACAATAAGAATCAAGCACTGCATCTGGTATCCCAGCGACGTTCCACTCGTCGCGCATCTTTGGGGTTAATTGACTGTGCCATTTTTGAATCTGGCTAAAGTCGAAAGTTGCTTGCCATTCTTTTAGGGACATTTCTCTCTCTGCCCTAATTTTCCTATCGCGTTCCTCGCGAATTGCGCCGAGCTCTTCTCTTGTAAGACCAATACTTTCATGGCTAGACAGAAAACCCTTTGAACCACACTTGCGACAATAATAGTTTCCTATATCTTCCCATGCCATAAAGCGGTCTTTCCCGCTTTTGCAGAAAGGGCAAGCTCCGTGCCACTCTAATCGCCCAGTGCGCTTGAGCGTTATACCGAATTGTTGAAAAGCGAGAGAAGCGACATCCATACATACAGTATATCACGTAAATGTGTTTTTGTCAAACACATTAAAAATAGGGGGTGTGTCCCCCTATTTTTTACTCTTCAGACTTTTTTGTTTTATTCAAGATTGCCTGCGCCCCAGTTCGAGTTTTGGCTAAGACAATCAATATGGTCGGCTCGATGTATTGCATTTTCACGTCTACAACCTCACCGTCCAGACCGTTTAGCCACTCCGCAATTGGAATGTTTACAACACCGTAGTCCATAGAGAAATTAAATATCTTTTGATTCCACATTCGATTCGTTCTCCACAACGAAAAAGTAGTGACCAGACGGAACTGTTTTAAGATTATAGACAGATATTCCAATATCTTCCACAACCGTATTCAACGATACGTGAAGCCCATCTGGTTTATACCCATATTTTTTAACAAAATAATGAAGACCGTCTTTTGCTATTTCGGCTGGAGGTTTCTTTTTACTATCCATCTCCTGCCACAGCATAGCCCATGCCCAGTTCATGTCACCTCCGATTACAACATCTTCATTCTTTTTTCTGTTTTTTCAAAAATCCTATCGTAATTTTCGTGTTCTATTTCAACTTGACCGTCTGGATTTGTTCTTTTCCACCAAGTCTCACCATTGTTGTCTGTGTATAATCTTTCCATCACAGTCCCTGATGATTGTTTTGTCATTTTTTCAGATTCGTCGGATAACGGGTTACGTAACCACTCTAGAGGGTTTTGTGGTTTTGGGGAAGGCTCTCGCCTAACAAAAGCATAAACAGAAACAATGACGAGCAACAGAATAGCTCCGACTAAAACTGCAATGGGATTGGTTTGAATCAAAGATTCTACCAAGAAATATATCACCATTGAAAACAAAGATACACAAATCGCAAATAAAATAAACCACTTCATTTCAGACCATGCTCCCCGTTTCACTATTTTTTGTATGTGAGGTTATTCATCAGATGATTATAACAAGCCCAAACTGAGAATCGAACTCAGGTTTTGTCCTTACCAAGAACGCGTCCTGCCACTAAACGATTCGGGCATACAGAGGACGGGAAGAGAATCGAACTCTCAGAGCTTTTACACCCGCACGTTTAGCAAACGTGGTAGCACTACCAATATGCCAGCCCGTCCTTATTGTTTACTTGCCTTTTCCAGTACTTGACGCTCAGACGCAGACGCCCTGCGCGTTTCTTCTCCATCCACAATGTACCATTCCTTGCCAATCTTGTACGCTTCGCCATTCTCAATCATTTCTTCGGCGCGTTTGTTTGATAAAGTCCTAGCCATGCTTACCTTCCATAAAACTAGATATAAATTGTGTACTTCCGATAGTTAGTGCAATTGAATCTTGTCTGAGTTACCGATTTGAATAACGTATGTCATACAGGGACAGAGGGACTTGAACCCCCAACAATTGTTTTGGAGACAAACATTTTACCATTAAACTATATCCCTATTTAGAGGCAGTCTTTGCCCTGCCTCACTCAAAGTAATTATACCACACATCCATCCGCTTGTCAAGATTACAACGGATACGGATATTTTGTTTTCTTAATGTTGCGTACATTCAACGGACGCGGCTCGTCATCACCAGAAACAAGTCTCAAATAAATGGTTGTTTCATTTTCTGTGTCAACCTCAAATCTGGGAACAGAACTGAATACTTGACCGCTTTGACCACTTTGCCCGATTATGCCAGCAGACTTTGCCGTTGAAGACGATTGCGAAGAGGCATATGTCGTATTATAAACAAAGTTCCCAGTTGACTGACTACGAAAATTTTCAATTACTGGCAATGGCATCGGATTGTAAACCTCTGGGGTGAATACGGCTTCAATCAATCCCCAATCTGACTTCGCCATGTATGCTTGCCCAGCGGCATACGCATCCTCAGTATACGATGTGTAGTACGTAAATCTTCCATTGCTATGTGCTGGACGCTCAATGCGTCCAGTCGTAAGCGCGTTAAGAGAAAACTCTCCAACAAGAAATCCATTCATCTTTAACCGCAAGGACGCTCGTCTGTTGTTTGAATTCATTACGGTTACAGAGAATTTCTCGCCGTTTCTCATTACCACATACCCATCAGCATCATGCGTTTTTCCGCTTACGAGTAGCGTGTATCCATTAAGTTCCATTCTTGTTCCTTTCAACTGTTCTGTGGCAATTCGCACACAGAATTATGCACTTCCTTATTTCGTCAAAAATCAACTCTAGAGGCAATCCATTACCAACCATCTCGGATACATTGCCTACTTTTTCCGATGGATTAAGGTGGTGAAAATCCAGCGACTCGGCAGCATCCCTAAATCCACAGCGCATACATCCGTACCTAATCTTGTATGTGTCAACGAATCTTTTTGACTCGATTCGCCTGTGATTTACCTTCGTTCTGATTTGAGACGGAGGGTCTGACAAACGCTCTCCAATCTCGAATAACTCTAAATCCCATCCATGCAATAGGAAACCGCCTCAAAGACGAGAGACAATTCACCACCTGAATGGCGTCTCGCTGCTAACCCACCAGACGCTATACTATCATACCCATTGGTAAATAAGTCTTCAAGCAGCTGTCTGGCAGTCTCTTTAATAGATTCTACCGATGGCGATTCATCTCCTAGCCATGTCCATCCGAAAGTTCGCATGAAAAAGTATACCTTTTGAAAATCAAAGTGAACCATAATCTCTTCTATGGCTTCTTCTTGTTTTTCAGTTATTTTGCCCATTATGCCCTCCATTTGGGTACTGCAAAAAGTGCGATGATTTATAACGGTTTGCGTTAGCGACTGGGCGTGACATTCACGCCACACTGCCAGCAATATAACTCGCCCTCAATTTCTCTTTTTTCGGGGTGCATACAAGCCCCCTGCACGCGTTGTTCGGCGGCAGCAAAGTCTTTCCAACCTACTCGCCAATCAGCGATTGCAAATATATTTGTGCAACGGCAATCGGTTATCGGTTTACCTGCGGCTGCCGCTTTTATTCCAGATTTGTACGCTCTGGAAAATGTGTTTGTTGGAAGTTGGCCTAATGTTTGCATGGTAGCCGCCGAACGGTCATGCTTCACTGGCGCGGCGATGCGGGCTCGCGGTTATATTTATTCCGCCTCACGATTTACAAAAGCGCCTGGATGTGGATTGTCCTTCATCCACTGCTCATTATATTTACGAGCGGCTTCATAGCAATTTGGGCATACGCTTGTGCCAGTATTCCATGATGTCATAATAGAATTGTTTGACACCCCAGTTCTCCGTTCGTGACCGCCAAACTCTTGCCCGCAAAGTGGACACGAGAGCCAAAAATAGCCAGCGAAGTTTGCCCATAATTTATGTAACCATCTTGGAATTTTCATGTTTACCTTTCTCGCCACGTTTGCAAGGCGGCGGCATAACGGTTGGATTCACTGGCGCGGCGATGCTGGCACAGTGATTTGGATAGAATTACCACAATGCGAGCAAGTCGCGCCCGCTGGCTCAGGCGTAGCCGCGTCCATGTGCAAGCGGTGCTGGGCGCGTTCTGCCCACCCTGAAACATCATTACCACGCTCACACAAATAAACGGAGTAACTGGGAATTGAGCCATAGGCATATCGCCTTTCAAATTCGCTCACGGAACAAATGCCAACCTTGCCATCTTTCGGAACTTCGCAGGGCGGGTTGCACTCCATGAAAGTAACTCGGTTGCCTTCTCGCCCTATGACATAGACATAAAAGGAAAACATTTCCGTAAACCTATCGCCTGGCTGCGGGTCGTTCATTGCCTCAGCTGTTTCTGCCTGTGTTTTTTTGGTATCGAACATAAGACCTTTCACGGACGCGGAATAAGCGTCCAACTGTCCGTATCAAGTATTTGATTGTCCATTTTAATCTCCCCGATTATGTTTTTATTACCACTCCCTGTAGTAATTCTAAATGTGGTCGCCAAGAGCGCCATGTGAACTTATAAACACATCGAAGTCTTCAACCACCTCGCGCGTTATAAGGTCAAGAACTCTCACCTGACTCGTATTTAATTTCGAGTAATAAAATTCACGTACCGAAAAAAGAATCTGAATGTCTTCCTCGCTCATTGCGCGCAAGATTCTGTGAAGTTCCGCGCTTCCGCCGTGAAATATATAATTGTACGGATTGTTTACGCTCATTTATTCAACCATTGAACGAATTATCTCCGCATGGTCTTCAAAGAAGTGACGCTCTAATCTTTCAACCTGAAATAATGGCATCCAAAAGGCGTCATCTCCACCGCGAATCTCTGGCAACTCCCGATTGTTTCCCATGTTAATGTAGTAGCACATTGTAAATGTCCTACCGCGCAAGCTCCTATATGGATAGTCGAACATTCTTTCCGAGCGTATCGAAGAAATCAGGTCTGCTTTTGAAATTCTAATCGCAGTTTCTTCTTTAAGCTCTCTAATTGCGGCGTCTCGCAAAGACTCATCCGACTTTACAAATCCACCTGGCAGAGCGTACAGTCCCTTTCCAGGAAACCCTCCACGCTTTGTTATTAGAACGTGATTAGACGCGACTACAACACAGTCTACCGTTACAAATGTCGGCGCATATGGAACAGACTTCCACAGCTCAGTGTATTTGTCAGCAAACAATTGTTCTTTGACCAATTCATTGTACTGCGCTGTTCTACAGAATCTTTCCATGAACATACAAGTCTGCTCTGGGACATAATCAATCCAATCCCTTTTTCCCCTGAAGTAATGTTCCCTAATAGTCGTTGCGTGTTTGGGAAAAATTTGACTGAAGTTTGGAGAGTCCACTTCCCACTGAGGAAAATAATCAAGGTAAGCAGAAGTTGAGTCAGACCTTGTTCCGACCAAACAAACGTCTTCGTCGGAGAACCTGTCGTATACCGACCTAGATACCTCGTTAACCCATTTCGCATCGGAATACCAATAATCTCTCATGGGGAATGTGCGTATATTTGCATTTATAGCATGATTACTCATAATCATGCTCTCGCGAGACGAGAAATCCCAGGGGTTCTTGATGGTGGATGCGACATTGACACTGCCAATGCCAATTGCTACTGTGTGGTAGCGGCTGAGGGCGTAATCAACAATTGCTTTGTGAGCAAGATGATACGGCTGAAACCTACCTAAGACTAATCCTATTTTCATATTTTCTCCCCGAAAATATATTTACAACAATGGGCCCAGCAGGACTTGAACCCGCGACGCGCAGCTTATGAGACTGCCGTTCTAACCACTGAACTATAGGCCCGACTTTATATGCCAGACAAAATAAAAATCTTTAACCGCCGAAAAACGAGTGGTGAAAAAGAATCGTCCCAACTGAATCCGTGAAAGCATTATAACATAAAGTTATCAGTTTGTCAACATGTTTGATTCTATAACCAATATAATCGCAACACACACATTTTTGTGAATAGCAGATTTTGTAAACATATCCGCTCTCCACATACCATCAGTTCTTGGTGTTAGCGAAACACCGAAATACATTGCCAGACGCAAGGCGTCTGATATGGACTGGTCGAATTGAACGGGCATCCATTCTTGGATGTCGTCATGCTCGTACAGGTGAGCGACATACCAATTTCCACCTTCTGAAAATATCGGGCTACCACCCATGTACGCAGAAAAGGTTGTAATCCACTCATCGGGAAACTCTAAAGGCTTAGGTTCTCCCATTATTGCAGCCAGAGAATCATTACTTAACATTTGCAGCCCCTATTCCAGCTAGTCTATCGCACTCTTCATTCATTGGATTTCCATTATGCCCACGCACCCATACTGGAATGATTGTTTTCCCCCGCATTGCAAAATCCATAGATTGCAACTCTTTGGCGTTCACAATTGGCTTTCCCTTTTTCGCCCACCTCATACGTTTGTACTCAGACATATTAAGAATTGCCGAGACACAATACATCGAGTCTGTGAATAAGTACGCCTTGCCCCATTCTGGAACTAGTCCGATTGCGGCAATGCAGGACGCAATTTCCATCTTGTTGTTAGTTGTATCTAAAGCTCCGCCGTTTACAGATATAAATGAATCACCAAAGATAGATATAGCGGCGTATCCACCTCGACCGTCCGCATAATTCCCAGACCCGTCCGCGAACAATACCCTCTCCCCGCTATTTACTAAGGATGTATAGTCAACATCGCTATCTGAAAGAAATTGTCCCGTATTCATATACGCCATCGCTTCGTCTTTTGAGATAAACGATTTGAACATAGCACTTGGGAATCCGTAAACTTGGTGCTTGGCTTCTTCCCAACTATCGTAAATGCCTGGAACTTTCCCGTTCTTAACTGCGTATACCTTTCCCATCTATCTTCATCCTGTGACGGACATCTCCTGGCTTAATCATTGTCAGCTTGTCGTCCCGACCATTTCTTGTATACACGTTGTACAATGCATGGTAAGGACTTTTCACATAACTCATTTTATTTTTAATAGAATTTATGAATCTGATAATCTCAGAGCGTTCGACCACGACGAATTCACCGTCTGCGCTTTCAAATGCGATGAAATCGGCATGTCCACCAAACAACCACCCACGAGTATTGTTTACTCCACGCAACTCTATCCAAAGATTGTTTGTGTACGCTCCGCCGCGCGCAACCCGCTTGCGAGCCTTGACATCTACGGAAAATGTTTGTCCATCTTTAGATATAAAACAGTCTATGTGTTTTTTGTAGTCCTCTTCACGTGTGGAGTTACGCACCTCCCACCCACAGACCGACGCCATATTTTTGAATCTAACAAATGCGTCTTGTCCCATCTTGCTAGAGTTATTAGAATCGTATGGGCTAATGTACCCGTTCATATTTTTGAGTACTGAGACACTGCGTCTTCACAGGCAGTATGAATCGCCATCGGAAGATGTGTGTGTGTGGACGTTACGTTAATTGGAATTTCCTGTGTAATGTCAATCGGGAATGGAGTTCCGTTTGCCATAATTGACACCGACCACTGTCCATCATAAAATTCAATCCGAATATCAGAAAATCTTCCGAGAATTCTCATTGTTGAAAGCAAATTTCGGTATGCAGTAGGCATATCGGAATCACTGTTCATCGGAAACAGGGCAGCTCTCTGATTTCTTATGTCATTACCAACAACATCTCGGAGTGACTGAAATAACCCAGACACGTCATCTGGTGTTAATTCATTCCAATTGAGGTGTTCCTGATTTCTCATAACGCCAATTACAGCAGATACAATACTATCAATGTTTATCATAATTATCTCCATCCAGTAGCGATAACCAGCCTTTTGTCGAGTACACGCATCTATCTAATCCCCTACCCGCATCTCGTAACGCATTGCTCACCTGCTGGACGCTGTTTGGGTTTCACCCTCTGAGGTGCAAACGATTTCATCTCCCCCATTAGAGCAAAGGTGGGCTGAGTTTCCTCCATATAAATATGGCGCGTATATACTACTGGACTAGCCATCCAAAGTTATATCCGTATATACTGACCCCACTGATACGACTGAAGTGCATTCGCCTCATAGTGTCTACTCTAAAATCGCAAACAATAATTCTGTCGTTCAGTTCGACCACAACACCTTCATGCGCCCTATAAGACCCGCGCATCGTTGAGTCAATAATCGGCATTTGTCTCGCAACAACATCTCCGACCACGAGACTTTCGAGCCATGCGGTTCGAGATAAATCTGTTTTGGCGGGAATTGCTGGATTAGCGATTTCGCATTGTTTCATCTTTGCATTCAGAACAACATTCCTGTCCGCACAAAACAGGAATGTTGTCAATCCTTGTAAGGGTCGTACTCGTTTCCAGCCATGAGGACAATGCGCGGATAAAGTGTTATTTCATTCTTCACGTACGTTGAGTGTGAATCCAAAACGTCTTGCAACTTTTGGTACACAAAAGGACTTTCGTCCGTTCCCCCTCCGAGCAGATAAACACCGTATTCGTTTAGCGCATCATACATCATGTTCCTTGAAATCTTTCCGCCAGAACGTTCTCTTGTCTTATAGTTAAGCTTCCCAGCTGCTTCTGTGCGAGACATGACACGCCCAGCACCATGCATCGCAGAGCGAAATGAATACAAGTAATCTTCCGTACTAACGCCGCGAATTACAGCAGACATGTCAGCCATGCTTCCTCCGACAACAGAACAAGATTCCGTATCGAGAGGCGTAGCTCCCTTGCGGATAACGATAACGTCATCTCCGAAATGCGATTCGCGCCACGCGAAGTTGTGGTGATTATGTACCGTAAACGTAACGTTGCTCCCCAATTCATTTGCAATCGTATCCACTACCCAATTACGTCCAGCGTATGCATATTCGCCAGCTAAACTCATCGCATCCCAATACAGACTACCTAGTTCTGTGTTCGTTCGGTATGCCACTGGATAAATGCCCTCTTTTTCTCCAGACACTTTGTCGCTGAACCGCTTGCCCTCTCCCAAATTCAGAAATCCACTTGCTACCGCATGTCCGAACCCACGCGAACCAAAGTGAGCCATAATCCAAAGGTATCCATCTTCGTCGGATAGAAAATCAACAAAGTGATTACCAGAGCCTACAGTTCCCAATTGCACCATTGCCTTTTGTTTCAATGGCGCAAAGAACTCATGTTTCCACAGCTCGTTATCGAATAGCGGAGACCACACTTCGGTATTGTTTTTCCTGCCAATACCGAATGAAACCACATTATCGTAAATATGTGCCGCAAATTTTGCGAGAAATCCATCTGGCAATTTATCTAATTGAACATCTGTGCGGCTTGCTCGAATACCACAGGCAATATCGTATCCAACCCAAGCGGGAACAACCATGTCTGGCTCTACCACAATAACACTACCGACTGGCGCGCTATATCCCTTGTGGTTGTCTGCCATCAAAGCAGCTCCGATTACGCCATTAACCTGAACGCAATTCTGAATCTGCTCGAAAGCACCGCTATCAACCCTACCAAACGTTGTTATCCCGTTAATTATTTTCATTGTTTTCACTTGTTGCGATTATATCATCAAATGGTCTATTTGTCAATACCGCTATTTCGCTTTGGGAGTCTGTCTACAATGCCATAATATACCCTAAGCAATGGGTTAGACATAACGACCCCAAATTTTTCAAGTCCATATACCGCGATGTATGTAATTCCTACAAGTAGCAATAAAACCAACGCTACGACTCCAGCAGCAATAACGACTCCAGCGAGACACTTCAATATAGCTAATAAGAAATACATTCTAAAGATACTGAGGGGAGTATTTCATCCCCTCAGTCCCCTTTCTATTTTTGCACTGGAACAATGCCGTTGTTATTCCCCAAGAACAAATTCAGGAGCTGGTCTGGTTGCAGAAAATACATCGTTGACTTGTCTCCGAGAATGCCCTTGAGTAATTCCATCCTACGCAAATCGTATGCCGCCCGATTGGTCTGGTAAACATCGTATTGCGCCGCAATCTTTTTACCCTCACGGGACGCAATCTCAAGTTCTACGTTTGTTTTGGCTTGTTCGGCAAGCAACTGTTGCTTGGACACCTCTGCCGCTTGTTCTTGCTCAAGCTTCTGATTGGAAGCTTGTTGCCGAATCAACGCCTGCCGTTGCAATTCAGCAGACGTTTTAGCTGTGTAGTCTGCTTTGTCTTGAAGAATTTTTAGGTAAGAATCGGACGGAGAAACATCATTAACGACCACCGCTACAATATCCACTGGAAACGCTACATTTTCATTAAGCGTCTGCTCGATTGTAGACGCCATCTTGTTGCGGTCATTCAGCAACTCTTCCATAGTGAACGTGCGCGCTCCGACTTTAATTCCCTGCGCCGCAACAGCTGATACAACCTTTGACAGCTCTTCGTTATTTGAAGCGATAGTAACCCAGCTTGTCAAAAGCTGTTTGACTGAATCTGAATCACATTTTCGTTTGACCTGGATTGTAGCCTTAATGCCAACAACTTGTGTTTCTTTGGTCGCTACTGAAGGGTCGCTCACATCAACCGTTAATGTGTCACACGAGACCTGACGCAATTCGGCAAACATTCCCCAATCCGATTGAACGCCTGGCCCTACAATGTTAGTAATGCGCCCACCGTCCATTTGTGCGGCGACTTCGTTACTTGCCACTGGCTCGTTAATATAACATGCTGTCATACTGAGAGCTGCAATAACTACCAAAACAACAGCTAAAAACTTAAACACTTGTCCCTCCTATGGGAATCATAATTTAATAACAGTATACATCAACCCACTCTGTTTGTCAAGTGGGATACGCCAATCTTAGTTGAGTAACTATGTGGGGCGTTACATTTAGAGCAGTGGTATCCATTATGCCCCTTTTGACAAGCCCCAGTCCCGCGATAGTTTTTATAATCTCCGTTTTGTGGACTTACGCCTACTGGCGCAACCATATTGTAACACTCTGGGCAAATGCACTTTGCCGATACATAGGTCTGTGCCTGCCTAATCTGTTTGCGAATTCTGGCAGTCCAATTCTTGTCACAAATAATTGAAATGAAAATATAGAATCCACTCGATATGATTTCTAAACTGTTTTGGGAGTAGTGTCTAAGTATTTCACCAAATGCAGACAGAACCAATCTCAATGCGTCCTGATTATACGGCAAATTTTTTGTGTTCCACCATGTATCAGATTCTACGTCATATCCAACCGAGTCAACAATGTCAGTGATAATTTTACAGGCGGACATACATATAGAGCGTTCCCTATCCGACATTTTACTGGGGGGTACAGTCTGCCATATGGTTGCCAGACTGTACCACAGAGAACTCTTGGACATCATTATCAGTTCCGCTATTTGATAAGGAGAAATGCCAGAGTAATTCTTTCCACTACTTATCATCATTTCCATGAACATTGCCTCACTCATCATTATCTGATGGTGGTCAACCCCACTCGGAACGGGTAATCCCTGCGAACGACACGCCAAACGCAATGCAGACAACTGCTGTGCGCTTGGAGTTTTCCATGTAAAATCTATTTCTTCCATATAAATAATGGCTCTTCCTTGTGACTTATGCTAGACTTATTTCCCCTGCCAAGCATCTTGCTAAGTCGCATATGATACACAGACGGCTCTCCGAACAATGCAGTGGCAATTTTCTTCGTGTCGTCAATAATCGGATTTCCCACATTAAGGGCGAAAAATCCGCCTTGCTTTAGGGCGAAATATGATTTTTCAATAAGCGGTCTTAGGAATCCATTCACCCACATCTCGTAGGTTTTGTATCTGACCCACGACTGAGTACTATCGTCAGCATATTTCTCTATATTGAAATATGGAGGCGATGTAAAAACCAAATCATAGTTGCATCCAACCGAAGAGTCTTCAAACGGAATCGCATCGAGTACTACGCCAGTGTTCGCTCCAAGTCTGGTCATATACTCTGCCATCTCGCCATTATTTTCTTGAGTTTTTCTGTTTGCGTCTATGCCGTGATACGTGAGCAACTTATCGGTAGAAAGAGCTCCAAGCAGTCTTCCCCCGTAACCAGCGCAAGGGTCTAACACATTTCCATTTCTTGGAGCGAATGTGCTATAAACCCATTTCGCAACTGTTGGCCTAAAGTTTGAAACAGACTGTACCCCAAATGCCTTGAGAGACTTTCGCACGTTGTATGCAACCAACTTTGTGTCAGAGTATTTCACCCTTTTGCGAAGAGCTGTTCTAAAAAGGTCTCTGTCACTAAAGACCTCGTATGGTGTCTTTGCGTTATTGCAACGCACATGCCACATCTCAGGATGAAAACTGTTGGCAGTATTTAGCCCCAACATGAATTGTTGTAGAATGTTTCCGCCAATCAAAATCCTACTTGTGTCAAACTTTAGTAAAGACTCGAACTCTCGCTCTGCCTTTGAGTGGTCATAATAGGGGAATCCGTTTTGGTAGTAATAGTCTATAACTGTATCAATTGCGGAGCGAATAACTTCTTCTGGATATTCCCTTAGCGTTTTGCATGGGACTTTGATAACATCGTCATAGGAAAAATTATATGGCAAGTGCATTTATGGCAGTCCTTACAGCGTAAATGTGGTACATTCCGCGAGAAAATTGGTATCCCTTTGCTCCGTCTCGCGTAAGAATTATTCCACGAGACCTAAAATGCTCTAATAGCAACTCGGTGTCCGTATATACACCCAAAACAACAACCTTACCGTAATCATCCTCACAGACCACCCAAACGTATTCCATGTTTCACCATATCCCTCTTGATTGCGAGAGAGTCCCTGCGGCGACTCTTTGCGTTAAGTCCAAATCTGTCCCACAGCTCAGTGTATGTTGAAGATTCTCTGGCGTACTTCCGCAAAAGGTATCCGTTATACTTAATGCCATACATATTTTCAGTTCCGACAATATGTATATTATCTCTTAGGATAAACAGAGAGTACTCAAGGCATTCGCCGTGCGAAAAATAAAAAGAGTGTTCATTCCTAGCCACGCAGAATATGCGAGTCCCCATGAACACCCTATGGTCACAACCTACACATCTCATTTTGGTTTTATGGTAATCCCATTCAAACTTAAATACACAGGGCATTTCGCATATTTATCTAAAATAGAACCATCCGCGTTGTAATACCCCTTGTTGCTACGACTAATTTCGTATGAACCAAGAACTTTAACCCACGAGTGAACGCGATATATGCGTTTATTATAGATTGCCAAATACCATTTGTTTGTATGATACATAGTTTCACCCAGTACCGCGCAGGAGAATCGAACTCCCGTATCCAGATTGAAAGTCTAGTATGCTAACCACTGCATCAGCGCGGCGTTTCACGCAACCACGTTCACTGTCAATTCGACCCTGACGTACTCATTATTACCTACCATCACAAATCCTATGATGATAAAGTAATTTGTCATAAACAACACGGTGGTGTTGTGTATGGTAGCAATGTTGTATATTTTTATTGAGTCGCCATTACTGATTATACCAACTCTTTTATCAGTGAATAGGTCGTTTACTTTTTTAGAGGTGGACACAACGAGACTCGAACTCGTAACTGCTCTGTGCGATAGAGCGATTTTCCCAATTAGAACTATGCGCCCGCGCTCATTGTTTCGACAGTCTTATCTGTCATTAACCCAGCGATAAATGCTGCTAACAAAAGAATACCCCACCATCCAGTGTATAGGTATAATATCAATAATGACCACTAGAATGTATGGAATCAATTCATTCAGCAGATTTTTTATACGATATTCATAAGGACTCATTGAATATCTCAGTGGAGTGTGCAAGCATTGAACTTGTATCTTTGCCGTGCAAGGGCAATGTTCTCCCATTAAACTAACACCCCGATAAATTGCCTTTAATTCAGATTAATCAAATTATGCGTTAAAACAAAAATTACCATAAGTAGCAGGAACAAAATATAAAAAGCAATGGTGGGCATATTATTTTCGGTTTAACCAACCACCGAAAAGGATTGTATTTCGCAGATTACTTGTGGGAATCTGACATAACCAACGCCTTTAATTTGAAACGATAGCGTTACGTTTAGTGGAGACTACGAGATTTGAACTCGCCTGAACATTCTCATTGCAAGTGAGACTACCACCCCTAGCAGTACCAGTCCCCATTCAATTTTAAGCAGATTTGAAACTGCCCGTTTATTTAGAGACGATTACGGTAACGTCCCGATGTGTACAGGCTAGGTCAGCTAATAGCGCAATGTATGAGCAGCCTTCGCCTGCCACATTTTAACTTCAAATCAGTATCCCCAATCGGACTCGAACCGATATATACAACTTAGGAGGTTGTCGCTCTGTCCACTTGAGCTATGAGGACAAGATGACTGTCTGAATAGACAGTCGGGGCATGTGTTTGTATCGCGCCATACCCCAATATCTGGATTCTGAGACATTGACATTTTGTTCTACTGTATAGTATCACAAATTCAAAACTTTGTCAAGTATAACTATTGACGACCCTCGTTGCGCTTAAAAACTGCGTAGGCAGACATGAAAACTTTATCTTTGCTTTTTTCTGGGTCTTCGATATTCTTCAAATACCAGTCCCCATTTGGAAACCGAGAGTTATATCTGTGGTGACTATAGTAAGACGTAAATCCAGCGTCGTGTTCGTAGAATTGAACTCCGCTACTTCGATGTCGCAAGAGCAAACTTCCGTCAGAATCTATCGCGTAGATTGTAATGTCCCCCTTGAACTCTCCACCGCCATTTTCGTACCAGACATAAATTGTGTTCACGTTTATTCTATCACACTCACATTTATTATTTATCGAGATAAAAAAACAGCTTTCGGTGGGCGAGTAATATCTAAGTATTACTTCTAAGGCAAGGCTGTTATAAGTGGGTTTATTACGTAATCATTTACCACTCCCCCTACACGCTACGGTGAGACTACTCACACCCCGAAAGCTGTTTTTAGAGCATCAGACGAGACTTGAACTCGCGTTATTCTACTTGGCAAGCAGACGCTTTTCCAACTAAGCTACTGACGCGAAATGGGTTGCAGACTACACCCAACAGTGTCCCCACAATCACTCAGTCCTGCTCTTCACAGTGTCCGAGTATGTCCACCCACGAGTTACCACGTAGGTTTGAAGACTGTCGTCGTATTCCGAAACATACGCTAGTGCTTTGCGTATTGCATCGGTTTGTTTTTAAGGCGCATACCACGCCTAAACGTGCAGAGTATTTTCCGCATCCGTATTACCGAATATCCTGCGTTAGCTAGACGTAGAATAATCTGCAATCGTGACACGTAACGTCTGTTTGGGCAGAACGTTTCCCACTTAAGGGTGAGACGACTCTTTCTACTTTACACGCGCTGGGCATTTTCCATTTGCTGTTATAAACTAACATGCTTCATATGCTTGTGTTTATTTACCCTATCTCGATGTAGCCCAGCTAGTTTGGACACGACTTGTCGCCGCCCCTTAACTACACCGAATTGTTGTTGCTTAGTTCCGCAAAGAACCTCACAATTACGTAACTGCATCCCATTCTCTTTCGAGCTGCAAGGATTGTTACTTTCAAAACCGCCCGCTCCGCTAAGAGCTGACTTTGTTTCCCGTATGCAATTTTATTGTGCTTGCGACACTCAGCATTTCTGCCTACATCACCTGTCGTCTTCAGCGTTGCCCCATACAGACTATTGACATAGAAAGCATACATTTGGATAGTTGAACGTTTCCGTCGGACTCTTGGGTATAAGTCCTTTATGTCCCTTTCGGGACTTTATCTTTGTGACTATCGGCTACAATCTCCCCAGCTTTTCCACTCGCACTTTCACCTTGCGGATTCAATGCGGTGTCGGTTTGCACTTACCCGAAACTGGCTCGACATTTGGAATGTGCGGAATCGAACCGCTTTACCATTCATCCCACATTCATTTTTTAAGGTTGAGCGTAGGTTGTCAACGCCATTACGCATCCTTACGGATAGCTCCACTGCATACCTTTCGGTAGTTTCTTAGAGCCGTTGTCATCAGCCCCTTTCTCGTCGCTCAGTAAATACATTGTATCACAAATTTATTTATTTGTCAATACGGTTTGTGCGCTAAGAGGGATTTGAACCCCCACGTCCTTACGAACAACTGCTTTTGAGACAATCGCGGCTACCGTTACGCCATTAGCGCGCTTACTATTCCTTTTTTGTTAAACGTTATCTTGACAACAATCTGGCAACAACGTTTCTGTTTCGTTAGGCGGATTCAAACTATCATGCACAACATAGATAGGGATTTCAGATAAGTATCCAGAACGTTTCATGTCTGAACCCCAAGAGAATCCAATATACTTATTATTAGTTGCTACTCTCATTCGAGTATCCCATCCGCCTATGTCAGTAACATAGAATGCCTTATCGAACGGAATTGAAATTTTCTCTCCGCTACCAGTGCATACAACAACAATACGGCAATCAAAACAAACTTCAACCCACTTTGCATCCGCTGGAACTGACACTTTTCATCCCAAATTAGTTGATGCGTTTGCGTTTTTACGCCCAGTGCAATCTTGCCCGAACATCCGCCAGGAATATCTATTTTTACAAGATTACGTATCGGAACGATTCGCATACGGGAATTATTGCAGTTTTCATATTACTGCCCTACGCATCAACTTGATGTAAGTATACCACCTTACTGTAATTTTGTCAAGTGCGCTCGGAGGGAGTCGAACCCTCAGCGCCATAGGCAATTGATTTTAAGTCAATCGTGTCTACCTGGTTTCACCACAAGCGCGGTTTTGTAAGTTTCCACACATTATTTTTATCGTCCCACACTGGTAAGTATCCAGTATGTAAGTGAAATATATTTCGGAGAGATTCCAGACATACTGAGGCGTATGCGTACCTTCTCTCATATTCACCCTCGACAAAAAATTCACCAGAGTTTCCTTCTTCTGCAACTGACGCCTCAGCATTGGCGTACTCTACAATAGAGTTCCAAAATTTCCTAGCGGTTCTGTAATCCATTTTTATTCCCGTAAGTGAGTCCTGCCCTCACTATTCTCTTTTGACAGCAACGCGTTGGACGCTATAGCGACCCAATCCCGATTGTCCAGAGTCCAAGCTGTCTACATTCGCTCGGTCACGACAGAGTAATCATGCACCGCTTCGACATCTTGCCAGCCAAGTCATACAACGAAGCGTTGTTTGGTACTTCACAGTTCCTGTGAAGATTCCTTTAGTGTGTCATATCGCCACACCGTTACGGGAATGAATGGATACATAGAATTACACCATACCGACTCTAGTTCAAGAAACCCATTGTTTTCAATCAACCATACACGAAACGTTTTCGGTATCATTTTCCATGTCAACGAGAACTAAATAGTTCATTTTATTAATCCTTTATACCGACTGAGGGAGTCGAACCCCCATTATTGCTATCGTGTAGGGATAGTGCAATGCCTTTATGCTATAAGTCGGTGTTTATTCCTAGCGGGCTGTACGGGATTTGAACCCGCGTTCTTTACATTGACAGTGTAATGGGGACTCCAGACTCCCCCAACAGCCCAAATTTCTGTCTACACAGACAGTCTATCACATCTTTTATTTTTTGTCAAGTTCGACCACGATGTACTCAGTGGAGACAATGGGACTCGAACCCACACTCTTTACAATGCCATTGTAACGCGTTCCCAATTACGCTATGTCCCCTCTTTTTCAAAAGATACTTCCAAAAGACCCAAGACGCGCTTCGTCCTTCAAATAATCAATCCTATTCTGCATATACATTGATACAATTTCACATGCAGATAGCCCCTTTAGGTTTCCCAAAAATCTGTTTTTCACAACAGTCGCAGAACCATCGTCGTGAATTACAATAATAAGCTCTGCGACCTGAACCGTATTAACTCCATACGTTCGATACATATATTCTAAATACGATTCATTGTTCAACTTTTTTACAGATTGGTCAAGAATTGCAATTAACATCTCACCCTCCAGAATCTGTTTGGATTTTCCAGTACTCCCTACAGGACTCGAACCTGTGGTCTTTTCTGTGTCATAGAAACGATTTAGCCGCTAATCTAAGAGAGCGTCAGTGCGGGCGACAGGACTCGAACCTGCACATGAAATTTGGAAGACTTCCATGCTAGCCATTAACATCACACCCGCATAAAGGTCGCGGGAGCGAGACTCGAACTCGCGATAACTCGTATCCGAAACGAGCATGTTGCCACTACATTACCCCGCGATGTGGGGAATTATACGCACTCTCCCCATGAAACGTCAGGACTTTCCCTGCTGCCATACATTTCCTACGGGCAGATTTCATCTAGAATTTTTCTGCGTGTCGCCGCATGTAGGACGGATTCGTATTCCCTATGTGCTATTACGCCAAAGGCGAGAGTTAACATTGCAATTACCTCTCACGCGTGTTGCGCGCTGTCCTTAGTATACGTCTCCTTTACGGATTGTTGCACCCACAATGGAGGTTTCGCATTATTCCGTATCGCTCTTACATCGTATACCATACGCCACTCTTTAGAGGATTGATGCTTTTAATCAAACCTTTAGGGAATAGAATTTGAGATTATCGTATCTCACTGCGGTTTGAGTCAATGCCCCGTTTCACGGGCGCTCCCGCACGACTATCTGTGTTTCGCCCCACTCGAATGGAGACGTATCTTGTGAGGTTACTCAGAATCGTTCTGTACAATGTCTCCGCCTTAGTCTCAGTGACCCGCTAGGGACTTGAACCCTATTCTCAAGCTTAAGAGGCTAGTGCATCGCCATCAATGCTTGCAGGTCATGTGTCTTCTATCAGACTGTCACGGTGTTTTTTGTGTTAACCCGACTCCCGCATTACGGGTGTCTTGCACGAGCCATCACCGTTTGGTTCGGTTAGTGCCTTCGGAGGGACTTGAACCCACAACTCATCACTTAAAGGGCGAATACGCTACCAAATTGCGTCACGAAGGCATAGTACCGACGAAGGGTCTCGAACCCCCATAATTCACGTTATGAGCATGAAATGTCACCAATTGCATCACGTCGGCATTACAAAATTCTATCTAATGGTTTATGCCATGTCCAAGACAGGGCAGATGGATGCCCGATAAACAGTATGACCACAACAAGATTTCCGATATATGATTCTCCACATATCGCCATTGCTCCACATTTGGGGCAGTCAATTGTCGCTCCGACCATTTTTGCAACAAATGGTAGTTTTGTTTCACAGAAAGCACACTTTATTGTTCTTTTCATTTTCTGCAAAATGTGGCATAGTCACAATGACGACGATTCAATTTCTGCAATCTACGAATAAATCATATCACAGAATCTGATTTTTGTCAAGCAATATACCGCGCGCTACTGCGCGGTCAAACCAGTCGAAACTTTCCTGAACGATGTGGTCTCCAACTATTGCCTCTTGACCATCAATCATAAACGAAAAAAAATCTGCCTGCAAGATTCCTTCAGAAATAGATGTAAAAACCATAGATATAAGGTTTGAGCTTGACGTATTGTACTGAATGTTTTGAGAGACAGTTATCGCTCCAACAATTTCGTAAAAAATCTTTGTCAACTCAAAGTCCGAGAACGCTTTTCCAGTTCTAGTATAGTTTATAACAATCATTAATGCCACTCCATACTGGGTGTCGGACTCGAACCGACTTCTATCGCGAGCGCGATTATGTTCTCCATACTAGCACCAATCCCAGTCCACTGTGACCCCTACATTCTTTCCTAACAGGGAAAGCGTCGTATCCTCAGTGGTATCGTCTTTCCGATTGTCGCCCCTTACTCTGCACTTTTGCAGGGTCGTGCAGCTGTTACATATGTCTGTGCGGAGACAACCGCTATGTAACTGTAGTGCGCCCAGAGGGATTTGAACCCCCGACCTTATACTTAAAAGGTATCTGCTCTAACCAGACTGAGCTATGAGCGCGCAAACTATCAAAACATATAGGAGAAAGCCGCCGCTACCGCGATTCCAACAGCCAGAATCATACAAATTGCCAGCAGTAAAAATGCCACGAACCGTAGCCATCCACGACTGTGCTTGTTAGCATATAATGCTACCGTCGCGTTTGCAATCAATGCAACCTCAAGTAAAAATGTTTGTGTGTCCATGACGCTATGATACCACGAATTAAAAGTTTTGTCAATAGCGAGATGTCAACGATACGCTAAATATAAATTGTAAAACAGAGCTCCAACAAAAACAACTGTGGAAGTAGCCGCGAAAAGCAAATACAAAGCCCCTAGCATTTCCAAGAATCTTTCAACGTGTCGCATTTGCTCCGCCTTGACCTTTCGGGTAAGGCTTGCGACCAATACACACATCATAGAAAGAGCTCCGAACAAAATTACAGTTTGGATTATTGGAAGTAATTCTATCACTGAAACCACGCAATCATACTGGAAACAGCTACAGAGAACGCCATCCCGACAGAAGCTATCATCAGGATAAGAGTGCCAATTTTAATGAACGATACGCTGGTGTGCATGTTCAAATACATAGAAAAAGCACCAACAATCATAAATGACGCAAAAAGTATAAATGTATTTATGTCCATGACTACATCATATCACAAAACGTAAAACTTGTCAAGTACCGAAATAAAAATGCCTGTGGTCACATCACAGGCAATCACAAGGGAGGCGAATCGGCTGGTTGTGTGACTCAACCCAATCTCCACCTGCAAGAATCGAGCTTGCACGTTTATGTTAACAGCATAACATACTACCGTTATATGAAGGTGGAATAAAGTGGGGACATGTGTCCCCACACAAAACTACTCAACTAAAAAGGCAATTGTTGCGGCTCTGAACCCTCTTCCCCCTCAGTATCCTTCTTCGGGTTGGAGAACTGGATACTATCGGCGGTAACTTCAAATGCCGCACCATATGTTCCGTCTTTGCGCTGAAAAACACGCGGACAGCCAGTTTCAAGGTCAAAGTCTAAACGCGCTGTCACAGCAACTTGCGCCCCTTTGGTGACATATTGGTTTACAATTTCAGCCCTCTTTCCAAGAACTGTAACGTTCAACCAAAGTGGATAATCCCTGCCACTTTCGTCATTCTTGCCCTTTGCCCACTGGTTAACCGCGACACCAAGCCTGGTAATCGCAGTTCCTTTTTCAGAATAACGCATCTCTGGGTCACGAGTGACATTGCCAACAAACGTAACGTTCAGAAAACTAAGCCCCATATTGTTAAATCCTTTTCACGATACGAGAAAATCTTTTTGTTTTTGTTTTTTAATTCGTGTAATCGTATCGTCTTTTTTGATGCGGTCATAATAATAATGACCGACTCAGTGTCCTTAGAGGGACTCGAACCCCCACGCCTATTGGCACGACGTTCTAAGCATCGCATGTCTACCGTTTCACCATAAGGACATTATTTCGCGCTGACTGGTTTCGATTTGCAAATCTCACAGTCCATTTGTTACGATACGCCAGAGCAGAAGAGTATGTACACTATTCTTTCTATATATGACACTCGCTTCACTCTACATACCATACTTGACTCTTGGAAATATCCCCCTACCGCAAAACCATTATATCACAAGTTTATTGCTTTGTCAAGCTGTTTATACTCCAGCTACGAGTCCAATTGGAATGCGTTGTAATGTGATTCTTGCGGACACATCTTCCGTTATCCCTCAGAATGACGGAGAGACGAAAATCATCGCGGGTCAACAAGGTGTCCATATTTAACACGCCTCAAGTGAAGTAATCAGAAATGCCGCGTCCTCAAGTGTTGCGATATGTATAATGTAAGTGTCCACATGTCCGTATGCGCCAAAAACATCATAATTCTTAATAAGGAACGGATAGTCTTTTGGGGGATTATCGCCAGACAATCTATTCTGGTCTATTTCCTGTTCTTTGTAGAACTTATTTAAGTCTTCAATAGACGAGATTAAAGTCCATCCGTTATATTCTGTCATTTTATTTATCTCCAGTAAAAATGAAAAGTTAACACAACACTGGGCATGTGTCAAATCATTCTTTCTTCAGCGCATTAATCACCATCGGTTAAGATTAAGGAGAGGAAGGGATTTGAACCCTCAAGACTTTCGTTCGCTCGCTTTCAAGGCGAGTTCCGTCACCAATCGGATTGCCTCTCCGTACCGCTAAAAATTGGGTCTGCAATTATATATCTACACAACACGAGAATGGTTGTTTTCGATACAACAGTTTCAGAGTGACTAATTCCAAAACTTTGAGCCCAAACCTTTCGCCATGCCAGTCTAGCATTAGCTGGGTTTGGTTTGTGCTTTCCACTACGGGAAAGGTGTTTGCCAATTTCATCACACTCTCGCGTTGCTTAAAAATTCTCACCCATCTGCTTAATCATATTACAGTTAGCGCAGAGGGTTTGGTATCCTTCTGGAAGTCCAGACTTAATCAGGTATTCGTAGAAATTCCATCCAGCGAAATGTTTTCCACCGTTCGCCCGACGCTCAGAACTGCCGTTGTTATGGATATGGTCAATCTGTAGGGCGCGTATATCAGAGAATCCGCACCGACAACACACATTGCCATACCTATCCAGAACTATCATCTTTACTCTTCTGCGTCGTTCACGAGAATAACTTCTCGTCTTTTCTGGATACTTTGCTCGGTATCTTGCATTCGCAGATTTTCTGTCTGATTTCATTCTACACTAATCTACAAAAACTACATTCAACATCACACAGACAAGAATTTGTCAAGCTGCCCCACAAGGACTTGAACCTTGAGCCTTCATGTTAACAGCATGTTGCTCTGCCAATTGAGCTATAGGGCAATGATATGAGCATAGTCGGATTCCCCACCCGACGCCTCTTGCTTTACATCGCAAACGGTACGAAACTCCGTAACATTTTCGATACGTCTGCTCATCTCAGCAAGAATCTTACATTCTCTATCGGCATCTACCCTCAGACGACATGCGCTTTGTTGTCGCCCTGCGACAGAAATTCTGTGACTTGGTAGTGTTTGACGGATTGCAGTCCGCAAGCCGAACCGCTCTGGTTACGCAGAGTTATGCTCATACTGATTTAATACGCCAGGTGTCACCCAATATCGGTTGCGACTCTTGCTCCACCTCAATCGCATATTTTTATTTATGAAGCTTACGATACTGACGATTTTTGCGGTTTGACTGCCGCATCATAGTCTGACGTATTACAGGGACGCTAGGGATTGAACCTAGAAATTTTGCTTCAAAGGCAAATGTCTTGCCAATTAAACGACATCCCTATCTGGTGGGGATTGAGAGAATCAAACTCACCCTAACGCCGCCGCGCCGTTACTCAATACACTATCTCCCCATAAGCCGTTCTTTTCACGGCTGTCATTCCGTATCTCTAACAATTCTCACGGAAACGGAGATAAGAGTAGTTTTTACGTCTACCACTCAGACGTATCGTTATGTTGGTGATAAGCCATCTGCGCCTTGTACTATAGTTAGCGCATAGTGCCGTTGGGCGGATTTGAACCACCACATCCGAAGAGACTCTTTTACAGAGAGCTGACCTCACCAAATGGACAGCAACGGCATTAACCATAATAGTACTTATCCTCAATGACCTCACACTCTTATACTATCACAAATTGTCAGATTTGTCAAGTTTCTTCCTATTGTATATCTTTCGAGTTTTTCTTTTCATGTTGGTGTACATTTTCGCTTCGATATACAGATTTGAACGCTTGTCGTTGAATAACGGAACACCATGACCGCGTTCAAATTCAATTGTAAGGTGATTCAGTAGACCGACATTGACTTTCGGTTTACCGCCCATGTTCTTTAGTTTAAGAACGCATTTATAGCACATACAGGGACACGTGGACTTGAACCAAGAACTCTTGTGTCAGAAACAAGTGTTTTCCCATTAAACCATATCCCTATCTTCTAATTTTTTCTCTAACTCTGCCAACAGCCATAATGCAGCTAAGTATATATTTCCAGCCGCGTTGTTTTCTGGTTTCTTCTCCAACTCAAGCATCTCCAAAGCCGCTAAAGTGCCTGATACTTGTCCTTGACGGACAAGTTTAACGTGATTTATCACGATTTGCGATATACTCGTACTCATCGTAGAAATTATCTATCCTTAAAGGCAGGAACGGAAACACAAAGCCAACTTTACTCTCCGTTCTTTTACCTCTATGCCGACAAGCGTAGCACCGAATTTTGCGATAAAATAACTATCCAGTATTGTACGATGTCTTGCCTGTCAAGAGTTATAGATGCAAGCCCCCAATCAGACTTGAACTGATATTAACGCTTTACGAAAGCATCGTTCTGCCATTAAACTATAAGGGCGAAATATCTCCATTAGATACATACGTAGAATCTTTTGTCGGCACAGCAGCTTTATACCACTCGTTACCATCAAAGTTGTAGTATCCATCACCTTGCAATCGAATTGGACTACCCTTAAACTTCATCGCCTTACTTTCTCGAATCACTAAGATTATTTTTACACAAGCCCTGTCTGAGAATCGAACTCAGGTCTAATGATTACAAGTCAATCATAATGCCACTATACGAACAGGGCAGATTCTAATTTTTACCCCTTAACGATTCAATGATTCCTTGAATGCCCCAAGAAATAGCAAAAATCAACACCAGAGCAATAGCCCAGTTTTCAGACAGCCAGTTGAGAATTTCCATTATTGCCTCGCAATCATTATTGCACCGCAAATTAGCGATGCCAATAGAATAAAAAGCAGCACCGCAAAGGGATGCTTTATCAACAACCACCCGAACCAACCTTGTTGCTTGATTTGATTGAGAGCTTCTTCCCTAGATTCAACATCTGTATTGCGTTCTATTGACATATTCCGACGACAGGGGTCGAACCTGTATGACATGTTCTTCAGACATGCGTATTACCACATCTACCACATCGGAGTAATGCGACCATTTCGTATCTCAGACTACTCTGGTCGCTATAGGCGGTTCTCTGCCGTCAAAAACATTATACAACAACACTCAGGATTTGTCAAGTCTATAAATCATCCTGTCTCCATTGCCCATCGCCACAGGACGAAATCCGTATTTTTCGTATACCTCTATTGCTTTTTTGTTCCCCATACGAACCGTGAGGTAAACAGGATTATCTACCTCAGACAAGAACATTCCTAAAAGTTCCGAGCCTCGCCCGATTCTACAGCTTGCCATGTAGTTTATGTAATACGAGCCTTTTGGTATCCTGTATCCATTGATAGATACCGAGCGTTTATACACACTAAACAACAATACCGCACCATGATGGAATCTGTATTGATTCGCCGTGATATGCGGTATTATGTGTGAGCGTCTTACGTGAGACAGCTCAGACTTAGAGTGGATAATGTAATAAAGATAATCTAATACTCTACTGTCTGACACACGAAATGCTCTCCACTTTCATAAATACCGAGACAACGTAACACCTATTGCCATTATCTTCAAACCACGAATATGACTCAGCCCCAATAGGATTTTCAACAACCAGGCGATAGATTCGAGTGGTTGGTATTAGCTTTGCCTCTGCCTCTTTAAGCGGGTAGACGCTAAAATATATTGTGGCGACAAAGGCGAGCATTACAATAAGTGTGACAATTAATTTTTTCATAAGTGTCAGTGACGGGAATCGAACCCGCGTTAACAGATTGAGGGTCTGTTGTGCTTTCCGTTACACTACACCGACAATATACCAAGTCCGTATGTTGTGTTAACTACATACATACTTAGGTCTAGCTCTTTTACTGCCTGAGATACTTTTCCGTCGTGCGCGTCATGCAAAACCATCATTCCGCCTTGTTTTAAGTGAGACATTGAAAACTCTATATCTCTTTTTACGGATGGGGTTCTGTGGTCTCCGTCTATAAAAATAAGGTCGAACTTTACACTCGGAGCAATCAGACCGACATCGGACAGACGGATAACTCTTGTTGGCAGATTGATATTTTTGTGAACCCAAATATCTGTGTCAACCGTTGTAATGGACTTTGCTTTCATTTCCATGTACCTTGTGGAAATGCCAAGACCAGTTCCTATCTCAAGAACATCTTTATCAATAGCTAGTATCGAAAGAACCTCTCCCTCTCTCGGAGCGATAGAGATTCTAGGCAGTCCAGTTGAATGTTCTCCGCTATCGCCAGGATGCGTAAACGAACCATTTGGCAAACTAATCATACAGTAACAAATTCTCGAAACACTATGTTTCCTTAAAAGGAATCACGGCGTTTCGATTCGTGAGTAGGGTAGGGGAGGCTCGAACTCCCATAAATCCAATTATGCACTAACTGTTTAGAAGACAGTGCCAGTACTACCCCCAGTACTACCCCATAAGGATAAATATGAATAAGTGTAAAAACTGCAACAAAGAAACAAATAGCGCATCTAAAATTCCACCATCGGAGAATAACCTGAAACAGTGCGGACGACAGGATTTGAACCTGCAATGTCTTGTGACACAACACTCTGAATGTTGCGCGTCTGCCAATTTCGCCACGTCCGCGTTGTTGCAGGACTGACTGGATTTTAACCATCAAGGTTATCAACCACGATACTCGTTGCAGAGCCGCTATACCTGATAAGGGAATCGTTGCATCTTCTTTTTCGCCACAGTCCTACAGTTTACTGTCTATTCAGACAGTAGTGCGGACGACAGGATTTGAACCTGCAATGTCTTTCGACACAACGTTCTCACCGTTGCACGTCTACCAATTTCGCCACGTCCGCGTTTATTTTTAATCTTTGGCTTATGTTTCTTTTTCTTTTTCAACCTTTTATTTTCTGTTGATACGTGTTTATTTTTACCGCCGATAGTGGTATGTGGATACTCGCTATGGTTTGGTTGCCAATTCCACGGAAACTTAAGTTTTTCCATCATATAGCGGAGAGGGTAATCGAAACCCTGACCTCGACGTTATGAGCGTCGCGAGCTGCCACTGCTCTACTCCGCAGTACCCCTGAAGAGAATCGAACTCCCACAAACGCAGTTCCGAAGACTGCTGCTCTATCCATTGAGCTACAAGGGCATACTTACATTACTTGAACAACTTGAATCGCTTAACCCGAAATCCCCAAACTTTCTTGCGACGAATTTTAGGTCTTCGCTTACGCAGTGTGACTGCCATCTTTTTCATCTCCATTCATATACGTTATGACACTACTGGATATATGTATTGCATTGAATACTTGATTACAAAGCAAAGACAATCCAAAACAAGCCAAAACTGCATATAAATTACTTAGTTCGGGGAACAGACTACCGTACTTGTAAAGAACCGAGAATAGAATAAAAACTGCGGCAATCCCGAACTTTGACTTAAGTGCGACAAGTACCGATGCCGCAATATAGAAAAACAAAAATCGTAAAACATTTTTCATGTCTTGTTATCCTTGAGTGGTCGCCGCAGGAATCGAACCTGCCTAAAACTGCTTATCAGACAGCCGCCTTCGACCAGACAGCCAGACGACCAGAATTACTTCACCAACCTTACTACATCAATCAAAAGGTCAATCACAACAAAAACAACAAAAACGGTTCGGTAGATTTCCAAAAAGTCAGAGTTCCACCCCAAAAGCATCTCGAAAGTCCATATAATAAGAGAAACCACTCCGCCGACTATCAAGACTGAAATAGCAAGCTTAACCAGATACAGGAACACATAAAACAACACAACCAACAAAGAACCAATCAACCTGAAAAGTGCAGAAAACATATCGCCAATCAAACCGATTAACGAGTCCGTTGATTCGGACAAAAAACTAATCAGAGAGTCAATTCCAGATTTAATCTGCACCACAATAATCCCCCGAATGAATGCTCGCTACGAAATCAATATACCACACTTATTTCTTTTTGTCAAGTATTTCCAGATAAGTCCAGAACAGAACTTCCTCTGTTTCATATCCCATATCTGTATACGAAAACCATACTTCGTCAAATTCCGAATAAAACCCAACGAAATATGAGCTGTCTTTTGTGCAAATCAACAAGGCATTGCTATACTTGTTTCCAGCATTCTCATAGCACAACGGCATATCCAATGGTGGATAAAACAATTCAAGCGTTATAGTTTTTTTCATAAGTGGACGCAGTGGGATTCAAACCCACTCACCGTTGCAACGGTATAATCAAAATTCGCTCGGTTTCAACCGAAACGCCGAGTCAAACGGCACACGTTCGCGCCCAAAAGAGGGGAGTATGGGATTTGAACCCATGTGCCTTTTACAGCCACTCGTTTTCGAGACGAAGCCAATTAACCTCTCTGGCAACTCCCCTAATGACCATCCCACGCTTTCAGCGAGTCCGAAACCGACTTTGCGATTACGTCTCTCTCCTGAAATAAAATTGCGGAATAACTTCCGATAAAACAAATAGCTACGATTAAAAACGAGTCCTGAAATTCAATTGAACCCAAGATAAATGTCGCGGTCATGCAGACAATGACAGACGCCATCATAGTCCCAGCGATGATTGACACACAATCCACAACAAGAATCATCAGAACAGACATCACAAACAGAAAAACTGCAACAAGTATCTTCATTTTCTTATCCTGTGAGAAAATCTTTCCATTAGTGTCATAACGGCAAATGCCATAACGATACACAGGAATACAACAATCATTGCAATAACAAATTGGGTCAATAACCCAGACGCCCAAAACAACGCCCCAACAAGAATACTTTTGCGTTATTCATTTTGTCTAATCCATTTTCGCGACAGTGCTTATTGGATGAGCAACAAAGATAACATTTCCACCAATAAGGTCTCCGTTAATTCTAACATATCCGCCAGATATGTTTATCCCTGAACCGACTTCCTCTTTCACATAAAACGGGTTTGTTAGTTCAGTGCCACAACTTACGCAAGTTATGGTTGGATTGTCCTTAGTAAACCCACTAAGAGTAAGAGTTCCAGAGCATTGCGTACACCGTAACGCGGTTGGTTTGTTTCATCCATGACTTGAGTATACCATAGAACACAATCTTTGTCAAGAGACCTATATTTCTATTATTTTGTCCAAGTCCATACCAATTCTGTCAGCTGCCAAGCAAGCAAATTCTGGGTTAATTTCAAACCCAACATAGTTACGCTTTTTTCTTTTCGCAGAAAGCAAAGTTGTTCCAGACCCAGCAAACGGGTCTAATACAATGTCGTCCTCGTCAGTCAAAAGTTCGATGAAAAAGTCTGGAATCCCAAGAGGGTAAATGGAGTGATGCGGTATATTTCTATTATCACCAGTTGCCACAGACAATACGTCTCGCAACATAGTCCCCCCTTTGAATTCAACAATAACAAATCCGTTCTTTTGAATCTCTTTGACTCTTCCTCCATCGAACCCCCCAAACGGCAATGTGTGTTCTCCAAGAATCTTCATACGGAAATCTGTTATCTCGCCGCGATGAAGTTTATCCATTACATCCTCTAGTGCCTTCAGTGCATTATCCTTTTGGATTAAAGTCAAAGAACTGCGTTCTATGATTTTATAATAACGCAGTCCTTTGCCCTTTCCGAATTTCGGAGGCTCTTTGCTAGGAGACGTAAAACGCTCATAATGATACTTGTAGTCTTTAGTCAATGCAAAGTGGTAGATAGGCTCAAATGAAGAAACCATCCTACGCTTATTTGGCTGAGGCGAGTTGTTTTTCTTTGCCCATACCACTTCGTTTACCATCCTAATTCCCAAGTTATCTACGACGCCAATTGCAAACCGATGAGGCACAAGCAACATTCCTTCCCTGTGTTTATCCCCAAGATTAACAACAATACTGCCAGTAGGTTTAACTTTAGGAATGACGACCCTCATAAATTCCCACAAGGAATTCAGATAAGCGTCCATTTCTTTTATCATCCCAACCCCAATCGTTCCCCTTTTTAGAAAATAGGGAGGGGATGTCATTACAAGGTCAACAGAACTGTCTGGCACGTTAGACATGCCAGACAGACTATCACCTAAATATATTCTGTTATAAAGGAACTGGGACATATTCAATCTCACAAACACCACTGACGCACGCAACCTCTTGTGCGGCAGTGGTCAAATCCTCAGACTCGTAATTATATAAAAGACTAAAACTGATTGGCGGAAATAATTCTCTCAGTTCGTAGTATTCTTCTTCTGATATTTCTTGATACGGCATTTGCTCATACTTCGCGTCAGAGAACGGCAAGAACGATATTCCGTTGACATACGCTAGGTGTTCCCACACCCATTTCATCAAGTCAATCACTTCACTATCTCGGTATGAGATAGTTACACTCGGATTATGCTCTGTCCAATTTTGCTTTACGCTCATCCAGTAATCGCATTGCTCAATCGCGGAAAAGTTTTTTCTCAGAAATGCCCCATCTGGTGACGCGACTGGAAAATGGACAACCCACGTAACTGCATTCTCGACAGTTTGACCATTTTCTGGACTCATCGGCACACCACAGTCCCGCAATACCTTAAATATAGAGGAGTGCGCTCCAACCCTTATATTTCTAATGTAATAGCGAGACCATCTTGGGTGAATCCCAGAAGAACAATTAAGTAATTGCGCCGAGTTTCCAGACGGCTTCACGCAGGTCACAGCAACGGATTGGTTAATACCCAATAGCTCGGCATATTTCTTGTTTGTTTCCAGGGCAACCTTCTTCAAATACGCCTGAACCTCTGGGTCTCTGGAAACCTCGGAATCCATCTGTCCAGTAATGTCCACTCCCAGTAATCGTTCTTCTATTGCATTGTCAACCCACTCTTTACGCAGACCTGGAAAATACGTTGCCATAGATTGAATCGTTCCGATAATAGTCGCTACGCGAACTTTATCTGCAAGCGAAACAATAGTGTCGTCTGCGCGCGCAACCGCAATAGACAAGTTGCAAAGACCATGTGGGCGAAGGTTTATTTCCCCGCACGGGTTCGTGCCAAAATCAGCGACCTTACGTCTCGATGGTTTCATTCTAATAGCGACATCCCGACTAAATATACCTGGTTCTCCGCGTCCAGACCTAACAACATCAGAGAAGAATTCAACAAATTCAGTTTGCGAAATGTCTTTTGGTATTACGGCGGAATTGTTCGCGTTCCACCGTTGATTATTTTCTACCTCAAAGTCTCCGCTTTTGCAGTTTCGCATCTCTATGTCATTATAGTCAAATAAGGAAATCATTGCAGTTCGACGCGTACCTCCCATAACCGCCGCATTACCGACCATGCACATAATATCGTGTGCGTCAAGTGGGCGCAGAAATCCACCTTGCCGAGATATGATACGCTTTCTTGCAAATTCCAACATATTCCGCAGTGGTTCTGGGCCTGAAGCTTGACCACCTTTAACTCGCAGTGGACTTCCAGCAGGACGAATCATGTCATAGTAGAAAACAACATCGTCTCCATTAAACCAGGCATTTATTCCAAACCGAACCGCATCTGCCCATCCCTCTGTGGTGTCCTCTATAACATATGTTGACCATTCCCCAGTACGCAGTTTAACTTTTGGCAAATTAGAGACATACTTGCTCTCTACAGAAAAACCAACTCCACATCCAGACATGGAAATAATGAGTGCCTCTGGAAATGCGTCAATCGAATCTATCGGCAAGTAACTACAATTGTACAGCGATAGGTTCTGTCTACGCGCCGCGTCGCCCGCCATCGCCAAAAGGCGCATCGAAGGCATAGCCTTCATATTAAGGATATAGTCTCGTATTGTATTGTAATCTGATTCTGGAAGCAAGTTGTTTGATAATTCTCTTAGAAAAGAAACCGAGCGCTCAACTGTTTCAACCCATGTTTCGCGTCTTCCCAGTTCATAATTGAATCGAGAGTATTTATCGTAGAACTGAAATTTTTGTATATCTGTCGGAAAGTAGGTGTCCGACATATCGAATGCGTCTGCAACGGACTGTGGGATATTCATATATGCCTCAGATGGAAAAAAATTTCCCGACAGACAACTTGCGTCTGCCGAGATAAATAGATTATACACCTGATTTCAATTCTATAAATCTATTCAATCCCCATCCCTCTAATGCCGCATTGAATACGTTCGTATCCTTTACCTGATGCAACATGTCCAAGCACAATTCCCTGACCTCTAGTTGGGCGTGTTCATCAGCTCGTAAATTCGCAAAGTGAGCAAATGAGTGGAAATTCATAGACACTTCGTAATGTATCATTGTGGAATACGGCAAGAAGTATCGCGCTGTTTCTTTTGCTCTCTTTCTAGGCATTCCCTTTGCTGTCAGAGTAGAAATCATATTGTGATACATATTGAAACACAACGTCTGAAAATCCAAAAGTTTCGCAATAGATTCATCGTCCCAATCTGAAGGCGTGTATCCGTATACATCCTGCTCTTTCCATCGAAATGACTGACTGCTCACACTAACACCTATCCTGTGTTTTAGAAAATGAATGTGTGTGGCAATATCTGTGTGCAGCATAAAGCGCAGATATGTATGTTCAAATGGAACAGTATGCTTTTCTTTTGCCAAAGAAACTACAAAGGAATGGACGCGAGCCTCTCGCTCTGGAGTCATTTCTGACACAGTAGATGTCCACGCAGCAAGCGCAATATCTCTATCACTACCAAAGTGCGACACAAGTTTGACTGTATTTATCATATCAAACAATCTTCCCGTGTTTATATGGACGAGTCTTGTTATATCTGGCTTTTTCTACAATAGCATTCGCTACGCCGATTTTCATTTCATAATCCAAGTCCATGATACGAATAACCGTATCTGCCAATTCTACCGCCAACGAAGGCAATCCAATCTTTTCATCCATAGGATTACCAGAGCGAAACGCCTGTACTGCCTCTGCGGTCTCCACTGCAATTAGTCCAAGTTTTGAGACCATGTGGAACGGATAATTTGGGTCTCCCTCTGGAACATCCGTATCGTGCCAACCCTTTTCTACGGCGGTTTCATAAACACCCGACGCGAATCTGTTCCACGCCAAATAGAATCCTTTCGACTCTGTTTGGTCTTTCAATCCCATATCCATAAATCCTCCATAAACATTGCTACCTCAGATTCTCTGAGCGCGCGACTTCCAGCTACATTGACCACTCTAGGTCTTTCCAACTTATGCAAAAAAGAAACAATCTCAAACAATGCCCATTCATCATTCATCGGACAAACACAGAATGTTTTACCGAAACGCAAGCAGTCGTTCATTGTCGCAATTGAGCCTCTTGTATCAAGAACAATCTTATCTGAAACAATAAGCGTCAGGTCGGAATTAATAACATTCCACATTCTACGCTCCACCAATCCTGCAACACCAGACCTTTCCGTAACAACATTGACTTTTACTTTGTCGAACGTAGCACTCTTAAAAATTGGACTAAAATCACGACACGTATTTATAGCTGTCGAAATTCCCATATTGAGAGCAAATAGGTTTCCACCTAAATCTGCCCCCGACTGCCCTCCACTAATAACCAAAATGTCACTGTTCACTGAATAACTCCATGATTCTAACCAACTCTAATGGACGGTAATCGGTTTGCTCAACACCCTTTGTCGTATTGCATTTCTGGCACAACGGCTGAATGTTGCATGGCGAGTCATCGCCGCCGCGTGTCGTTGCAATAATGTGGTCTGGGGTAATTCCGTTATCCTTGCTCAGGCAACGGCAACACGCTCCGTCCATATACGAAATCATCACCTTCCACCATAGTTGTTTTTTGATTCGTCGGTTTCGACCAATTATCTTATTTTGACACGACTTGCATTTTCCAGTCGGCTTACCGCGCCATTTGTTAAATTTTTCGCGCGGCTTTTCCTGCTTACACTCCTGGCAACGTTTCAACCCCATCCTGATTCACATCCTCTGGATTGACATACCAACGACCCACTACGTAGTCTGCATAGTCAACCGTCCGCAACTGATAATATATCTTCGACTGCGGATAACCGCGCGCACACATCCAGCGATACTTCATATTTGGTCTAAGGTCGCGCGCGAACTTTGGAAAAAGCGAGTCCTCTATCACCGAGCAAAGCTCAAGATATGCTCCATAGTCACCAACGACTACGCGACTGCCTATTTCCGCTATCTTTGTTTTTCCTATATAAAATGGGGATTGTAAATCGAGTTTTGGAACGTGGTCTGCGTAGTATCTCCTTATGACCCAGCTCTCATGGGGAGGTAACGGCTTGTAGAAAAACTTATTGCCCTTTAATGTCCTGTCTCGAATTTTTGACAATAAATACTCGACATCTGGGTTAAAAAGAGAAGATTGGGACATAAAAAATCTCGCCACTAAAGGCGAGATAAGGGGTGAAAGACGGGTATCGAACCCGCTATCTCATAGTTCACAGCTATGCGGCTCGCCTTCTGCCTCCTATCACCATGTTGAATTATCATGCTCGCTCGGTATTTTATGTCTGTAAGGGTACGTATCATCGCCCAAAGATACTGCTTGTCAGAGATACGCATTCTGGAACGAGCTGCGGCTGTAATAGTATTCACCATGATAATTCAGTCGGGATGGAAGGATTTGAACCTTCAACTTCTTGTATCCAAAACAAGTACTCTGCCGAATTGAGTCACACCCCGATTACAAAAACATTATACCACAAAACTATTCCCTTGTCAAGGTATACGAGATAGAGATTTCAGTGCCAGAATTCTAACCTGCAAATCTTCTTTTTCTGCTTTAGACGCTGTTTTTATTTGTTCACACAACTCTGCCAGCCTATCCACAAACATCTCTTTTGACTTTTTTCGAGCTACCCTATTCCCCTGCTCAAGATTTTCTTCTTGCCACATCCTGAAAGCTGTGTTAACCGACTCGTCACTTTCTGTATCTATACGAATCTTTATCGTCTTTCCCCACGGAAAAACAAGACCATCCTTCTGCATGTCCCTATCCATCAGTCCAAGTTTTTTGTCTTTGTGACCACTGCCACATCAACATCAACAATGTCTTTTTTAATCCTTGCCAAATAACACCTTCAGTAATAATGGAATTCCGTGCCATATCAGAGCAGATGCAATTGCAAATAAAATTACCGCGAAAAAACCAGCGAAAAATCCCCAAAAGAACTTTTCGCTAACAAAGTACATCGCCAGCGGCACTACAGTTACAATCAATAACAGAGAAGCTGCGTATACCTTTTCGTTAAACACTAACCGCCTTGCATTCAAAATCACCGACTTAATATACATTGAATCTCCAAGATTCATAATATGTACTTTATATACAGTATGCCACAAATAGTCAGGGCGACTGGATTTGAACCAGCGACCTCTTGTATCCCGAACAAGCACGCTACCGAACTGCGCCACGCCCTGTCACATTAACCGCAATGAAAGATATGCGGAAATAAGAATCAATGCCGTTGCGGTTAATGATTCCAATAAAAAAAGAATGTTTTTTAGCATTACTTTTTATACAAGTCGCCAAGCGGCATTACTGTTTCAGACCTGCTAATGCAGTATTCTTTTCCGTCAAGTCCAACTTTCCACAATGAATACCCAAGTTCCTTACAGGTAGACTCGACAGCAAACATTCTGACGACAAAAACAATCAAAAAGAGCGACAGTATAACTGCCAGTGTCCATAGCACATATATTTTTGTTTTATACATACGTCCCAGAGCGGACTTGAACCGCTAACCTTTTCCTCCGCAGGGAAAAACTCTATCCAATTGAGCTACTAGGACAAAATGCCTCGCAATTTTAGCCGCATGAGGCGATGGCGTACCACGTCCTACGACTTAGTACCTCGTTACATAGACGAGACTTTCGCTCTGGTCTTTCACTGGACGTAGATTAATTACTTGACCAAGTATGTACTCAACGTCATCATTGTATCACAAAATCATGGATTTGTCAACCAGACAACATCTCTTGAATCTCAAGCAATGCGGCGGTGTTTCCACCAGCGCGACTTAGTAGGTTCACAATGTCCAGCAGCTCTTTCTCGGACGTGCGTTGTTCTTCTAAGTACGGCTTCATAAAGTTGAATGCGTCAATGTCGCCAACGTCCCAACACAGCTTTGTCAAAGACACTATACGTTGTGTGTTTGCTTTTTCTAGATTGAGAGCGTTTTGAAATGCAGCCAACGGTTCTTTTACGATGTATCCGACAGCCGTATCCAGAGCATTCAATTCTGGAATCTGATTTCTAGCAATCAAAAAGTTAGCAAACCCACATGCGTGTTCAGTTTCTTCTTCGGAAGATTTTTTCAGAAACTTGGCAAACCCGTCCCACGGAGCCATCTCCATCGCATACGACATTTGAAGATAAGCTCTTGAATTTGCGTGTTCCGCGCAGAATTGTTCTACAAAAGCTTGGCGCAGTAATTCGTCTAATAGCATAATTTACCACCTTTCGGTAAAAATTATACCACAAACGAATTACTGCGCCGACAGTTATTCGTCCTCGTTCTCGTCAACCGTCTTGTCTTTCAGTAGGTACGAGTCTGAAATGTACTTTAGAATTACCCTACCAATCTTTGGGTCTCTACGCTCTTGAACGGGTCGGATAACAACACCCTCTCGGATATTGTCTCCTATTGTGCTTTTTCCATTTGCCAGACTCTTGACCTCTTCAATGGAAAACGGCATTACTCGCAAAACTGGAACAAGCTGAGCGTCATGTCTGTGCGCCAGAACAATCATCTCCGTAAAATCAAGGTAATTCCCATCAACCATAATGTCGAATATCCTGAATCCGACACCATCTCTAACGTCGTAGGAAAATCCCTTTTGTACCTTCGCGCCGTAAATCTCTCCAAACAAAATAACGTGTTTGTGGGATTCCGAGAGAGAACCCAAAAGACTCTGTACCCAGTCTAGTTCAAATGGCATCCAGTAGACATTGTTGCCTTCTTTGCGTCTGAGATTGTGGCTGCCAGCCATCCTCTCGCCGTCTATGTATGCCACGCGAGCATTTGTTCCGTGAATTTTCTCGGTAACACAAACGCTCTCGCCCTCTGAAATAACTTGCGGGAAATTTCTTAGATTCTCAATGTCAGTGTATTTCAGGAATCGCGCGTCGTCAGTTTCGGTATCCCCACCACTTAGGCGTAACGGAGATATATACTTGGTGCATCCGTAAAGGTCTGCCAGATTGTCTCCAACCTGAGAACCTGAAGGAGCAATTTGTACAAATCCAAACGAAGGCTCTCCGCGCAATGCTACAGCACGGACGCGTTGTTTGCTCAGGTATGGCGTAACTCCCATCTCATCAGAAACGCTTTGCGGCAAAACCGTATCTGGCGGAAAATACACAACCTTATCTCCGACATTCAAAGTTCCCTTTTTGACAACAACCTGCCATCCAAGAATGTTTATAATTTCCAATCTGTCCGCGCTGGGATGAACCATTATTTCCGAGACTTCGACAACTGGAACTATTAGTGTTGACATTATAATGACAATGGCGTTTGCACAACAACGTTAGTCTCTCCGAACGATTCCCAATTCGTCCTCGGTGATACCGTCGTTACAATCGCCCCTTTCTCTACGCTACTTGTCGGAATACCCTTGATTGCATCCTTTGGTTTCCCTCTATTGAAAACCTCTGTGCGGTAGTAGTAACCAATGAATTCAATTCCAGATTCTAATCGGTCATAAACGACCAAATAATCTGCCTCTGAATACGCAGAAATATCCATCAATGGGATTTTAACAGAACCCTCAAAGAACGAAAACCTTGCTTCCCCAGAAACAAATGGGATAATCCGAGATTCAGAGATTTTTCCAATACGCCTCGCGGTTCTCCATAAACATTTCTGAAAAATAACAGCCACAAGATTCGTGGCTGTGTCGGACTCAACTTTTGTTACGTTCCCGAACATGGAGAGCTCCCTTGATATTTACAACATTGAATCCAGCTTGCGCCAGCTCTTTATGTAGGGCTTTAATGTCTGTGTCGGCATCGCCACGCACAACCAAATACCCACCAGATATCTCAAGCGCGTCCACAATTTTTTGCGCGTCACTACTCAATGATAATTCGTTCGCCATTTTGTTTATTCACAACCTGAATGAGTTTTTTCGTAACCCGAATATCCATACATTCCGCCAAGTGAACACCACTTTCTGCAAAGTGTTTTCTAAGACGACCAATCGCATGGTTCTCTATTTGGTCACATCGCTGACGAGAAAGACCAGTAGCCACGCTTACCTGAGACAACGACATCGGACGAGACCCAATGTCAAGTCCTACACGATAACCAAAAACCCTGAAATCATTGTCGGAAAGAGACTCGATTGCTCGGATAATGTCTGATTTATCAGTTGTATCTGGAGTCCCAATCACCGCATTAAATAAATTAAAAGTTGTATTGTTCATTATCTCCATCCCTTGTTATTTTACCATAAAAGACAACTATTGTCAAGTTGACAAAATACGATTCACAATAGATTCTCAAAATCATTTATGATGGAAGCTAGTTGCTCTGGCGGAAGACCGACCATCTCGGAAATTTTCTGCATGGTTTGGATGTCTGGTTTCTCCACATACCTGAGAACGCCATATATTCCGAAAAGAATCATGGTTGCCTCTGGATGTTTTACATGTTCTATTTTTTCTAATAACTCAAATAAATTTTCCATATTTTTTACCTCCACTGGGAACGGGGTACTCGAAACCCAAGCAGATTATCAATCCGCTCCAACCGATTTCCAGTCGGTGACTGCTCGCCTGTCAGTTTCATTCCCAAAGAATTTACTGCCATCAAATAAACGGATGGTAGTAAATTAATGCGGCAACTAGCATAATGACAACAGATAAAATACCCATCCGTTTCATCATCTTCACAACGCGCTTCGCAAATGAATTGTCTAGTGACTTATGTCCCTTTGTGGACACATAAACGCCCCCCTTAGCATTTGACACAGTGAAGCTTTCTGCGTCGTGCTGTACAAAACTCGCAATCCCATTACTTTCTGCTTGTTCCGCTATTTCTCTTAATTCTTTGAACGTCTTTGGGTTTTGCTTTGGCATTCTTTTTTACCTCTTGGGTATCTTCTGTCCAACTTGCATCCGTAACTGTCGAATTTCCACCCTCTTCAATCAAGACAATAATCTGTAACATCAATCGAGACATAGCCTCTTCGTCCATATTGCTTTTTACGTGAAAATCAAACACTGCGTTCATTCAATCTCTCCGAGAGATAGTCTGTCGGAATAGAGAGCCTTTTGACATTGCACATAAGACCGTCTCACAACTATTCCGCCATCGCTACCAGATATTTCTCTTGTAACTGGCTTAAAGTAAATTCCGCGCTTAGAATGCGCTGAACATTCGTCCCAATGTATGCCCCTTTCCAAAAGCGCATCAACTACTGCGCTCGAACATTTCCCTTGCATTTCTCTTTGGGTAAACACAGACCTTCCGAGCATTGAAACAGAATTGCGTATTGCGTCCAATTCTCGCCACACCATATAATTACGCACTTCGTTCTCGTTTGGCAGAGAGAATATCCTACCATCAAAACATGGATATTGGTTTTTTGGAACTTTGTTTTCCAAAATCTTTTTTTCATCTCGGCTAAATATAGCTGTAGCCAGAGATGCCAATGAGGTAATAATCTTTGACGCCCTACCCCCAAAGTACTGTACTGTTGAATCCGAGAACCACGCAAGAGAAATCTCATCACTCTGAGTATATGCAATGTCAGCTCTCGATTCTACACATAAAGCGAGAGTAATATCCAGCATCATGGACTGCATTCTTTTGTCAAATGGCTTGTCCATATTTCTCGTGAATCTGCTGAAATTCCTACCATCCAAACGAACAACAGTTGCAGTATACGGAGAAGCGGAGTATCCAATTCCTTCGTATATGCTCATTCGTTCAGGCAGGGAAACATTCATTTTTTGCATTCTTCTCCGTATAGAAATCCAGAATAAAAAACAATTTCGCCCTCTGATGGTCTAACCAGGTCAACCGCAAATTGACCTAAAGACAACCTGACAAGGTTTCCAGATTTATACAACTTAAACGTAGACATAACCGTTTTCATTGTACTGTCGCTATAAGTATGAAATTCAAAGTCCGTACTTCCCTTTCCGAGAGCGATTCTTAGAGAAGCCATGAGCGATTTAGGCAGATAAATCATAGCGCAGCTTTGTTGGCTCAGTCGTGTTTCTGTTTAAGTACCCATCTGCCGAAACAATCCCATCTGATACTTGGATATTAGTGAATATATTTACGTATCCATCTATTACTAGGTCTTGCAGACTCCAAATAATAAATGCTTTCTGCTCGATACTCATATCTGCCCAAGTAATCACCCTTTGGGTCTTGCGTGGTCTGCCACGCTTTCTTTTTTGAATCATAATCTAAGTCCCTATAAATTTTTCTATCCAAGCAGCCAGCTCTTCTGGACTTTGGAACGTTCCAATAAAAACACAATTCCCGTTTTTTACCCTAACAACGCTAAATGATTTGCCATCAGACACAATCCCGAATAAAGAGTCACCATTATGCTCTGCGTATTCAGAGCGGTTTGAAACAGTAGCCATCTCAGAGACGATGGGCGCACTTGTAAAAACCCTGACATATTCTTCTCTGGCAACTTCCTCTCTTGAAATATCTATACCAAGACTACTCATCTTCTTTTTATATTTAGATTGAACCATACAACTCCTCGATAATACGAATAGGATTGTCGCAAGATATTTTCGTCCCTCTTTGAGTTTTACTTACAAATGAACCGCCGAGCAATTGAATTTGGCGCATTTTGGACTGTGGATTATGTTGGAAAAATACTATATAATCTTCTCCAGTTTCTGCAATATCAACATACTCGTCGTCTGGATATAGAAAAGACTCACCGTACATTTTATTCGCCCATTTTACAAGGTATTTTCCTAAATACGTTTCCGAAATAATCCCTACCTCTTTTGGGTGACGCCGCAACTGAATCACTCTCATGCTCTAAATATATCACAAAAAAGATAATTTGTCAAGTCTTTACTGTCTATATAGACAATAATTCATTTGTACGAATAAACCAATAACGCGAAGTTCGCGTTAACGCGATTAACGCGTTAACGCGAACT